ATCGTAAAGAAGGAGATCTATGAAATTACTTACACTTGAAGATTATCAAAAGGCTGGAGAAACATTCTGGCCTAAGTATTGGTATGTGGCTAAAGAACTTGGTGAGGATGCAAAACCAGAACAAGTTCTCAAAGTTATGGAAGCAGTTGGTGGACTTGCACTTAAACTTGCATTAGAAAAGAAAGAAGGACCTTTTGGATTCAACAAGAAAGATGACAAAGACACAGAATCAGATGAACAATGATGTAAAGGTGCCTGATGGTGCTGAACTAATTGATGAAGTCTTTTATGTGTGGAAGACAAGATTGGGACTCTACTCAAGTATGTCTAAACAAGGTCGTAAAATGACAACAGGTCTTAAGAAAGAAGATGTCATTGGTATGACAAGATGGAGACTGAAGTGTGAACAGGAGGGAACACTAGATCAATATACTAGAGTGATAGGAGATGCATATGTAGGTGGTAAATTGTAATGCTTACACTTGTGAATCACTTGACTGCTTTTTGGTCAGTTGTTGTGATGAATTGTATACAACCTGTCAATTGGAAATATTGCTATAGAGTTGATCAATGGTTGATACCAGGTGTAAGAGAGGGTATTGAAATTTATTTCAATCCCTCCTCAATATATCAGAATGAAAGAGATTTTCTAAATTCTATAAATAGAACTAAGGAATAGTATATCAGTAGCATGTCTGCATCTATGCGTAACTTTATGGAAGCTTATGAAGCTGTCCATAATAAAGAAGTTAGAGATGAGTTCTATAAGAATCAAGATGAACTCAGCTCAATGAATATTGGCAGACTCACAGATAATGATCTGAGAGAGATCTCTGAGCAGATTTGTGAGCATCTTTTTTCTGAAGGTGCCTCTGTATCTGATGCAGAATTTATCATCTCAGAACTCTTCTCTGAAACTGAAATTGTTGGCAGACAGAAGAAAGCAGAAAGAATCCTTGATGCCTTTGCTGAAGCATTCAAGAGAATTAAGTCAAAGTCTACAGATGTTGCACTTGAGTCATTTGCAAGATATAGAAATAATAAGAAACTGCAAGAAACCTGGTCTGTAAGATTCAATCAGGAAAAGAGAGTACAAAGAGCACATGGCACCAGTGTTGCTGATGAGGTTGCTGCTGTTAAATCTGGATTGCTTTCAATGATTGAAGGCAAGATGCCTGAAGGTCTGAAAAAGTACATGGAGAAGAAAGGTAAGGGACACTCCAAGGGAGAAGATAAGTCTGATTCTAAGGGTGGTGGTAAACCTGACTTCCTTGATCTTGACAAAGATGGTGATAAGAAGGAGTCCATGAAGAAGGCTGCTAAAGATAAGAAGATGAGTGAAGGAATGCAAGCACCAAGAATGCAGAAGGGTGCTATGGCATATGATGGTCCTAATAAGCCAGCGAGTGAGGCAAAAGATAGAGTGATGCAGAAATCCAAGGTTGCAAAGATGAGAATGGCAGGCAATCTTGGAAGACAGATGGCTAGTTCAGGCATGAATTCATCTGCTGGTCAGAAGGCAATGAAAAAATCTAATGAGATCACCAAACAACTTAACAAAGAAGATATGAAGTTGGGTGAGAATAGAATGGCTGCCTATACTGCAGGTGGTTATAAGGATGATTCCAAGAAGCAAACTGATCCTTCCAAAGCAGGATTTACTGGTATCTCTGGTAGCATCAAAGATATCATGAGACAGAATAAGGAAATTGAAGCTAAGAATAAAGCAGCAAAAGCAAAGCAAGGAATGAAAGAACAACTAGAGGCATCTGGTAAGTTTTCTGAGACTGAAATCTTAAAAATTATTGAATCTCTCTGACCTATGGCAGATACTGCACAATTTGAAGCAGCATCAATTGCATCTTATTATCAAGCAATCAATAATGGATTATCTCCAATCAGTGGTTTATCTCCTGGCATGACTAATGCTATGGATGAAGAGTATCCTAGGATGTCAGATGATTGGAGGAATGGAATACTTGCTGGCACTGAAGCAGTCATGTCTTACATTGGACATAGATCTGGATCTAAAGACACATCATGGAAGTATGCTCACTATGATGGTAGGACAAAATCTATTCCAGCATCAGCAACAACTGATGTACTGAATTACATCTGGGATAGTTTTGGTGTTGACCAGAAAAAAATTTTTGCAGGAAAAAAAGACTCCTGGGATACTGCAGATGTTTATATGGTTAAATCAAACAAAGAAAGAGAAATAAAGACTACCATTGATACTCTCAAAAGTGAATTTTCTAATGGTGTGGATCCTGCAATATTTGTTGGAACAGTAAACAGATACATGTCTGCTTTATTGGAAGATAAGATTCTTATTCCTATATCGCTTAAGCAGAAGACAAAAAATGTAAATATCAATATTACTCCAACAAATATTGCTCTTGGTCCTGAGGGATTGAAAGTTCAGTCTGGAAATTTTGTCAACGCTATGAATACAAGATTTCAAATAACCTCAGGTAGAAGAGCAAATGCTATGGATTTTGTGGGAAATTCTTTAAGATTTGAAATGGAGTTTGAAGCAGGAGCTTATAAGAAAAGATATACCTGGGAGACAAAAGTGGGCAGTAAATCTGCTGATGTGACTGAACCAAGAGACAGACCAATAAACAACAAAGGTAAATATGTTACTGCTGCTGCCAGAAATGGATCTATTCCTGGACCAGAAATGGCAAAATTGGTTAAGAAATATACTAATGAGGATTTAAATTATAATATTCCTCTGACTGGGAAGGCGTCAAAATCTCAAATAACATACTGGCAAACTTATTATAAAAATATTTTATCATTATCATCTGTTAATGTTCCTGTAGACATTGTTGGACCAGAGATTGATGGTCAATCTATGTCACCTGAGGATTTTATCAAAGCAATGTTTTTGATGGATAGTGGTGTCCCATCTGGTAAAAATTTTGCCACCAAAATAAGAGCAAAGTTAAGACATCTTAGATATATTAAGATGTTCATCAAAGCAAATCAGCAGGGTAAACTAGGTGAACTGATTTCTCATGCTTACTTCTTGTCCTCAAAGATGAATATTTCTCAGGCAGACCTTGCTGGTCCATTTGTCAAGATTCAATAAACCTGCTATAATATTCCCATATAAGCGCATGACCATGATTGACCTGAGGACTGGCAGCTGCCTCAATTTGGCACTGGACCTGGAGGATGAATCCATTGACTGCACTGTCACATCTCCTCCATACAATAAGAGAGGTGTTGGTGGTGGTCTGTTCAGAAAGATTAAGTATCAAGACTTTGATGATACTCTGCCTGAAGATGAGTATCAGGAGCAGCAGATTGAACTGCTTGATATCATCTATGATAAGACTAAAGAGGGTGGATCACTCTTCTACAATCATAAGGTCAGATATGATAAAGGTGGTGCCATCTCTCCTTGGCAGTGGTTGACTAAAACCAAGTGGAATATTAGAGAGGAGATTATCTGGAATCGTGGTAGTGGTCCAGAGATATCTGGTTATAGGTTTATTCAGACTGATGAGAGAATCTTCTGGTTGTGTAAAGGTTCAAAGCACCCAAGACTGCCAAGGCGTTCTGCAAACTGGACAAGTGTATGGAAGTTTGGTCCTGAGATGAAGAATCCTCATCCTGCACCATATCCTATTCAACTTCCTGCAAGGTGTATTCAGGCAGTAATGTCAGAACCTGGTATTGTCTTTGATCCTTACAGTGGTTCTGGCACCACTGGATTGGTAGCAACACTGCTTGGTCATGATTACATTGGATTTGATTTGTCTGAAGAGTATCATGACATGGCAAGAGAAAGAATTGCCAATCCATCTAAGAATGATCTCAGAAAGTTCTCTGATGAGACTGGTCTTGCAGCAGAAAGTGATACAGATGTGTTCACTCTAGCTCAATCATAAATAAATTTATAACACATTTGTATTGATGAGAACGTTCTTAAGTTTCTGTAGTGAGGCAAGAACTTCACGAATATCAGATCAAGCAGAGCGTGCTGGTCTGACTGGAGATGGTCACGGCAACTGGTTTGACAACCAGGGTAATATTGTTGCCAAAACAGAAAGAGGTAAGTTATCATATCTATCTAAGAAGCAACCTGCTCAACAACAGGAACCACAGGCACAAACACAACAAGCACCACCAGAACAAGAGACAGAGTTTGGTGCATTTGCTGATGGTACACCAAGGAGAATGTCACCTCCCACAAGGGCAGATGGCACACCAAAAGAAGACTTAGGTCCACTTACAGTCACATTTGGTAGATTCAATCCACCAACAATAGGGCATCAAAAATTATTAGATAAGGCAAAATCTGCAGCAGGAGATGGAACTCTTAGAGTATATCCATCAAGATCACAAGATGCTAAGAAAAATCCTCTTGATCCAGAGGAAAAGGCAGAATTGATGAGAAGAATGTTCCCAGATCATGCTGGTAGCATTGTGAGTGATCCAAATGCAAGGACTATTTTTGACGTTTTGAAGCAGGCACATCAAGATGGATATTCAAGTGTTAAAATTGTGGTGGGTGGTGATAGGGTCAAAGAGTTTGAAAAAATGTCAGGAGACTACAATGGCAAACTCTATGACTTTTCTGGTGTGGAGACTGTATCTGCTGGAGAAAGAGATGCAGACGCTAAAGGTGTAGCGGGAATGTCTGCCTCTAAGATGAGAAAGGCAGCAGCAGAGGATGATTATGAAACCTTTGTGTCTGGTTTACCCTCAAATATTGATGATAAGACAGCAAAACTGATGATGACAACCATTAGAAAGAGAATGAAGGTTGCTGAGGGTTATGAACTTTGGGAGATTGCTCCTAAGTTTGATTGGAAAAATCTTAGAGAAAACTTTGTGTCAGGTGCCATCTTTAAGATGGGGCAACTTGTAGAGAATTTGAATACTGGTTTGATAGGTAAAGTCATCAGAAGAGGCACTAATTATCTTATCTGTGTGACAGAAGATAATGTGATGTTCAAGTCATGGATTAGAGATTTATCAGAAGCAACTGTAAACTATCCTGGACCATCTGGTGTACCATCTCATCAGAGAGAGGTTGGTACTGATTCACTCAGGGATTATGTCATGAGGATGACAGGTGTTATAAATGGTAGGAAATTCATAAATAAGTATAAGAAAAAGAAAGTTGCGTCATGATTTCTGAGCAAGACAATTCTCCTGAAGCAGTAAAGGGAAGAGTCAGATCAATTACCAAAGCCATCAGGTATAAGGCAAGAAAGGAAGGTGGCAATATGATTAAAGCTTTCAATGATCATATGTCAACTGCTGGTAGTGGTATTGGTGCTGCTGAGCGTCAAATGATTAAGAAGAGTCTTGGATTGTCAGAGAAGTTTTCTAATTGGAGAAGTGATCTGATTGAAGTCATAGGTGAAGATGATATGGAACCCAAGATTAAAGAAAAGAAAATCAAGAATAAGATTAAGATTAATCCTGAAATGTCTGAGGAGTTTAAAAAAATTGGTGGTACGGTGGTGGAAATGCTTGAGGTGATTGACTATGATGAAAACTATAAACCATTAGAGATTGAAACTATTGATATCATTAAACCTGAACCACTGAAGAAAGAAGAAGTAGAACTTGATGAGTATGCATCAATGTCTCCTCAAGAAGTAATGCTTCAAAAGAGAAAGGCACAACTTGATGTGATGATTGCCAAGAAGAGAAAGCAAAGTATATCAAAGGCTGGTCAAAAATCTGATGAACCAACCAAAACTGAATCAGTAAATGAAGAGGAGTCTGATGCCATGAAGGATAGGCACCTTGAGCGTGGTGGGATGGGTGCAAGAGCAGATTACAAAAAACCACCCAAGAATGTAAAGAGTGCTGCAATCTCTGATGCAGAAAGACAAAAATCAAGAGAGGCATCACAGAGAGCATTTGATTTTGTTAAAAAATCTATCACTGACAAGTATGGTAAAGGTGCAATCATGAAGACAAATAAAGAAGAGAATGAACTTGATGAGAAGTGCTGGCCTGGTTATAGAGTAAACCCCAAAAGAAAGACCAAGATTCTCTTTGGTAAGAGATATCCAAACTGTGAAAAGGCAAAGTAATGCCATTAGATCTTAAGAAAGATAGTATGGGTGATGTGATAAAGGATTTTTACAAATCTAAAGCGCCACAATTTAAAGGTAAGTCAAAAGAAAAGAGAAGGCAGATGGCAGTTGCTGCGAAGTTGACTGCTGAGCGTGGACCTCAGGCAGAATCACTTAGAACTAGTGCTCTTACTTCTCCTAAGGCAATGAAAAGAATTGCTGATAATGATAGGAGAAATAAAGAACAAGATAAGAGAATGAAGTTTGGCAAGTTTGCGCAGAAAGCAAAGGAGGCACAGAGCAGATTAAAAAAAGGAGAAGTTAAAACATGGGATCCTGATAAGAAACAGTATGTTTCTAATAGAGATAACAAACCAAGATATGATGAAATTAGTGGCAAGAAGAAAACCTAATGCCAACAGGTAACACTAAAAAACCTAGAGACCAACAACACAGATTTTGGTTTCATCTTCATGAAGAAGATGTTAGATTGATACACAATGCTGTAGATTTTTATCTTAAAAATAGACCTGGTTCAGGGGAGAGACCTGAACACATGCAGGAACCTACAGCACATGTTAAATACATGATAAGACAGATGGATAAGATGTTGATGGAATCAAGATACAGAGATGAATAGCAGATACATATATAGTCTGTAGATAGCGAGAATTATCATGTTTGCATTCTTACTTCCATTGGCTTCAAAGATTATTTCAGATGCAGTATCAAATATTCCTGAGAATGAGGAATTAGGAGAAAAGTTGATTGATATTTGTCTTGTAATCCTTAGTAAGGCAGTAAAGCTTACTAAGACTGACATGGATGACCAACTTTTAGAAGTTGTCATCAAGGCAATCAAGACAAGAGAAGAGGCAGAACCAGAGACTGCTGTCTAGTTTTTGAGAGACCCAGGGGTCTCTCATTTTTATAAATATTCTATAGCATATAAATTTTAGCAAGGGCAGTCACATGGCACTTTGGGGTAAAAACGATAATGTTCTGTCAACTGGAACAGTTGCTCTGAACTATGGCACTGGTGTCGTGACGGGCACTGGCACCTCCTTTGGTATTACTGGAGGATGTACAGAGGGGCAGGTAATAAGATTTGGTACAAGAACTGATGGTGGATCAACTGATTATTTTGGTGATGCTGTAATTGTCAGTATTGCTAATAGTGAGTCACTTACCATTGGATCAACTGCAGGTCTTTCTGGAGATGCTATCTCTGGTGCGCAGTTCCAGGTTAGTGAACTTCCTAAGTCAAGTATTCTTGATGTTTCATATAGTGATAGTGAAACACTTAGTCAAGAGGGTGGTTCTATTAAACCATTCACTACAGTGCCTAATTTGTCAGTTGCAGGTGTTGGTGTTAGCATCCTGAGTTTTGATTCAGTACTTGCTGCTGCCAATAAAGGTGTGAAAGTTGGTGATTTTGTTGTTAATAATGGAGTAAATCATAAGATCCTTGGACTTGGAACTGCTACACTTGAAGTAGGAAACCATGTTCCTGTTGGATTTACTACAATCTTCTTCAACACAAGTTTAGTTCCAGGACTTCAGGCTGGCACAGTTATCTCATCTGGAACTGCTGGAACAACATTTACAACTGGTGGACTTGGTGTTAAGGTGGTTTCTACTGCTGCTTCATTTGTAACAGTTGATGCTGCAACCACTGCAGAAATTGGTTTTGGAACAGTGCTTCTGTTCTCTGAACCTGGTGCTAAGATGGTCAGCTTGGGTTCAACCATTGGTGAAACACTTCTTGTTGGTGCTGACATTACCATTGCCAGACATAAAGCAGGATATGACAAGTATCTCTATGGTGTTTCTGGTGCTGGTGTGACAGCATCTGCTGGATCTGCATTTGAAGTTGACCATGCTGGTTGGGTTGGTGTCACCACATATATTGATACACATGGAAACCTTAGAGTTAAGAAGGAAGTTCTTGTGGCAATGGGCAGCAATTCACAAGATAGCACTGCTGGTATTCAGACAGGTAATGTCCCTGTATATGATTCTAACCCTGCTGTATGATGTAAATGATATTTTCTGAATTGAATGAGGATAATTTCCTCTTATTCGCAATTAAAAATTATGAGAATCCCCATGCTATAACAAAGGAGGATTTTGATAAGGACTTGAATCATTTTAAATATATCAAGAGGTTGCTCAAAAAGTATAAATCCTCTGGTGAATTGAAGGCTCATCTCCTTATCAATCACTTCATCATACTGTATAATATTTTTGGTGAGGCAACAACTCCAATGCTATTTTTTAAAATAGAGAAGGACTTGTGGTCTATGGTAAAAACATTTATTATTTTCTTGGAAAGACTACCTGATAGTCCCAGATGTTACATACATGATATTGAGATAGATGATGATTGTCTTTCAGAATTAGAGAGAATCACTAATGGAAAAGTCTAAAATTGATAGATTCATCGATGCATTCAGAGTTGCAATGTATAGTGAATTTGAAGTAAATGAAGATGGTGCTATTCCTGCTAATAATATTGGTGGAGGAAAGATTGCTGGCACACAACCAGCGGGTGATGATCCTCCAGTAAAGTTAGATGGCAGAAGAAAGTATGTGAAAAAGTATATGAATCAGTTGATGAATAATAGAAAGAAGAGAGAGGATAAGAAAGCAATGAGAAAGGTTATGGACTTCAATCCCTACTTTAGTCCCAATGGAAAACGAAGTTAAGGTAGCAGTATTAAATCAAAAACTTGAAGATCTGAAACCCATAATCATCAAACTTGACACTGCAATTGAAAAATTAAGTGAGGTAAATACAACTGTGAGTAGGATGCTTGCAGTACATGAAGAGCGCTTATCAAAACAAGAAGAAATTGACACTGTACTCTTTACAAAGATTGACAAACTCCGTGATAAAATGGACGCAGATCATGACAGTGTGTTGCAAAGATTACGTGGACTAGAGAAAAGGGTATGGATGGCAGTTGGTGGACTGGCAGTTATTACCTTTGGAACAAGAGTGTTTGCAAGTAACCCTGATATATTGACAAACATCACTGAACCACCTAGTATTGAGAGGAGTTATTAGTTGATGCATGGATTTTATTGATGTCAAATATATTAATTTGATATCTTCCAGACTCTCTAAGTTCAAAAAGGTAAAGCAAAACTTATATAATTGTAGATGCCCTATTTGTGGAGACTCAAAGAAGAATAAGAATAAAGCAAGAGGATATTTTTATCAAGTTAAGAACAATACTAACTATAAGTGTCATAATTGTGGTGTGAATATTTCTCTCAATAATTTTTTGAAAGAAATAGATCCTGTTACTCATAAACAATATGTTTTTGAGAAGTTCAAAGAAGGTCATACTGGAAAGAACTTCACTACAGAAACCCCAGAAGACATTTTTAAGAAGTTGGATTCTAAACCAGTATTCAGAAAAAAGATTGATTTACCATCAGCATTTGATGTCACTCAATCTAAAATGTATCTCCACACAAGAGCAATCTTTGATGGAGAGTTTTACTATACAGCAAACTTTCAGGAATTCATAAACACTATGAAACCTGATACATTTCCTGACACCACCTATGGTGAGTCAAGGATTGTGATACCTTTGTATAGAAACAAACACCTGATTGGGGTGCAGGGAAGAGCTCTCTCTTCAAACCCTATTAAATACATTACCATCATGTTTGAGGATGAAGAACCAAAGATATATGGACTGGACAACATTTCTACAGATGTGCCAGTATACGTCACAGAAGGACCTTTTGATAGCACATTCCTTCAAAATGCGATTGCAATGTGTGGTGCTGATGCTGATGTTGGGGACTGGGGGGTTAGCAATCCTGTCTGGGTCTATGATAACGAACCTCGTAATAGAGAGATCGTCCAACGCATCAGCAGAACAATTGAAAGAGGTGACTCAGTAGTTATCTTTCCCTCAAACATCAGAGAGAAAGACCTAAATGATATGGTATTGGCTGGACATGATGTTAAAAAATTAGTAGAATCAAATGTCTACTCTGGTTTAGAAGCAAAACTTAAGTTTACCACCTGGAAAAAGATATGAGTAATGGAATCAAGGTAACAAAAAGAAATGGTCAAATTGAACCTCTTGACTTAGATAAGATGCATCTGATGGTTGAAGAGGCAACTGTTGGACTTGCTGGTGTATCTGCTAGCCAGGTAGAAATGACTTCTGGCATTCAGTTCTATGATGGCATTTCAACTCAGGAGATCCAAGAAATCCTGATTAAAAGTGCTTCTGACCTGATTGATCTGGAGCATCCTAACTATCAATTTGTTGCTGCTAGACTGCTCTTATTTGCCCTTAGAAAGCAGTTGTATGGCAAGATGAGAGAGTTGCCACACCTTGAACAACATATTTACAGTTGTGTGAACAAGGATGTCTATGATGCAAATATTTACTCTAAATATTCAAAAGAAGAAATTGAGAAAGCTAATTCTTTCATTGATCATGATCGTGATTTTCTCTTTACTTATGCTGGTTTACGCCAGGTTGTGGATAAGTACCTTGTGCAAGATCGCAGTGGTGGAGGAGTTTATGAAACTCCACAGTTTATGTACATGATGATTGCCTTAACTATTTTTTCTGAGTATCCAAAAGAAACTAAACTGAATTATGTCAAAAGATACTACGACGCAATCAGCAAGCACAAAATCAACATCCCCACCCCAATCATGGCTGGGGTCAGAACACCTCTCAGACAGTTTGCTTCTTGCGTTCTTGTTGATGTTGATGACTCCCTCGATTCTATCTTTAGCAGTGATATGGCTATTGGGAGATATGTTGCTCAAAGGGCAGGAATCGGCATCAACGCAGGCAGAATCCGTGGCATCAACAGTAAAATCAGGGGTGGAGAAGTTCAACACACAGGTGTTATTCCTTTCCTTAAAAAGTTTGAATCAACTGTCAGGTGTTGTACACAAAATGGAATACGAGGTGGGTCAGCGACTGTCCACTTCCCAATCTGGCACCAAGAAATAGAAGACATTATTGTTCTCAAGAACAACAAGGGCACAGAAGATAACAGAGTTCGTAAGTTAGATTATAGTATTCAAATCAGTAAACTCTTCTATGAGAGATTCATACAAGGAGGAGACATTTCTCTCTTCTCTCCACATGACGTTCCAAATCTGTATGGTGCTTTTGGTACTGATAGATTTGATGACTTATATGTTTCTTATGAAACAGATGAGTCTATTCCAAGAAAAACTATCAGTGCTCAAAAACTATTTCTTGACATCCTGAAAGAGAGAGCAGAGACAGGTCGTCTTTACATCATGAATATTGATCACTGCAATTCTCATTCCTCCTTCAAGGATAAGGTGGAGATGAGTAATCTTTGTCAAGAAATCACTTTGCCCACATATCCAATCTCACATATTGATGATCATCTTGGTGAGATTGCACTGTGTATCCTATCTGCTATCAATGTTGGTAAGGTAAGATCTGATGATGAGTTGGAGGAGTTATGTGATCTTTCAGTGCGTGCCCTTGATGAATTGATTGACTACCAGGAATATCCTGTGAAGGCAGCAGAGATTGCTACAAAGGCACGTAGGTCCCTTGGAATTGGATTTATTGGTCTGGCACATTATCTTGCCAAACTTGGATTTGATTATGGATCTCAGGAGGCATGGGATGCAGTTCATGGACTTGCTGAGTCCTTCCAATACTATCTCCTAAAGGCATCAAACAAACTTGCACAGGAGAAGGGGCATTGTGAATATTTTGGTAGAACTAAGTATGCTGATGGCATCCTTCCTATTGATACATACAAGAAAGATGTTGATGAAATTTCTAGTCAGGAGTTAGTACATGATTGGGAAGATCTTAGAACATCTATCTCCACACACGGTCTTAGGCACTCAACACTGTCTGCTCAGATGCCATCAGAGAGCAGTTCCGTTGTGTCAAACGCAACAAATGGAATCGAGCCACCTAGAGACTATCTGTCCATTAAAAAATCCAAGAAAGGGCCTCTTAAGCAGATTGTTCCGCAGTACAACACACTGAAGAACAATTATACACTTCTGTGGGAGATGCCTGACAACAAAGGTTACATAAATGTGGTGTCTGTGATGCAGAAATTCTTTGATCAGGCTATATCTGGTAACTGGTCTTACAATCCAGAAAATTACCCAGATAATGAGGTCCCAGTTTCTGAAATGGCAAAAGACCTTTTGACTACATATAAGTATGGTTGGAAGACTTCTTATTATCAGAACACATATGACATCAAGACTGATGAGGTTGTTGATGATAAGTCTTCTAAATTAGAATCATTAATGCAAGAACTAGAAAAAGTAGAGGAGGGGGAGTGTGAATCCTGTGCAGTTTAAAAGAGACGTGACATCACCAATAGGTAGCATCAAAATGAACCCAGTTCAGAGAATGACAGTTTTCAACTCTGAACAGGTTAACACCAAAAAACAACCAATGTTCTTTGGCAAACCACTGGGAATACAGAGATATGATTCATTTAAATATGGTATTTTTGATAAACTCACAACACAACAGTTAGGATACTTTTGGAGACCAGAGGAAGTCTCTCTACAAAAAGATAGAGGTGACTATCAAACACTCAGACCTGAGCAAAAACACATCTATACTTCTAATCTGAAGTACCAAATTCTGCTTGATTCTGTTCAAGGTAGGGGACCAGGTATGGCTTTCATTCCATACTGCTCTCTGCCTGAATTAGAGGCATGTATGGAGGTCTGGGGGTTCATGGAGATGATCCATAGTCGTTCATACACATATGTCATCAAGAATGTTTATTCAGATCCTTCAGAGGTTCTGGATAAAATTGTGACTGATGAAAGAATTCTTGAGAGAGCAGGGACTGTCACAGAGTCCTATGATGACTTCATCAATAGTGCTCACATGTATGACACCAGCACTATGTGGGAACTTGCTAATGAGGGGCACATAGCAGGAAGAGTTGAGAGGAGAGAACTGAAGCGCAAATTGTATAGAGCAATTGCAAATGTCAACATTCTCGAGGGTATTCGCTTTTATGTTAGTTTCGCTTGCAGCTTTGCATTTGGTGAACTTAAACTTATGGAAGGGTCCGCAAAAATCATCTCTCTTATCGCCAGAGATGAGAACCAGCATCTTGCAATTACACAAAATATCCTAAATAAATGGAGACAGGGTGATGATCCTGAAATGGCAGAAATTGCCAAAGAGGAGGAAGAGTGGGTTTATGCAATGTTTGATAGAGCAGTCAATGAAGAGAAGAGATGGGCAGACTATCTTTTCAAAGATGGATCAATGATAGGACTGAATGATACTCTACTCAAAAAGTATGTTGAGTGGGTTGCCAATAGAAGACTCAAGTCTATTGGCATGAAGCAAGTATATGATGTACCTGCAAAAAACAATCCCCTCCCCTGGACTGAACACTGGATTTCCTCTAAGGGTCTCCAGGTTGCACCTCAAGAAACAGAAGTTGAATCTTATGTTGTTGGGGGCATCAAACAAGATGTTAAAGAAGACACATTCACTGGATTTAAACTCTAATGGCAAATTATCACATCAAGAGACCTAGCAGGATTGATGCTACTAAGGACTCATACTACACAGGTGCTGGTGGTAAGTGGTCTCATGACTATTCTGCTAGAAAGCAATACACCAATAAGACTACAACAGAGGCTATGCTGAACAATCCAGATGGCACCAATGGTGGTTGGGTAGGAGCATCAGTAGTTACTGAGTAATAAATAAGGAAAGTTGTTATGAACATTTGGCAAAAGTTGAAATCAATGGCGACTACCCCAATCCCTGGATTTACCAGAGTAGGGTTTTTGACGGGAGTCTTATTGGGGACAACTACGGCTTTGTGTATTGCATTACCAATACTATCACAAAGAAAAAGTATATTGGTAGAAAATACTTCTGGCAAAAACGAAAGCCTAGAAGTAAAGGTGATTCTTCAGTCAGGAGAAGAGTTACATCTGAAAGCAACTGGAGAGATTACTGGGGGTCTTGCCCTGAGCTTAAGGAGGATCTTGGGAGATATGGGATTGGACAGTTCACAAGACAGATACTTTCCCTCCACTCCACTTTAGGTAAAACTAATTTTGAAGAAACAAGACAATTGTTTGCCCACAATGTCCTGACAGAAAGCTTGACTGATGGTAGTCCTGCATATTACAATAGCAATATCTTAGGACGCTACTACAGAAAGGATTACTTTGATGAAGAAACTCTTAAATAGAATCAGAAATGTTGCTAAGAAAGTCTTGAGAAAAGAAAAAACAATTAATTTAATTCCTTTTGTAACCTGGATTAATTCTGAATTGGATAAAAAATAACACAAGACAGTTCCAGCACCAGAGTATCTGCAAGATGACCCATGGTTTGGTCCAGCAGTTCTATCAGACAAATCAAAACAGAAGAAGATTGAGCATGATGCCTTCAAGGAAGAGGCACACAAGTTCTATGGAACAAAGGAATCAGAGAATATTCATGAAGTCATGTATGAGATGGCAACCAAAAACAAAGTCCATCTAGGAGGATCAGAGAATCTTCCCTAGTTGACAGAGGAACCAAAGGCCACTATAATTATTTCATGACTCAATAGCTCAGCTGGACAGAGCAACTGCCTTCTAAGCAGTCGGTCGTAGGTTCGAATCCTACTTGAGTCGCCTTGCCAGATTAGCTCAGTGGTAGAGCAGTGCTTTTGTAAAGCAAAGGTCATCAGTTCAAATCTGTTATCTGGCTTGGGATTTATTCCCACAATGCGAGTGTAGTTCAGTGGTAGAACGTCAGCCTTCCAAGCTGAATGTCAGGGGTTCAAGTCCCCTTACTCGCTTCCTCCTACTGGAGTATTATGAACCCAATTGAAGATTATCAACCAGGAGGTCTTCCTATTCAGTCAGTCAATATATTGAGACTGATTAGTGAATTGGAAGGATCAGCACAACTCTGTAATTGGATGGGGTTTGGTGATGATAAGGAAACTCTTGATGGAATCAAAAAGAAATACTATAAGATGTATTTTAGATTGAAGAAACAAGAAACTAGTGTCTTAGAATAATCCTCTATAGCTCAGTTGGTAGAGCAGGTGACTGTTAATCACCTTGTCCCTGGTTCGAGTCCAGGTGGAGGAGTATGGGAGATTAGCTCAGCGGTAGAGCATCTCGTTTACACCGAGGATGTCACAAGTTCGATCCTTGTATCTCCCATGTAGTATCCAACTAAACCAATGATTACAGTAAGATGTAAAGTATGCAGAAAAGAAATCACGAGCTCCACCAAATCTCAATCCTGTGGATGTCCCAATATGATGACAGTGGTTGATGATAAGGTGACTGCAGTTGACCTAAGTAAGATTGTTATGGTAAAATCTAACAATCCTAAAAAAAGAAAAGGAGTTCTATCAAATGAAGACCTTGCCTTTCAGGAGGCAAGACGTCAAAGGAAAGTCAGAAGACTTGACTTTGAAGAGAGATAAGGAGAGGTGGTCGAGTGGTTTATGGCTCTGGTCTTGAAAACCAGCTTGTCTGCAAGGGCAACGTGGGTTCGAATCCCACCCTCTCCGCTCATCGAGGTGTAGCTCAGTTTGGTAGAGCACTGCTTTTGGGAAGCAGGGGTCGCAGGTTCGAATCCTGTCACCTCGATGCCTATATAATCAAAACCTATGTGCAATGGAAATTTTCACAGTCAAAGAATTTCAGGATAAATGGGATGAATTAATGGAGAGAGTTGAAAAAGGTGAACACCTTGGCATAGTGAATGATGATGGACATGCAGCAGTCATGATGCCTGCTGATGATGAAATACTTAAAATGTACAGAGATAACAATAACGAAGGAACATGAAAATTTTTCTTGATACAGCAGACACAGAAGTCATCAGAAAGTATTTCCAGACTGGATTGATTGATGGTGTGACAACAAACCCCACACTGATTAGGAAGAGTGGTAGAGATCCTCAAGATGTCTATGCAGAGATAGATGAGATAGGAATTGAAGATATCAGCATGGAAGTCATGGGTGATGCACAAGAGATGACTGATGAAGGCATCAGACTTGATGACAAGTTTGGATATTGCTCAACAATTAAAGTCCCATGCACGAGAGATGGTCTCTTGGCATGTAAAAATCTGGCAGACAGAGGTATCAAGACCAATGTTACACTTGTTTTCTGTGCAGCACAAGCAATTCTGGCAGCAAAGGCAGGAGCAACTTATGTCTCTCCTTTTGTGGGTAGACTGGATGATCAATCAGTAGCAGGACTGGAGGTCGTTAGATCTATATCAGACCTCTATAGAGTTCAAGGAATTGAAACTCAAGTCCTATCTGCTTCAATCAGAAATGTTCAAAGAGTTGTAAGATCATACTATAATGGTGCTCACATTTGCACTATGCCACCAAAAGTGTTTGAGCAAATGTATGATCATATCCTTACTGATAAAGGAATGGAAATCTTTGAGAATGATTGGAAGCAGGTACAAGGGACTGTCGCCTAAAGGTAAAGGCCCTCTGCTTATAACGGAGTGATCTGGGTTCAAGTCCCAGCAGTCCTACCTTGGGGGTTTAGCAATCTGGTGAATGCAGCAAACTCATAATTTGCCTAAGGTGAGTTCGATCCTCACAACCCCTATGACAGAATCAAATCTGTCTACTTGACTCACAAGGTCAAATCCCTTAGAATAAAAAGGTCAACACACAAGTCAATGACTATCACAACTAAGTTCAAGAAAGACATCAGCACTTTGCAGTCTGCAGTTAATGGAGATTTTTATCTTGATGTAAAGAATCCAAAACTTTACAAAAAGATTCGCAAGTATTATGAGAATACAGGTGTAGTATTTTCTGGTGACCCACTTGATGATTATGATATTCTTCTGGATTATCTGGCTCAAGATCTTGATCCTAAAGAGGTGGTATGAAAATTTTGCTTGAGCGTTTTCCTTACAGGTACGTTGAGAATGGGATTCTAGAAAATGGATTCCCAGACTATCGCATTCAAAAGGCTGATAGTTATACCAAAAGGTATAGGGACATGTATCTTCTTGATAATCAAATGCAGTTGCTCACTGCTATTGATGACTTTGAATACACCAAGTGGTTAGATCCAGAGGGTGTTCCTTGTTATGTTAAAGACTCGGTATCGTCTCAAAACTAGCCCTGGTCGGGATACCCCAGAGTTTCTTGCTTCTCTCAAAAACAAGTGGCGTGCATGGATTTCTTTAGATGGGGTTGTCTTACCCCATCTTTTTTTGTATAATACATAGTAAGTAAAAAACTTAGATCAAATGTCTGAATACACAAAGACTGCACTTGTCTTAGGTGCAGGTGGTTTTATTGGTAGTCATATGGTAAAACGTCTGCGTGCTGAGGGATATTGGGTGCGTGGAGTAGATTTGAAGAGCCCTGAGTTTGGTAAATCAGAGGCACATGAATTTGTTCATGGTGATCTACGTGATCCAACTTTTGTGAATAAGGTCATCAGATTTAAGGGATATCAGGGAAATTTTTATTATGATGTCCCTCAACAGTATCATCAATGTTTTGATGAGATCTATCAGTTTGCTGCAGATATGGGTGGTGCAGGATTTGTATTCACTGGTGAGAATGATGCCAATATCATGCACAACTCTGTCAGCATCAATCTTAATGTGCTTGAAGCACAAAAAGAGTTTAATGACTATACAGTAACAAATACCACTAAGATTTTCTATTCTGGATCTGCCTGCATGTATCCAGAACACAATCAACTTGACCCCAACAATCCAGACTGTCGTGAAGAATCAGCATACCCAGCAAACCCAGACTCAGAATATGGATGGGAAAAACTCTTTAGCGAAAGACTTTACTTGGCTTACAACCGTAATCATTCTATTCCTGTTCGTATTGCTAGGTATCACAATATCTTCGGTCCAGAAGGAACCTGGGAGGGAGGAAGAGAGAAAGCGCCAGCTGCAATCTGCCGTAAAGTCGCTTACCTCCCTGAGACAGGTGGAGGCATCGAGGTGTGGGGAGATGGCTTACAGACTCGTTCCTTCCTGTTCATTGATGAATGCATTGAAGCAACTAGAAGGCTGATGGATTCTGACTTCATGGGTCCAGTCAATATTGGATCAGAAGAGATGGTTTCAATCAATGAATTGGTTGATACTGCTGCTAAAGTATCAGGTAAGGTAGTCAAGAAATTGTACAAACTTGATGCACCTACTGGTGTCAGAGGTAGAAACTCTAATAATGATCTGATTAGAGAGAATCTTGGATGGGATTATTCTCAATCTCTTGAAGAAGGAATCAGAAAAACTTATACATGGATTAAACAGCAAATTGACAATAAGAAATGATTAAAATTTATACCTACTCTCATAATAGACCTGATCTGATTAAACCTCAGTATGAGAGTATGAAGAGACACATTAAAGATGATTTTGAATACATTGTCTTTAACAATGAAAGAGCAGGATCAAATCCTTTTAGTGGATACAAACCTGAGAGGGTTCAGGAGATTAATGATGTATGTGAGTCATTAGGTGTCCAATGCATCAGAGTTGAACTTGATCCAGAGTATCAGTTCATCAATGGGTATAAACAGTTTGAAGGTGATTCATTTACAGGTGATGGAAGTCAGGTCTGTGGATATGCATTCACATGGGGGTGGCAGCATTATATTGTCAACAATGACTGCATTTCAATCTTGATTGACTCTGATATGTTTTTCATCAAAGACATTTCTTTTGAAGAGATGATGAAGGATCATAATCTTGCATTCATTCCATCATACAGATACTCACAAAAATACTCTGAGGAAAGTAGAGGACAGATTGCTCTCAGATATCCTTGGAATGGTTTGGTGATTGCTGATATTCCTAATATGCCAAATCCATCAGAATTAAAGTGGGGGTTGGGTGTATTCAATGGACAGCCATGTGATGTTGGTGGTGAAGGTTATCAATATCTGATTGATTATAAAGATAAATTAAAAATTAAATATCTTGATCATGTCAGTATTCAAAGAGATGCAGACTCAGGAGATAAACATACACCTCCTGATGGATTCATTGAGATGGGTTTCAATGGTTGTTCACCAATGCATGTCAATCTTGATGATAAAGAATTTATCATTCTTGATTATCAACATTCAGACAAACAGACATTCCCACATCAGAAAGAAAGAGAGAATCATTGGCAGTATGTTTATGACTGTTTCAAGTACATGGTGAGATACTCAGCAACTCATAATTTTCCTAAACCAACATTCATTGATCTTATAAAGTTTGAAACTGATGATGATATGACTGAAGCATTTGTGCTGCATTACAAGAATGCTAGTAATGGAAATGCATGGCAGACAGAAGAGTATAATGCTGCTAAAACAAAAGCACTATCAAGAGTATTAGAGGACTGATGAAAATTTATGACTGCATCATCTTCAATCATGAAGTTGAACTACTTGAGATTAGACTCAATATCTTAGATGAGTATTGTGATTACTTTGTAATTACAGAGGGTGACATTACATTTTCTGGCAAACCAAAGGATAGTCATTATCTGAATAACAAAGAGAGATTTGCTAAGTGGGAACATAAGATTATTCATAATCAAATCAAGATTCCTGATCTTGAAGGACCCTGGCATCGTGAGATATACTCAAGGAACTCTGTAATGGACTTGGATATCTTTGAGGATGATGATCTACTTTTGTTAAGTGATGGGGATGAGATTCCTAGTCCTGAGGTAATTGAACATGCTTCAGAGTGGATATCAGATGATACTCATTTCACATTTCAACAGTCTGCATATCATGGATATCTGAACAATCTCTATTCTGATACATGGTTTGGATCAAGAGCAGCCACTTATAAGTTCATGAAAGGAACTACAGTGGATGATATAAGAGAAGGCACAGAGGACGAGAGTAAGATTACAGGTTCAATTATTACCAATGCAGGTTGGCATTTTACATACTGTGGTGATGCTGAACATGTAAAACAGAAGATCAATTCATTCTGTGACACACAGTTCAATGTGCCACAAGTTCTTGATAATGTGTCTGATAATCTCAAGAATGGAAAAGATGTGTTGAGTAGAGGTAATATGAGTTATAGAACTGTAGAAATTGATGATTCTTTTCCTCAATATATAATTGATAACCAAGAAAAATATGTACACTTGATTAAATGATTGTATCTGAAATTTATAATGGATCTGGTTTGGGTAACCAGTTGTGGAATATTGTTGCTCCTAGATGCATAGCAGAGCACAGAGGGTTTAGATGGGGAGTGCGTAGAGACATCACTAATAGTGGGTCAGGTGCATCCAATCTACAAACAGTAGGACTTAAGACTTTCAAGGGATGTCAGTTTCTGACTAATATTGATTGGGGGGATGAGGTCACAGGAGGTGTCACACACCAGGAAGGTCAAGAGCCATCAGAACTTCCAGATGGTATTGAATACTATGGAAGAGAAAGAGTGGATGAATATCCATATGGATTTCACGAACTACCAAATGAAGATGCAATGATCTATGATGATCTTCTCCATAATACTGTCCCTGATAATACAAAAATTGATGGGACATTTCAAAGACTTAGATATATTAATGATAGAAGATCTGATATTATTGAATGGTTGAAACCAAATATCACAGTCACTGATTATTCAAGTGATGATTTTTGTGTCATCCAATTCAGAGGTGGTGAATATCTAATTACATCTGCCTGGTGTCCGCCTGAATATTACAGGATGGCAGCAGATAGAATGCTTGAGATTAATCCCAACATGAAGTTTGGAGTCATTACTGACGACCCTGAGAATGCAAAGAAGTATATTCCCTGGGCACCAATCATTGGAGCATCATCATCAGATCAGATTGACCCACTAGCACATCTACAGGGATCAGGATTCTATGTCTATAAAGGTGGTCCCATTGGTATTGATTATTCTATTCTGAACAATGCAGTTCACTCTATTCTGACCTCATCAACATTTGCTTTCTGGCCAGCATGGACTAATACAAAAGCAAAAACTATCATTGCTCCTAAGTATTGGAATGATTACAAAAGGTCAACAGGATATTGGAGAGGTGATGATAATATTGTGGATGACTGGATGTATATTGATAGATCTGGTATAATGATGAGTGGAACTGACTGCAAAGAAGAATATAGAGAATATAGAAAAAGACATGAGTTCTATGATGATAAACCAGATGTTGTCTAAATCTGTATATTGTAGCGAACCATTTGATCATTGGATCATTGATGATTTTTTAGATCAAGATGTGGCAGAGTCAATGACCAATGAGTTTATTGACTTTGATGATGGTAAAGATGTTGTTCACTACAAAGGTTGGATTGGTGATAAGAAGACATGTAATGTGTGGAATAGATTTCCTGCCACAACATATGATGTCTTTACTAAACTATTGTCATCAGAATTTACGTCAGAGATATCATCTCTAACTAATATTGAACCTCTGTATCCTGATGTGGGATTGCATGGTGGTGGGTGGCACATGCATAGAGCAGGTGGAAGTTTAGCTGTGCATCTTGATTATGCCACACATCCTAAACTCAACTTGCTTAGGAAACTGAATCTGATAGTATATCTTGAGAAGGATTATAATCCTGATTGGGGAGGTAGTTTAGAATTTTGGTCACATGATTCTGATACTAACAAACCAAAAGAAAAGATTACTCAAATAGAACCTATTTTTAACAGAGCAGTTCTATTTGATACATCACAGAATTCATGGCATGGATTTCCAATACCTATCAATTGTCCTGATGGCAAAATGAGAAAGAGTATTGCTGTCTACTACTTGACAGATCTTGCTCCAACATCTGCCAAGAGATACAAAGCACTATATGTGGAGACAAATGACTAAATTAAGAATCAAAGACACTACTCTATCAACCATGTATGTGCCATGGGATAAGAGTAAGATTGCTGCATCTGACCTTCAAGATGGAGAGCAAAGTAAGACTCTTGACAATGGTGTGGAGGATACTATTCGTGCTATCTACACCTGCATGGACTTTGCTGACTTTGACTCTGTCAAGTTCATCACGTCAAAAGAAGTCATTGATATCAGAGGTGAAGACCTGTTGCAGGATGGAATTGTATGTGAAGAACCTAGTATTCCTATCACTAATATGAAGGATTATGCTAGATTTATGATTTATCATTTGACTGAGCATGTAGACACAAACTATACTCTTACTATTCAGCATGATGGATTTATTATTAATCCAGATGAATGGAGAGATGAGTACTATGATTATGATTACATTGGTGCTCCATGGCCATGGAGAGAGCAGGGATTTGTGACACCCTTTGGAGAGCACATCTCTGTTGGTAATGGTGGATTCTCATTCAGGAGTAAGAAACTTCTTGATGTTCCATCAAAAGTTGAGGTGCCATTTGATGTTGTGGCAATGAATGATTTCTACAAAATGTTTGGTGGTGTCAATTGGAATGAAGATGGAAACATCTGTGTTCACAACAGACACATCTTTGAATCCCAGGGTTGTAAGTTTGCTCCAGTGGAGGTGGCAAAACATTTCTCTCATGAGAGCACCCTAGATATTAATTATGGTATGATACCTTTTGGGTTTCATGGCAACCTCCCACAAGGTGTACAATTTTCATAGGAGATATAATGAAATACGATCTTGACCATTCAACTCCATACTTTCAAGGAATTTTTCAGAATGTAAGTGATGCTGACATGACTGGTGGTGTGAAAGCACTTGAAGCACTTACCACATATCATAAGAAAAATCACTTTCTCCTGAACACAGGGGCAGTTGGTTATGAACCACCATCATGGGTTGAAACAGATAAAATTTTTCCTGAGGATGTCCCAACTCATCCAATGACTCACATTGAGTGGGCAGCTATTCTCAAAACCATGAAATTGAGAGGTGATGTTCTTGAGTTTGGTGTTGCATGTGGAGGAACTATTCGTGACTTTGCTTTCATAAATCCAACAAAAAGATGGCATGGATTTGATCACTTTGAAGGACTGGAGCAGACACAACAATTTATCCCATTATATGCTGGGTGGCATGAAGGAGCATTTGCATTGGATGGTCCTGAATATCGTCAAACATATGATGAAGTGATTGATGACCTCTCTCAGTTTGATAATATTAGTTTGATTGTAGAAGACATTCATGATCTCACAGAACCTAAGGACTATGAGATCAAAAAGATCTGTGCTGTACATATTGATGTGGACATTTATGAACCCACAGTATCAGCACTGAACTTTGTTGATCAGTGTGAATGGAAAAAGATTTACATGAGATTTGATGATTGGCATGGTCATGAACCTGACTATGATCAGCATGAAAGACTTGCTTGTAAGGAATGGTTGGATAAAAATAATTACAAGTATGAGTTGCTTAGGAATGGTCTTCATGGAGAAATGATTGTAACACGATGAAAGTTTCAATTGCAGTCCCAGTGTTTGAATACTATGGATTTGGTGTTGAAATGCTGGATGATATGTTTCGCACAATTTCACAACAAACATTGAAAGATGTTGAGGTTGTCATTTCAGATCACAGTGTTGATACTGAGATTGAAGAATATTGTGATGAGAATGAATATGATTTAAATATCAAATACATTCGTAATGTATAGGCAAGAGGAAATCCTGCTGTCAATACTAATAATGCCATTGATCATTCTACTGGAGAGATTATTAAAATCTTCCAGCAGGATGATTTTCTGTATGATACAGAAGCACTGCAAAAGATGTATGATGTGATGAATGATACACCTGCTCAATGGTATGCCTGTGGTGCCATTCATACTAGGGATGATGGACATTCATTCTTCAATCCCATGTTACCTCTTCTTCATGAGAAAATGATCACTGATCCAGGATTTAATTATATTGGTGGTCTCTCTGTTCTTACAATTAAGAATGGTGTTGATGTCAGATTTGACCCAAATGTTAGAATGTGTCTAGATGTAGATTTCTACTATTCCATGCTGCTTAAATATGGTGAACCTATTCTTCATCATGATGTTCTTATCGCCAATAGAGTAAGAGATGAAAACACATTGATGGCAGATGTATCAGAAGAAGAAACACTGCAGGAATTTGATTATGTTCATAAGAAGTTTGGAATAAAGAAATGAGTCACAAGTATTATTTTTCAGTGGCTTCAATGTTCAAGAATGAAAGTTGGAGTCTTAAGGAGTGGATTGAGCACTATAAGTTACATGGAGCAGACCATGTATATCTTGTGGATGACTTCAGTGATGATGATTACATGCCTATCCTGCAACCATATATTGATTCTGGGTATGTCACACTATTCAAAAGTGATATCTCTGAGAGATATATTGGTAGACAGATTGATATCACCAATAAGTATCTTCTTCCAATTGCTAGTGAGTCAAAGTGGATTGCTCAGGTTGATGTTGATGAATTTTTATATAGTCCCAAAGCAATCAATCTTAAAGACATTCTTGTGAACTATGAGAACTATGGTAGGGTAATTACCAACTGGGTCTGGTTTAATTCTAATGAATATATTGATCATCCAGAGGGTGGTATAGTCAAAAATTTTAACAAGAGAGCAGAGTATGATGCCAGGGTTTTCTGTACCATTTACAGTCATGCTGCTGAGAATGGACAGAATGAACCTGAGTGGCAGAATCTGAATGCTCCTAAGTGTATTGTTAATACAGATTTTGGATGCAAAGCATTCATGGTCCATGATGCAGTCAATGATGGACCATCAATTAATCTTTCATATAAGATGGATACAGATGACCCAGAGTTGTTATTGAATCATTATCAATTACAATCAAGAGAGTACTGGGAAACTGTAAAGATGCATAGAGGTGATTGTAATCACTGGTACACAGGTAACACTAGAGGGTGGCACGCCTTTTATTCACTAGATATTGGTGATATAATTGATGATAGATTAAAGGAACAGAATAAGGAGATAGTATTATGACCATTGGAATGAACAATCTTGGTAAGAATGGCAGACTTGGAAATCAAATGTTCCAATATGCTGCTCTTGTAGGTATTGCTAAACAGAGTGGTTATGATTTTGTAATTCCAAGTGACTGTGATCTGGTCAGAGGATTTGGTATGCTACACTGTGGAGAGAGATTTGGAATGATAGATGGTGATGAAGTTGAACTTCATGACTCACATGAGTTCTGTGAGGACTTATTTTATGGATGTCCAAATCATGTAACACTCAACGGATATTTTCAATCTGACAAGTATTTTCAGAATGCTGAAAAATTAATCAGATTAGATTTTAGATTCAAAAAAGAAATTGAAGCAGAGGTGGAGGAGAAGTTTGGTGAACACCTAAAAGATGACCCTGTTTCAATCTGCGTGAGATTCTACAATGATAATTTTGATTATCCTAATTGTAGTAATAATCATAGAAATATTGAAATGGAATACTTTGATAGAGCTATTGAAAGGTTTGGTAAAGATAGAAAATATATTGTCTGCTCAAATGATATAGATAGATTCAAGAATCATTTTGTTGGAGATAATTTTATCTATAATGATGTTAATATCGTGTCTGAGAAAGCATTCTTTGATCTTTGTTTAATTTCAAAGTGCAAAGATTTTATTATATCTAACAGCACTTTTAGTTGGTGGGGTGCATGGTTGGGTGATGGTAAAGTAATTGCCCCCACACCATGGTATGGTCCTGGTCTCTCAGATATCAATACTGATGATTTATATCCTGAAGGTTGGGAGGTTATTTGATGGATGCTACAGTAGTAAGTCATGCTGGCATTGCTAATAGAATAAAGAATATACTCAGTGCAATGTCAGTCTATGATAAGGTATGCACTATTCATGAGACAACTAATTTTCTTCTTCCAGGTATTGATCTAGTTGATCCTCCAAAAATGATCTATGAGGAGGACTGGAGATTATATGTACAGCCAGATGAAGAACAATATATTGATGATTATAAAACCATAGATCTTTTATATGAAAGAACACCAGAATACTTTATCAAAAAGTATTTGAGAGTGATTGAACAACTTAAAATCAATCCAGAAATTGTTGAATATGTCTCTGAGTTTGTGAATTCGTGGGACAATATGGTTGGTGTGCATATTAGATCCTGGTATTGTCAGAGGAGGAAGTTTCATGATAATTCCATCTTTGAAAGAGAGATAGATAGATTACCAAAAGATCAAAAGTTTTTCTTTTGCTCTGATAACTCAGATGTCTATAAGTATTTTGCAGAAAAATATCCTGACAGAATAATTTTGTATGACAGAAAGATTTTTAATGATCCTAAACTAGCTGAGTCTGGTCATCATGATGACATCCAGATCACAACTGATGCATTCATTGAGTTGTTGATACTATCTAAGTGTGCTAAGATTATTGGTACATATGCTAGTTCGTTTGATGAGGTTGCATGGTGGTTTGGTGGTTGTCAGGCTGAGGTAATTATACCTGAACCAAAAAACTTTGATGAAGAATTCAACAATCTAATTTACGTAAAAAAATGATTACATTAGAAGCAAACAAGACAGTTGCTGATGACTCTCCAGATCATATCTGTCCAGTAGGTGCCATCAGAGACAACTTCACCTCTCAGGGATTAATTGATGAGGTTAAGGATGGATTTGATGATGAGCAGATTGCCATGCTTGATCTTGGTTGTGCTTGTGGGCAGTTTGTTGTTGACTTCATTGATAGAGGTGATATTGGTATTGGTTTAGAGGGAAGCAGTAATTCACTGACTGGTGTTGGCAAGAAGAACTGGGATAAGTATCATGACAAGAATCTTTTCTTGTGTGATATCACCAAGGATTACCAGCTGTATCAGGATGGTAAACCCATGGAGTTTGATTTTATTCACTCAGAGGAAGTGTTTGAACATATTGCTCCAGATGATGTTGAACCAATGCTTGATAATATCTTTAAGCATCTGAAAGAGGGTGGTCTGTGTGTATTTGGTGTGTCTCTTGTACCAGATGTAAGAAATGAGAAGGGTGAGGATATGGTCCCACCTTTTGCACCTTATGATAAAACAGTAGGGTATGAGGGAGAATTGTTTACTCTGCATCAATCAGTATTTCCTGCAGTATGGTGGAAAGAAAAGTTAGAAGCAGCAGGGTTCAAGATCTTTGAAGAGGGTCTACATGATGCCAATCACTTTGGATATCTTTTCACACATATTGTGAGAGGAGCAGGATATTCTGGTAATGTCCCTGGGTATAAAGGGTGGGATGAGTCAGCATACTTCTGTTGCACAAAATGATTGATTTAAAAAACTGTACTTTCATTATTCCTATCAGGATTGAAAGTGAAGATAGGATGAGAAATGTTGTCACTGTCCTTGCTTATCTTCTTAAAACCTTTGATACCAAAGTTATTCTTAAAGAGGTTGATGTAGAATCTGTATTTGAGGATCAGGTTCTACCTCAGATAGAAGATTTTCTTGGTGACAATATCAACAACCTTACTCATGTATTTGAGAAATCTGATGATCCTGTATTCTACAGGATGAAGATCCTGAATGAGATGATTGATATGGTTGATACAAAGGTCATAGCAAACTATGATTGTGATGTTCTCTTCAAGAAAGAAACATACGTTGAATCAGTCAAGATGATTATGGATGGATTTGACCTTGTGTATCCATATGGGTTTGGAAATTATCAAAAGCAAGTATTCATTGATGATGATGGTGTGAGTGACTTTATTAACGAAGACTTTGATTTTGAAGTCCTAGATAAGAAATCCAGAATGTATGATGCACAGTATGGACATGTGCAGTTTGTCAATAGAAAATCTTATATTCTTGCAGGGATGGAGAATGAAAACTTCAGGGGATCATCTCCAGAGGATAAGGAAAGATTCTATAGATTTGATAAGATGGGGTATTCTGTTGGTAGATTAGATGATATAGTATATCACTTAGAGCACAGTAGAGGTGCAAACTCATGGCCTAATTCTGTGCAAGGTAATCCATACATGAAACAAAACTTTGATGAATGGGAGAAGATTCAAAAAATGACTGGACATCAACTGAGATCTTATTATTCTAATCAGGAGTATCTTAAAAAGTATGCTAATATCTAGTTGCCCACTTAGAGTGTCTTTGTTTGGTGGATCCACTGATAATCCATTCTTTGTTGAGAAGTATGGACAAGGATCTGTCATTAGTTTTACATCAAACTTGAAGACTTACATTACTCTTCATCAGGATCAGTTGGGATATAATGCTGAATCAAGTAAGTATATTATCAACTATTCAAAGAGAGAGGAGGTACAACACATTCAAGATATCAAGAATGAACTTGTAAGGGTTGTATTGGACCACTTTAATTGTAATCCAATGAATATCTCAATGACTAGTGATGCATATTCTCAGGGAAGTGGACTTGCATCCTCTTCATCCTACATTATTAGTTTGATTAAAGCCATATCCATGTTCAATGGTTTGAGCATGACTGATGTGGAGATATGCAAGTTGGCATACAAACTTGAATTGAAGATGAATCCATATTGTGGATATCAAGATCCATATGGATGTGGTATTGGTGGTTTCAAGAAGATTGATTTCTACAGGGGTGGGATAGTTAAGTATGATTTTCTATCTACTGACTTATTCAAGTATTATGATATGGCACTTGTGTTTACTGGAGTCACCAGAAATTCAAGAGGCGTTCTTAAAAGTGTGACAGATAATCTTGATAAGGCAGTTCCTCTAATTGGGACAGTGGAGAAAGCATATGATGCACTACTGGATGAAAACTATCCTGAGTTTTTAGAATTATTAAATCTGAGTTGGGATCAGAAGAAAAAAACAACATCTCATATTACAGAAAATAAGATCATCAGAACTATGGATAAAACTCTTGAAGAAAGTGACACTGTCATCGCACATAAATTATGTGGGGCGGGTAATGGTGGATTCTTCTTGGTCTTTTCTAAAAAGAATGACTTGAATATACCATATGATTCTGTTAAAATAAATGTATCACCCAATGGAGTGAAAGGTAAATGTCTATAAACAATCCATTTAGCGAGTATGTTGATGCTTTACAAAATGCTCATACTGAAAGTGAGTTTGAGAAGTATCAAAAAGCATTTGAGAACTACAATAGAATCATTATTCTAGGTAATGGTGGAAGCAATTCAGTTGCTTCTCATATCTCTCAAGATTACATGAAGTTTCATAGTAAGAAGGTGTCTATCCTCTCTGATCCTTCAATGATTACCATGCTCACAAATGATTTTGGTTATGATTATGCATACAAGAAATTTCTGGAGTATTATGTTGAGGATGATACTCTAGTTGTAATCATGAGCTCAGGGGGTGAGTCAAAGAACATGCTGAAATGTGTGGACTGGTGTGAAGACAATCAGATCCCCTATGGTGTGTTAACTGGATTTAGTCCTGACAATACTATTAGAAATGAAGCTACTAATGCACTCTGGAATTATTATATTGCCAGCAGGTCATATGGTGTGGTAGAATGCGTACACCAGATATTCTTACATGGTGTTGTATGAGATATTGTTTTGATATTGATGGCACACTCTGTCATACTCCTAATAATTCTCTAGGAAAACCAGATTACTATAATGCTCTGCCATTCACCTGGATGGTGGAGCATGTCAATCGTCTATATGATGAGGGACATCACATTATCTTCATGACAGCAAGAGGTAGAGGTTCTGGTATTGATCACTCAGACCTTACTAGAAATCAATTGGCAATGTGGGGATACAAGTATCATGAACTTGAACCTATGTTTCATAAACCAACTGCTGATTTGTTTATTGATGACAAGGGTATCAGTGTAGAAGAATGGAAAAAAAGAATGCCACTAAGAAAAGGTATTGTGGCTGGAGCATTTGACATTATTCACCCTGGATATATTAGGATGTTCAAAGAGGCAAAGGATTACTGTAATCATCTGACTGTTGCACTGCATGAGAATCCTAATATGGGACGTCCACACAAAATGATACCTGTACAGTCTCTTGAGGATAGAAAAGAAATACTGAAATCAATAAGGTATATTGATGATGTTGTAGTCTATCAAGCAGAGGATACTTTTCTTTCTTATCTCTCAGATTATGATGTAAGATTCCTTGGTGATGATTATGAAGATGGATCTTACACTGGTAAAGATATTGACATAGATATAGTTTGGATTAAACGCCAGGATCATGGTTATTCAACCACTAAACTAAAGAAAGAGATTTACAATTCAATCGTTGAGGCATTATGAAGATTACAATTTTAGGATCTGCTGGTCAGATTGGTGCTTACTTGACTGAGTATCTTAGTAATAAGGGACATCATGTATTTGAGTATGACATTGCAAGTGTCCCTACTCAAGACCTCACACAAATTCCAAACCTTGCTCTTGAACACCTGATCAAAGAATCAGACTTTGTGTTCTTCCTTGCCTTTGATGTGGGTGGATCAAGATACCTGAAGAAGTATCAACATACCTTCAAGTTCATTGATAACAACACACGGATGATGGCAAGTGTGTTTGGTCTCCTTGAGAAGTACAACAAGAGATTTGTGTTCGCATCATCCCAGATGAGTAACATGAGTTACTCCCCTTATGGTGTTGCCAAGAGAGTTGGAGAACTCTACACCAAGGCACTGAAAGGACTGATTGTGAAGTTCTGGAATGTCTATGGTATTGAGAATGATATGGACAAAGCTCATGTCATTACTGACTTTATCAATAAAGGATTTGATGAAGGTGAATTTGAGATGATGACAGATGGAACAGAAGAAAGGCAATTCCTATATGCAGAGGATTGCTGTGAGGCACTTGAAACTGTGATGAATTGTTATACAGATTTTAAATCAGATGACCCACTGCATATCACATCATTCCACAACAATAGTATCAGACAAATTGCAGATATTATTCAAGGTCAGTTTAATTTGATTAGTAAACCAATTAAAATCATACCAGGGATTGCTAAAGATAGTGTGCAACTGGACAAGAGAAATGAAGCTGATAATTATATTCTTGGATGGTGGCTTCCCAAGACCACCATTGACGAAGGTATTGCTAAGGTGTTTAATGATATGAAGGAAAAGAGAGGTATCAAGTGATGTATAGCCTTGTTACTGGTGGATCTGGATTTATTGGATCTAACCTTGTAGATTATTTAATCAGTAAAGGAGAGAGAGTAATTTGTGTTGACAATGAAAGTGCTAATAATGATAAGTTTTATTGGAGTGATAGTGATAGGGTAATTAATATTAAGGTTGATATATGCAACTATAAAGAGTTAAGAAATTGCTTTATGAATGTAAAGCATGTATATCACCTTGCTGCAGAGTCAAGACTTCAACCAGCAATTGAAAATCCCATTCAAGCAGTACACAGGAACTGTGTAGGCACAGCCACTGTTCTTCAGTGTGCAAGAGAGGCAGGTGTTGAAAGATTTATCTACTCCTCCACTTCATCTGGTTATGGAAATAATTCTGTTCCCAATGTTGAAACTCAACCTGATGATTGCTTGAATCCTTACTCTGCATCAAAGATAGCAGCAGAGAAGTTTTGTAAGATGTACACCAACCTCTATGGTCTTGAGACAGTTGTTCTGAGATACTTCAATGTGTATGGCGATAGATCCCCCACAAGGGGTCAATATGCTCCTGTGATAGGTATTTTCCAGAGACAGAAAGATGCTGGTGAACCACTGACCATTGTTGGAGATGGATCACAGAAGAGGGATTTTATTCATGTCAAGGATGTAGCAAGGGCAAACTATCTTGCATCTACCATGCCACTCAAAGGACATGCTGGTGAGGTATTCAATGTGGGTAGTGGTAAGTGTGTCTCTGTTCAAAGTATTGCTGATGCAATTTCTGATAATCAAACATACATTCCTAAAAGGTCAGGTGAAATGGATATGACATTTGCTAACATAAGTAAGATAGCAAATGTCTTGGGGTGGATGCCTGAGATTGATGTTCTTGATTGGATTAAGAAACAATGATAGGATTTGATTACCTTGGAAAGTTGGGACAGTTGGGAAACCAAATGTTTCAATATGCTGCTACCATGGGTATAGCAGATAAAATTGGAGTGGGATTTAAGATACCCAAACATGATGAGATCTTTGATGATGGTATTGGAAACAAACTACACATAGAACTCTTTGATTGTTTCAATATCAAACCTAACATTGGTTTCATCAACAGTGGAAAGGTATATCAACAATCTGGATTTGAATTTGATGATAGTGTTTTTGATATCAAAAATGATGATTTCACACTCCATGGATTCTATCAAACAGAAAAATACTTTATTCATATCCAAGATAAAGTCAGAAAAGAGTTTACATTCAAACAACACATAGTTGACGAATGTAAGAATATCATTGATAATTACTTTGATAATCCTATTTCCCTTCACATCAGAAGAGGTGATTTTCTCACAAACTCTGGAAATCATCATAACCAAAGTCTTGAATACTATGCTGATGCACTCAGTAAATTTGAGAAAGGTAGACAAGTTATTATCTTCAGTGATGATCCTGCCTGGTGTATGGAACAAGATCTATTCTCTGAAGATAGTTTTATTATTTCAGAACAGGCAGATTCATATCATGACCTATACATGATGACACAGTGTAATGATTTTATTATAGCCAACAGTTCATTCAGTTGGTGGGGAGCATGGTTAGCAAACAGAGGAAGAGTGATCGCACCAAAGAAATGGTTTGGTCCTAATAATGCACACTTAAATACTAAAGACTTGTATCCAGATCATTGGGAGGTGATATGACAGAATCAGTGGTAGATAAAAATAAATCAGCATTTAAACTCAGTGGCATTGGACCCATCTATGTTACTAATCTTGATGGACAACCAGAGAGATGGGAATACATGGAGGAACAATTCAAGTATTGGGAGATTGAGAATTACACACGTATCTCTGGGTATGATGGTAGAGATGATGATCTGAGTCATATCATCAAAGGTAGATATCCAGAGATGATGTCCTCTGGTGAGATTGGATGTGTTACATCACATCTCAAAGCTATTAAGCACTGGTATGAAACCTCTGACTCTCCTTATGCTATCTTCATGGAGGATGACTGCAGTCTGGACCTTGTTAAGTACTGGAACTTTACTTGGAGGGATTTCTATTGTAAACTTCCATATGATTGGGATGTTGTTCAGATAGCAATTATCTGCACTGGTGATGTCCATATCAAGATTCACAAGAGATTTGTAAATGAGTTTTCTACTGCCTGTTATATTATTAACAGACATCATGCTGAAAAACTCATTAGATTGCACTGTAAAGGTGACAAATACAAACTAGATAATGGTGTCAAACCAAGACCAGTAGCTGATGATTTGATTTACAATTCTGGAAATACTTATTCTATTCCTCTTCTCTTATACAAAATTGAGTTAGGATCTAGTATTCATCCAGAGCACATTGATGTTTTTCATAAGGGAAATTATAATGCTCAGTTTGGTTATTGGTCACAACAAGGTGCTCAAATGAAGATCCAGGATCTTATGGATTTTGATCCCTACCTAGGAAGAGTGGTGGAACCCTCACATAGTAGTGATAATACACCAAAGTCTTGACAAAATTATGGTAGGTATCTATACTAAATAAACAAAAGTAAAGAAATCTATATGTGTCCAAAGACAAACTCCGCAATTACTTGAGTAAGTCTTTCAATTTTGGTAGATTAACAAAGAAATAACCTCCTCAATTACTAGAGCAAGTTTCTATTCAATCCAAAATTTCTAAACAGAACCATGTCGAGGTTCTTCCATCTGCGGGTAATCATTCCGCAAGTAACTAAGGTAAAAAAAATGTTTAAATCTGTAATCGCAGCTCTTGCTGCTGCTCCTCTTTTCGCTGGTGCTGCCCTTGCAGGACCCTACGTCAATGTAGAGGCCAATGCTTCATATCCTGATGGAGAGTATACTTCAGCAGTTACCGATCTTCATGTAGGTGTTGAAGGTGGTTCAGGTAAGGTTGGATACTATGTCCAAGGTGGTCCTGCCTTTGTCCACAGTGAAGTTGCTGATGACACTGAGACTGAACTCTCAGGTAAGGTTGGTCTGTCCTATGCTGCCACAGAGGATCTGGGCATCTATGGTGAAATTGCAGGAATGACTGCTGGTGAGGACTCTGATGGTGATGAGATCATTGATTGGGGTGCTAAAGTTGGTGTGAAATATGCCTTCTGATAGTTGAAATATCTGCTATAATATAGGGGTCTGCGGACCCCTTTTTTTTATGAAAAGAATTTTAACCTCTCCAGTAACTTATTTCAATCTTTTAATTATTGGATTTCTTATTTTTGTTGGTGTTATGCACAACAACTATCATCATCGCATGGATGAAGATGTTCATGGTTATGTGAGACAATTTTGTGAAAAGAACCCTGAGAAATGTCAGGATATCCTTGAAGGAGAAGACTACTAAGTATAAATTACTACACCTCCCCCTTGACAGGGGGATTTTTTTTATATATAATATGTAAAGATTCATTACAATTGGTAAATGACTGTAACAACTAATGAGCATGGTCAGCAAAATCTTTTTGCTAAGGAACCACAAATGTATGTTTCAAAATCAGATGCTGAGCGTTATGGTTATGAAACATATGCAGAGCGTGCAGAGAAACTCAATGGCAGAACTGCCATGGTAGGATTCTTTTTTGCTATCTTTTCCTATTCACTGACTGGAAATCTTTTCTTTGGTTTGATCTGATGGTAGAAACAATCTTTACTGTCACAAGTATTGCTTTTTTTGTGCTTTTGGGTTATTCTGTAGAACAGTTATCTGAAACATACTGATGTCTTGCCATTCACTCAAAGATGATATCACCACTGCTCTGATTGAACAATCAAAGGGCAACATCCAAAGGGCAAAGATGAATGTAGAAATCTACCTTCATAGTCCTGTTGGCATTGGTGAGCATTCAGATGTATTAGGTGCTATTCAAGAGCAGATTGACCTAATTGCAAAAGAAGAAGAACGTATCCAAGTTATTTCCAAGCACTTCACAGTTTAATTATGCAATCACCACTTCTTGAAATTCTTACTTACTATATTATTGGTGGTGCCCTTTTGATTGGTGCCCCAGGAGTATTCTTTTTTATTGTATTCATGCCAGCCCTTCAAAATACAAAGGGCAGAATGGTTGGATACAAAGATCACAAAACATACGGTGATTCTACAATCTATGAACTAGATGGTAGACGACCCACAAACGAAAACTTTTATCTTACACTACAGGAGACAGGACAATGAACGAAAAAGCAGAACGTATCAATGGTTGGGCAGCCATGCTGGGTGTTGTAGCAGCAATTGGTTCATATGCCTTTACAGGACAAATCATCCCAGGTGTCTGGTGATTGAGAATATGTTAGCACTATCATCAGGATTAATATTTGCCTGGGTTGTCTGGGCACTTACAAATAATGTTGATGATGATAATGATGGTCCAGGTGGTGGAATTATGTCTCCAGTTTATGAGGGTGCATAATAAATAACCCAGATACTCTAGTGCCATGCCTGCAGAAGTAAAGAAGGAAGACACAAAGACCAAAGGTCCCATTAGTAAACTAAAGGATAAATTAGATGACTCTGATGAACAGTTGGCGATTCTTTCTACTTTTGTTAGGCTTGGTATTCTTATTTGGAGTGGGGGAATTCTCACACTTGCGTACATCAAATTACCCCCTGCTTTGGGAATCCCAGAACAAAAACTGGACCCAACTTTCATCGCCTCGGTCTTCACTGGGGTTTTAGCTACTTTTGGGGTTCAGACTGCTAAGAAGAACGGAAATGGTTCTTCAGGTGGTGGTGGAGTAAGTAAGGCAGATCTGGAAAGACTGATAGCAGCTGCTGCTCAGACTGCACCAGCACAAACAATTAGGATTGAACAAGGACCAATTAAAATTGCTGGAGAACCACCTGTGGCATCAGCAGTTGATCCCAAAAAAGAGTCATGATATCCTAATAAAAAAAGTTTTAAGAAAAGAATAAACACCTAGATAGTGTAGTTGCTAAACTTATATGAAGTTTATTTTTGCTTTGCTGGCTACACTATTTTTTGTTGCGCCAGTATGGGCAGTTGATGTCACATTGGGATCAAATGGGAACTTGATTTTTGATCCATCTGATATTACAATAAAGGCAGGAGACACAGTTCACTTTGTTAATGGGATGCTTCCGCCACACAATATTATTGTTGGGGGTCGTGCAGACTTGTCCAGAGAAGCACTAATGTTTTCACCTGGTGAATCACAAGATATTACATTTGCAGACGCAGGTGATTATGATTTTTTTTGTGGACCACATCAGGGAGCTGGAATGACAGGTACTATTCACGTAGAGTAAAATGAAAAAATTCAATGAAGTTACTTTAAACATTACTGTAGCAATCATTGACTTCCTCTATTCAGGAAGAGACTATCAAAGATTCTGGGTGCTTGAGGAGATTGCCAGAGCACCATATTTTGCATTCTTAAGTGTGTTGCACTTGAGAGAATCCATGGGTTTACGAGGTCCAGAACACATTTATTTGATGAAGGAACATTTTGCTCAGACTCTTAACGAAACAGAACATCTAGAATACATGGAAAGTCGTGGTGGAAATTCTTATTGGATTGATCGCTTTTTTGCCAGACACCTTGTACTTATCTACTATTGGGTGAATGTGGTTTATTATTGGGTGGCTCCTCGTTCTGCTTACCATCTCTCCTACGAAGTAGAGATTCATGCAGCAGAAACTTATGGGAAGTATCTTGCCTTGAATGGTCCTGATGATAAAATTCTTGAGATTCTTAATGATGAATTAGAACATTCAAGAGAACTACTTGAGGCAATTGAATTAATAAATTCAGGTAGATTAACAAATGATTTGCCCTCTTGTGAGGAATTGATTCATGGCACACAGAATGGATGAGATAAAACCTGCTCATCATGTCACAAAAGAAGAATGTGAAAAAATGATTGACAATGCTATTAACAAGCACAATCGTAATGCATCTATCATTAGCATGTTCCTTGGGATTATTTTCCTGGCTCTTTTTGCTGAGGGATTCTTCAGAGTCATTGGTATGATTCCACCCTTCATGGGTATTGATGTTGACATGATGCAGGATATAATAGATAGAGTAAAAGAAGAGGTTCTTAATGTTGTTCAATTGCAATAGAATTAATGATAAAATATTTTCCTGACTTCACTCAAGAAGATTATGCTTTGATTGTGTGTGCATTAGAACAAAAGCAAGCAAGATATGTGGTAGGAGATAGAATGCACAAAGAGTATGGTGACCTAATTAAAGAAATGAATAGGAGAAGCATGTCAGCAATTGCAAGGAGGACAGGATGACAAACATCATATCTTGCGTCAAAAATACAAGAACAATTTACTCTAGGTATTTGGAGAGAAATATTGTTGAGGTGCAGGTTCAATTTGCAGATGAGGATCCAGCATGGATACCATATGATACATTACTTGCAATGAGTAAAAGAAATTGAAAAATTTAAGGGAGTGTAATTATGAAAGTGGGTATTATTGGTCTTGGTCGTATGGGCGAGGGTATGTCTCGTCGTATGATGAAGGCAGGAATAGAAACATGGGGATATAGGAGGAACTATGAAAAAGCTCAAGAGGCGTATGAAGCAGGTTATGTCAGTGGAGTTGCCACTTCTCTGGAAAGCCTTGTTCAAGTAGTAAAAAAAGCAGAGAGTGTCTATGGGGAAAAATCTGGTGAGACAATTTATGTTGAGCAACCTGGCATCTTCCAACTTGTCATTCCAGCAGAACTTGTAGAGGACACACTTAATGAGTTACTACCATTACTTAGCAGTGGGGATATTGTTATTGATCATGGCAATAGCAACTTTAAAGATTCTCGCAGAAGGGCAGAATACCTGGCAAAGTTGGGCATCCAATATATTGACTGTGGTACTAGTGGTGGAGTTTATGGTCTGGAGCGTGGATACTGTCTCATGGTTGGTGGTGCAAATACAGCAGTATCTACATGTGCCCCCATTTTCAGGGCACTTGCACTAGGTATCACCGCTGCACCTCGCACAGATGCATATACAAGAGCATCCAGTGCTGAATATGGTTGGCTTCACTGTGGGGGTCCTGGAGCAGGTCACTTTGTGAAAATGGTTCACAATGGTGTAGAATATGGTATAATGCAGGCATATGCTGAGGGATTCAATATCTTGCATCATGGCAATCTTGGTTCCAACTACACCAAGGAAGGTGATGCTGAGGTGGCTCCAATGGAAAATCCAAAGGATTATGAATATGATATTGACTGTGCTGAAGTAGCTGAGCTTTGGCGTCGTGGTTCTGTTGTGGGCAGTTGGTTGCTTGATCTTACTGCTGATGTATTAAGACATGATCATGATCTTAGTAAATTTGATGGAGGGGTATCAGACTCTGGTGAAGGTCGTTGGACTCTTCATGCTGCTGTAGATCTTGGTGTACCAACTCCAGTTATATCTGCTGCTTTATTTGAAAGATTCAATTCAAGGAGACTTGGAGAATTTGGAAATAAAATCTTAAACGGAATGCGATACATGTTTGGGGGACATCATGTTAGGTGAGATACTTAAATGGATTGCTTTACCCTTTGTACTATCCACAGTATATTTCGGGTTACGAAAAGGTGAAAATGACTACTATGACACAGACAAGTATGATGGAAATGGAACAGCACATTAGTAAACACATAGTTATCTTTGGTGCTGCTGGAGATCTTTGTAAAAGAAAACTGATTCCTGCACTCTATGAGTTGTGGAAAAAAAATCTGCTTCCTCCAGGGTTATTAATTGTTGGTTCTTCTCGTAGAGAAATTTCTAGAGATGAATGGTTACGTCATTTGGGTGAATATCCACAAGATTTTTGTCATTGGTTGGATTTTGTATCTTGTGATTTGGAATGTGAAGAAAGTCTGATGAAACTGCATGATCAGAGTGCTGACACCACATATTTCTTATCTGTACCACCAAACACTTATGCTAGTGCAATTACTCATCTTAAGTCAGCAGGATTCTTAGATGACCCAGAAAGATCGCGTGTGGTTATTGAAAAACCCTTTGGGTACGATTATAAATCTGCTGATAATTTACAGTCAGTGGTGGATAGACATTTACGCGAAAAACAAGTATATCGGATTGATCATTATCTTGGTAAAGATACTGTTAATAATATCCTTGCCACTCGTTTTAGCAATACATTACTTGAACCACTTTGGAATCGCCAGTACATAGAAGAGGTTCAGATCTTTGCAACTGAAACAATTGGTTGTGAAGGTCGTTCACAATACTATGATGGATCTGGTGTTGTCAGAGACATGCTTCAGAATCACATGCTTCAGGTTCTTGCACTGATTGCCATGGAAGCACCATGTAAAATGAATGCTACTGAGATTCGTAGAGAGAAGACAAAAGTTCTTGCAGCGACTAGACTAGGACACAAAGTTATTTTTGGTCAATATGAATCTTATAAATCTGAAGACGGTGTTGATTCTTTCAGTGACACTGCTACCTATATTGCTGGTGACTTATATATTGATAACTGGCGTTGGGAGGGAGTTCCTTTTCACTTCATGAGTGGAAAGAAAATGCCATATCAATGTGTTGAAGTTGTGGTTAAACTTAAGGCACCTCCTCAACAACTGTTTGATGGACATGAATATAATGATCGTATCGTAATGCGTCTCCAACCACATCCACACTTTGATATCAGAATTGATATGAAGGCACCTGGATTTAAGAATGATGTTGAAACTGCAACTCTGACTCATCGATATCCTGATTGGTTGGGTGTTGATGGTTATGAAAAACTTTTATTTGATGCTCTCCATAATGATCAATCCCATTTTGTTCATTCTGAAGAGGTTTTGGAATCTTGGAGAATTGTTGATGATTTATTATGTGTAGGTGATAAGTGTCCAATCAGAACAGCACCTTATATTTACAAGGAGGGGCAATGGGGTCCAGTGCATAAAACAAATATCATAACCAATTGGGATTATCCAGCATGAACTTGTTATTTGTGTTTGTCTTTATTGGATTGTTAACTGCTGGAATGCAATTAACTTGGCCTGGCAGATATCGTGGATGATTCTGTATCTTTAATTCTAAAATTGGTTGGAATTGTTACAGCAAGTTTTTTTGTATTGACTATGATATGTCAAGGCCATTTCATTTTTCATCAGAAACATGGATACACCAGAAAAGAAACAGAAAATCCAGAAGCAAGGGACAGAACAAGACGACAAATTGAAAAAGTCCTCAGAAGATATAGCAAAGATGATTCATCCTCATGATGATGAGCCTGATCCTACTGCTTATATGGGAAACTATAACTTCCCTCAGATGCTATTTGCTTTTTGCCTAGGATTTGTTACTATGTTTGTTTTATTTCAGAATGAACTAAATGAGTTTAAAGGTTGTCCTTTCCCCGAGCATTTCCAAAATGAATCACATTCAGCTCCTGGTTAGATCTGTTATGCAAACCCCATGGTGTTTAGGAGTCATGGGATTTTGCCTTGTGTTTGTTCCCATTATAGGAATTTGGGCTATACATAATTATGGTTGGCAACATTGGGAACCATTCACCAAAAGTCATAAATGAAAGATGACGAAAAGAGAGAATTTTATAAGTCTCTCAAGGAAAGAATTAAACAACTTAGAATGGAACATTTGTTTGAAGAACCATGCCCTCTTTATGAACCAGACTGGGATGATGAAGAAGAATCTGACAACGATAATTTCATTGGAGAGAACATATGAATCCACTTATTTTATTAGCATGTCTCTCACCTCTTGCCATAATATTCATTATCATGAAACTTGCTGTTTGGATTTCTGCAGTTAATTTGGAACAATCATATGTTCAAAAAGAACCATTTAGAAAGCGAGGACCATATGTGGTCGATCCATATGCAGACGTTGACGAAAAGGAGGAAGAATATGGAGATCGCACAGACTTTAAATGAATCTTTCTATCAGTATTACACTGTTGAGAGAGGAATTCCTATTCCTGATTGGAGAACCACTAAGGATCCTGAATGGTGGGTTGAATATCTTAAAGATCTTGGACTTGACCCCAGAAATAACTAACTATATAATTTGCATTACTTTTTTAACATGTCTTATACAATCACAGTTGAAACCTCAGATGGTGAGAAGAATACATTTGAGTGTGATACAGATCAATACATTTTGGATGCTGCAGAAGAGGCAGGTGTGTTGATGCCTTACTCTTGCAAAGCAGGTGCATGTTCAACATGTGCAGGAAAAATTGTATCAGGAACATTAGACCAGAGTGATCAATCCTTCCTTGATGATGATCAGATTGAGGCAGGTTTTGCACTTCTTTGTGTTTCATATCCTGAATCTGATTGTGTAATTAAAGCAGAGGCAGAAGAAGAGCTTTACTGATGTTGAATATTATTAAACTCCATGATAATTATGATGACCCAACATGGAGTGTTATTATTGGATTGATCATATTTTTGGCTGGAGTCACATACTATATTGTCTATATAATGCGTATGGCTTTTGATGAATTGAACCATGACCACAATCAATCAGAAGGATGCGGATCAGGATCAACTGATAGCATTGTTGACACATAGGATTGAGGATGCTGAAAAGATGGCAGAAGAACTTCGTGACAGAGTTCGTAATTTAGAGCGTTGGGTATGGAGAGCTGGAGCTGTAATCACTGCTGCAGTGACACTTGTGGGAATCATAGTAGCAATACCACAGGATGCAGATGCATTCACTGAAGATAGTTTGACAGGATCTCCATGTGCCACTGAATTAATTTCTAGTTATGTTGTTGAGGAAGTCAGTATTAAACCTTCATCAGAGGAGCAAGAATAATGGGTGCAATGTTTCCCCCTAGTAGAAAGTCATGCTACAATTTTAGAGTTGTAGAGATTAATAGAGTTGTTGATGGTGATACCATTGATGTGACTATTGATCTTGGATTTGATCTTTTTAAAAAAGAAAGAGTAAGAATTGCTGGTGTAGACACACCAGAGAAAAGAACAAGAGACCTTGAAGAAAAGGCACTTGGAATAGATGCCACCAACTGGATGAAAGCGAGACTAGAAGGTGCTATAGATGGAGATGAAGATCTCATCATTAGAACTGAACTTGTTGGTGGTATGGGTAAGTATGGTCGTCTTCTTGGTTGGTTATATATTGGAGATGCAGAGACATCACTGAATGAACAAATGATTGAACAAGGATATGCATGGCCATATGATGGTGGCACAAAGCAGAAAAACTTTGAGGAATTAAGAGAAATTAGGAGAGCACACGGCACTCTTATTGACTAATTTATAAATAAGTTGCCACCGCAGGCAATCTCATGTCAAACACATTCAAATGGTTTGCTCTTGGATTGGGAGCAATTTTAGGCATAGGTCACATTGGAATGATAGGAATCATTGCTACCAGAACCAATACAGAATTACCTGATATCAATCTACCTGTTGGTGATTACACCTCATATAAAGTTGAGGCAGGTCAGGAGGGTTACAGTATAGAGTATAGTGCTAATGACCCAAAGGTGATGAGCACAAAGAAATATATTGACAAAAAGAATGGATTTTTTGGAGTAGGTGGTAAATCTATTGTGGATGTTGAGACTGAATATACCATGGAAGGATCACCTCCAGCAGGTGGTGGAAAAAAGTTGAGTGCAAAAGCGTTAGAGTGCATCAAGGCGGAAGGTGGTGGAGAACAAACAGGAAGGATTGTGGGAGCTAGCATTGGTGCTAGTGCCTCGGGATTTGTGACAGGTATACCCTTTGTTGGTCCAGTGCTTGCTGGTTTTGTTGCTCTCTTTGGTGCTGATCAAGGAGCACAAGTAGGTGGAGAATTAGCAACCTCTATTAATGATTGTGAGGAATTGGATGGAGATACCTGAATTAAATATTCAAGAACTTTCAATTTATAATCTTCCAATCCATAATTGGTCTCAGTCACCCCCTCTTGCCCTGCCAATTTATCCACCAATAACCTCTCAAATAGGTATACCAATTATTGATATGCCTGGCTGTGTTCAATCTCATAGAGATAGTAACGAGAATGTACAACTAACTCAAGAGGATGAAGATGGGATTGTCACATATTGTGACTCAGGAATACCAACCTTTAATCCCATACAATATGATGCATCTAGATTGCAGATGATCACTGAGAAAAAATCAAGAGAAGTTCCACCAGTAAAATCACCTGAATCTCCAGAGGCACCAGAGCCATCTACCCCACAGACACCAGAAGTTCCTCAGACACCCATAGAAGAAATCCCATGCCCCACTGAGGCACAGGAATTAAAAGAACCTATTGGTTTTGTAAAGGGTGATCAAAAAGTAACTGACTATAGACTTGTAGGGAATGAATGTATTCAGGTTACAGAGAAGATTGAGGTTGTGGCACAGATTGTGGGTAATCTTCCTACAGCAGGTGCAGTGACTGCCACAGCATCAATTGCTGTGGTTGCTACCTCTTCGGCAATATTTGCAAAACCTCTTGCTGATCTTTTGTTAAGAGTGGTGAAACCTGTTGTGAAGAAAGCATTGACGAAGGTACAGACCTTATTGGGGAAGAAGCCCCCAAAGTTGTCTGCATCTGAGATTGCTGCGAATAAGTATCGCGAGAAGAGGGGTTTGCAACCCTTGAAGATTGCAAAGAAGAAGAAGGGATAGAGTGTCTGTGTTGTGGTATAGTGTTGACATTTTGCACAACCACATCTGCACAGATGGCATAGTATCTACTCTTGGGGTGAAAACTGATTCCAGATTTCATCAATTCACCACAATTCTTGAGACGAGCAATCTCAAAATCTAATCTCTTGTTGGCAAGATTTTGCTTCATCAATGCAGTATGTGTATCTGCTGCAGCCTTACATCTTTCCTGAAGTCCTCCATCAAGAGGGAATGAGAGAGTGGCAGAGAATCCAATATTAGTGTTGTAGTTATCTTGCTGACCAGTCCTTACTGGTTTTTCCCACAAGATCTGGCCTGGCTTATCAGGTATTCCATCTGGTTGTATTTGTTCAATTACAATTGTCATATCAGATCCATCTGGAAACCATCTCTGTTCACTTCCAACTTCATTACCATCACTACCATCTGAGATGTAGGTACGATTGTCATACCACTCTTCCCATGGATAGTTTTTAACTTGTTGTTGTATCTCTACTTTCCTTCCTTTAAAATCTGTGGCATTATACTGAGGTTCATTATGATATCTCTCAAAAGGTAACTGATAACTTTTTGAGTGAGTTACGTATGGAGTGAAATTCATTGTGGGACCTTGACAAGATATCCCATTACCATATGAATTAGTTACATATGGACCTTGTAAAACCTGAATAGCTTGGTTGGTTACTGACCCGCTACTATTTGCGATTGGGTTTGCTGTTGCTGAGACACCACCCACATCTGCAAAAGCATTGGACGAAAATGATAAGCAACCAATTACTGGGAGAATATACTTGTAGTATCTGTTACGCTTGTAACTTCTGTTACCCTTTGAATTATAGTCTGATTTGAAATTCCTGGACCCTGATAAGTTTGGGTGAACTGAAATGCCTCCCCAGGGTTTGTTATTGTGAATTGTGCAGTTCCTAAGTTTGCTGAGGATTGAGTGCTTGAAATTTGCCCCTCTATACCTCCCAGCGGATTCAGATTCACTGAACTCTCCACACTGCTTGGGTTTAGTGCGTTGCTTCCATTTCCAACATTTGTTCCTGTCACTGAGTATTGCCATCCTGTGTTATAATCAATGGAATTAATTGTTTCAGTTACCTTAGATGTTGTCTCTGTGTGGCTCGTCATTGATCCCTGGCTGAAATTTGGGACCACAGGGACTGCCCTTGAAGATTGAGACAGTCCATGTAGGATACCAAGTACCAGACCAAGACTGATTGCCTCTTGCAGTTTAGACATAGAGACTCTCCATTATATATCTAGTCTACAGAGATCTCACTGACAAATTGGCCAGTGGCAGATGTTCCTGCCCCACCTGCAGTCAGGGTTGTTACCCCCGCTGAGGTTATGGTGCCAGCTAAAGTGCCTGCCACTCCGCCTGCGGTGGTTGTAACTGAACCAAATGCTGGCAGAGTTCCTACAACACCTGTTCCAACAGTTGTGCCTGTGGGGATTGCATCACCATAAGTAAAAGACTCACTCAGGGAAAATGCAGAACCTGCTGTGGTAACTGTATATGCTCCTTGAATTTGAGTGGCGGCAGTTGTGACAGATGCAGGAGCAGTAATTCCACCCATTGTGCCAGCAGTGATATTAGAACCACTTACACTATATGTGGATCCAATGCGTGTTGCCTGAGAGGCGGCAGCATCCACAGTCAATTGTGTAGAACTACTTAATTTATGAGTAATATCAGCAGATGCTGGTCCTGCTGCCATCAAAATCATGAGAAAAGGTACTAACTTTCTCATACTATGTAAAGAATTGTTTGCCTTTGTATTTATCTAAATACGATTTTATTGGACGCGTTATGCAGAAAATTATTAATGCTATGGCAATTTTCTCATTTGGTGTAACAAGCGTTGCTGTTGCTGGTGGAATTTATGTGTACACTAGTCGTGGTGCTATCATTGAAGGAGTCAAGTCAAAAGTATTAGAACAAGTTTCTACTATGCTTCCTGACTTAGTTGGAGGTATGATGCCAGAGATGCCAGAAATTCCATCAATGACAGGTGGTGTGTCTGGTGGTGCATCACTTCCTCCAATGACTGGTGGTGTCACCATGCCCTCTATCCCAGGAATGTAATTAATGTCTGAAGAACTCAATTTTTCCCTCAAGCAAGAGGTATGTGAAAAATGTGGAGCTACTTGGTTAAATGGAGAACATAGATGGACAGGAACAGGAGCAAAAGGTAATGAACTAGATCTAGCAGGACTAGTTTGCAATAGTATTTCTAAAGAGGATCCAGATTATACTAAGTGTATAAACCCAAAGAGGGGAGTTGACGGAGGAACAACCTGGGAGTATCGTAGGGGATATATTGACGGATCCTTTGAAACGGAGTTGAAACATGCCAAGAGGAAGAGTGACCAAGGTTGATATCTTGGCAAGAGTATACAAATTAAAGAATGATCTGAATGAAAAACATGCCAACAAACCAGGTCAATGGTTGGATGGCGCAGATCAATCTTTGAATGATGTGCTTGATGTATTGAATGAGTATTCACAGTGACAATTTTCAAAGTGTCCAAAGTGCTTGACAAAACACTTAAACTAACTTAATATAAATAAGTGGAAGTGGTGGGGGTTTCCTCACCTTTTTACTCTTCCCCTTAAACCGAGACCTCTAGGGAAGTAAAAAACGTCTCTCATACCAACTCTGGAGGGTAGAGTTGGAATATTTTTCCTAGTGTTCCCCGCACTTTTACTTAACCCTTTTTCAAATGTCAACTCTTACACGTCAACAATCCCCGTCAGTCTGGGATAATTTCTGTGAGTGGGTCACATCAACCAATAATCGTTTGTATGTTGGTTGGTTTGGAGTCCTCATGATTCCTACCCTGCTTGCTGCCACAATCTGCTTCATTGTTGCCTTCGTTGCTGCACCTCCTGTAGACATTGATGGCATCCGTGAACCAGTTGCTGGTTCTCTAATGTATGGTAACAACATCATCTCTGGTGCTGTTGTTCCTTCCTCAAATGCTATTGGACTTCACTTCTATCCCATCTGGGAAGCAGCCTCTCTGGATGAGTGGTTGTACAATGGTGGTCCTTACCAGTTAGTTGTATTCCACTTCCTCATTGGCGTCTTTGCCTATATGGGTCGTGAGTGGGAACTGTCTTACAGACTGGGTATGCGTCCCTGGATCTGTGTTGCTTACTCTGCTCCTGTAGCAGCAGCATCTGCAGTATTCCTTGTTTATCCTTTCGGTCAAGGTAGTTTCTCCGATGGTATGCCTCTTGGTATCTCTGGTACTTTTAACTATATGCTTGTATTCCAAGCAGAACACAATATCCTTATGCATCCGTTCCACATGCTCGGTGTTGCTGGGGTATTCGGTGGATCTCTGTTCTCTGCTATGCATGGAAGTCTTGTTACTTCTTCGCTGGTTCGTGAAACCACAGAAACTGAGTCCCAGAACTATGGTTACAAGTTTGGACAAGAGGAAGAGACCTACAACATTGTTGCTGCACACGGATACTTTGGAAGACTCATCTTCCAGTATGCATCCTTCAACAATTCCCGTTCCCTGCACTTCTTCTTAGCTGCATGGCCTGTTGTTGGTATCTGGTTCACTGCTCTTGGTGTTAGCACCATGGCATTCAACCTCAATGGTTTCAACTTCAACCAGTCCATTGTGGAGTCTCAAGGTAAAGTGATCAACACTTGGGCAGATGTCCTCAACCGTGCTGGTCTTGGAATGGAAGTCATGCATGAGCGCAATGCTCATAACTTCCCTCTGGACCTTGCTGCTTCTGAGTCCACTCCTGTGGCACTTCAGGCACCAGCCATTGGTTGATCTGTCATAAAATCACAACAATGGGGTGTTAACAGCACCCCTTTTTTTAGTCTTAAATGGTAAATAAAAATGGTTGCATCAACAATTCAACAAACAAGGAGGGGATGGTTTGATATCCTTGATGACTGGCTTAAACGGGATCGCTTTGTCTTTGTGGGTTGGTCTGGACTACTTCTTTTTCCCACTGCTTATCTTGCAATTGGGGGCTGGCTTACTGGCACTACCTTTGTTACGAGCTGGTACACCCACGGACTCGCAAGCAGTTACCTTGAGGGTGCTAATTTTCTTACAGCGGCTGTGTCAACGCCTGCTGATGCTATGGGTCATTCTCTTCTTCTACTTTGGGGTCCTGAAGCTCAAGGAGACTTTGTCAGGTGGTGCCAACTTGGAGGGTTTTGGGCCTTTGTTGCTCTCCACGGTGCATTTGCCCTCATTGGTTTCATGCTTAGGCAGTTTGAACTTAGTCGTCTCATAGGAATCCGTCCTTACAATGCTATTGCGTTCTCTGGGCCTATTGCTGTTTTTGTCTCTGTTTTCCTCATCTATCCACTCGGACAGTCTAGTTGGTTCTTTGCGCCGAGTTTCGGTGGCGCGGCGATATTCCGCTTCCTTCTCTTCCTCCAGGGCTTTCATAATTGGACGCTCAATCCCTTCCATATGATGGGAGTTGCTGGTATACTTGGTGGAGCACTACTGAGTGCTATCCATGGTGTAACAGTTGAGAACACTCTGTATGAAGATGGTGATCAGGCAAATACTTTCAAAGCATTTGACAGCACTCAAGAAGAAGAAACTTATTCAATGGTTACAGCAAACCGTTTCTGGTCTCAGATCTTTGGTATTGCGTTTAGTAATAAGAGGTGGTTGCATTTCTTTATGCTGTTTGTTCCTGTTATGGGTTTGTGGACAAGTTCCATCGGTATTATTGGTCTTGCTCTCAACCTTAGGGCTTATGATTTCGTTTCCCAAGAAATCAGAGCAGCAGAGGATCCAGAATTTGAAACCTTCTACACAAAGAACATCCTTCTGAATGAAGGTCTACGTGCTTGGATGGCACCAGTGGATCAACCTCATGAGAACTTCGTGTTTCCAGAGGAAGTGCTTCCCAGAGGTAATGCATTGTGATTCAGTCTTTAGGATTCTTATTACTTCGTATAGCATTAGGCACCATGCTCATCCATCATGGATATGAGAAACTAGAGAACATTGAAAACTTTGCGGATGCATTTGTAAGACCATTGCATCTTCCATTCCCAATCTTATCCTCATACTTCGCAGCATTCTCTGAGATTGTGGGGAGTTGGTTGGTTATCTTTGGACTTGGCACTCGTCTGGGTGCCCTAGCAATCCTAGGTACAATATCATTCGCAATTTATCATGCTCTAGTTACATCTGGATTTAACATATATTTGCTAGAACTTTTAATTCTTTACTGGGGAGGTGCAGCATGTGTCTTTCTCAATGGTGGGGGTAACTTCTCACTAGATCATCTCATAAAACTAAGACTCACAAATGATTAAATCTCTATTCACTTTAATGTTTGCTGCTCTAATGTGGGTACAAGTCCCACAGTGGAGTGATGATTGGTCTAAGTGTGCTGTTGATGTACCAGACACAGCATGTCATTGGTATATCACAGCACCTGATAGCACAATGGGTGAAGGATTCAGTTGGGCAAATGCTCCTTGGTTTAGCGTTGAAGGTCTTCGTGATATTGGAGAACTTCATAACACAGTTCAATCTCTACAGGAAGCATGAATAACTTTGAAGTCTTTTTCTATTTTGTATGCTTTGCTGCCATTGGTGGAGCTGCTTTTGCAATGATGTGGGGGAACATTCAATCTATCAATAAAATGATGGATGAACCTCCCAAACCAAGGCATCCAGAGGCACCTGCTCCAGGTGATGAGGTAATGTATGTGGACCTCTCAAGAGAGAGGTTAGAAGACCTTTACAAGGATGATAAAGAATGATATGCTAGGAGGAGAAATCCTCCTTTTTTAATGGCAGATCAAGTTTCCTCAAGTAGAAAAGCTTCAGCAGTAATGAAAACAGTGTCTGGAAAATTATCAGAGGTAATCTCCACTCTCGGTTGGGAATGTTATGATGATGTGGTGGTAGAGATTGGTGGCACTCAGGTTTCTGGTATTCATCAAGGTGAAAACTATAACAAGAAATGGGCTGCACCATATGGAACACGTAAATATAATAAGGATGCATTCATAGTCATCAAGAATCTGGATCGCAGTCCTTTTGAACCTTCAAAACCATTTCCAGAAGGTGAATTCAAACCTGCCCACCCTCACCAATCTAAATGACAGAAGACCCATTCAGTTTACGCCCCCTACTTGACATTGTAGGGGGCATTCTCATATCATTAAGCATAATTGCAATTCCTTTTATAGTTATAGTTCTATTATGATGTTCACAGTTTACAGTAAAAATGGATGTCCCTATTGCACAAAGGTCATCAGTGTCCTACAATTAGCAGAGTTGAAATTTGTGGAGTACAAACTAGGAAGAGACTTTGATAGAGATCAATTCTATGATGTCTTTGGACAGGGTTCCACATTCCCTCAGGTTCTCAAAGATCAAGAGAAACTTGGTGGATGTGTGGATACGGTTAAATATCTCAGAGAAAACAAACTGGTGTAATGAATGAGGAAACCTATGATATGATTGAGCATGTAATTGACAATGCCTTCAGGGGCAATCTAAATTTCAAGTTTTATGATTTTCTTAAAGATAACAAAATCAAGAAGCATGAGATTGATGCCTTTAATGAAAGCTCTGTTGCTGCAGAGCTGAGTGATTTGACTTTACAACTTGAAGAATATATCAAAGGTGGTGCTGATGATGAGCACAAACAACTGAGAGAGGCTTATGGTTTCATATCTAAACCTCAGGCAAGAAAAATAAAAGAATACCTATATGGGATTCTTCTTGATGGATGGAGGTACAGTAGTGACAAAAGACCAGGGAGGAGAAGAAAGTCCTCTAAATAAAGTCAAAAGTGATGATACCCTCAAAATGAACAGAGGTGTAGAATTACTATTAAGAAACAAAAGGAGGAAACCCAGACCAAAAACTTTCCAAGTGAGGTTTGGTAAGGTGATCTCCTTACTAAGAAGGGAGATTCACATTAATCTAGACTTCTCATTGGATGTCTTAAAACACAGTCCTAGAGGGGAGAGGTAAAATGTTAGCAGTAACCCTAACACTGTCTACAGTCATTTCATTATTGTTTCTGGTTGTTGGAGGTGTAGTTGGATATCTTCTTAGAGAGTATGCATATCAAAGAACAGCTACATACATTCCCACCCACCCTGAAATGTTTGATGAGAATGGACAGATTATCCCAGATGAAATTTTATCAGTGAGGTTTGAAAATGGCCCAGACGACGAAGAAGAAATTTAGTGTAACTAAAAAACTTCCCCCCAATCCTTTTATCCATGAGATTTTGGAGTTTGCTAGTAAGCAACGATCTAATGCTAAGAAGATTGAGATTTTGAAGGAGCATAGAAATGATGCTCTTGTTTCAATCTTGATATGGAACTTTGATGATACAGTGATCTCTTTGCTTCCTGAGGGGGAAGTTCCCTTTAATAAGAATGAGGCACCCATTGGGACAGACCATACCTCTTTGAGGAAGGAGTATAGGAATCTCTATCACTTTGTGAAAGGTGGCAATGATGGACTTTCTAAGACCCGTAGAGAGTCTATCTTTATCCAAATGCTAGAAGGACTTCATCCTGGTGAGGCAGAAATTATTTGCCTTATTAAGGATAAAGTGCTAGGATCAAAGTATAGAATCACCAAGGATGTTGTGTCACAAGCATATCCTGATATTGAATGGGGAGGAAGAAGTTGAAGATCATTAAAGAAGATTGTGATCCTGTTGATGCACAGGATAAATCACTACCCAATAATGCATTCCTTGTAGAGTATAGAGTGGATGATGCATCTCATTATGACTTAGTTTTTGCAGGTAAGCAAAGTGAGATATTTGATCACTATTATGATACTTACAAAAAGAATTTTGTTACCATGAACCAAGCAGAGGGAAGAAGTAATCCTAAACTTTGGGGTATTGAGAGCAAAGAGAAAAAGAAGAAGTAAGATGGGAAAAGGATTTGATGTTGAATTTGATTTGCCCAAAGATGATTTGGACAAACTCATCAAAAAATATAAGAAACTGAATAAGTATCGCAAATCTAATTTCTTTGAACTGAAAACTCTGGATGGATCTGAAAAGGTTATTTCAAATATGATCAAAGAGTTGGAGGATAATCCTGTAGATGGGTAAGCATTACTTTGTAAATCTGTATGGTTGCCCATTTGGATTACTAAATGATGAATATTTTCTTAGACAGTGTGTCACAGAGGCTTGCTCTACTAGTAGAGTTAATCTATTAGAAATAGTATCTAAATCATTCTCGCCTCATGGTGTGACCATTCTGGGTCTTCTAAGTGAAAGTCATATCTCAATTCATACCTGGCCTGAGAGAGGAGAAGCTGCTGTAGACTTTTTTACCTGTGGCAATGCAATACCTGAATTGGGATGTGACATCATCATCAATAAACTAGAGGCTACAAAACATAGAATTGGTCAGATAGAACGTTGACAAAGTGGTTAAATAGTAATATGATTAAATCATGTATTCCTCATATCATGTATAAGCCTTATTCACCTGAGTGGAATCGTAAAAGGTATCTCAAAGAAGCAATTGATTCATACTTCAATGATTATGTTGAGGTAGATGTAATTTATGCTGATCTCATGGACATTCTTCATGAGAGATCTGAAGGTGCATATGCTGATTTCCAAAGGACAACAGATTTAGAAGCAAAATTGCATAGAGATTAAGATGCTTTCTACTGCATACAGACTTCGTTTAGAGTCTATTTGTAGGCTCATTGCTAATAAAGAGAATGTTCCCCTAGAAGACATGATCTGGGTAGAGAAATTAGCAAAGGCACACACAACTGCAAGAGATTGGTTAAATAAAGCAAGACGTCAGTCTACTTCAGAAATTGAGGAGGGCAGCACTGATGACTTTTTGAATAAGATGGGACTAGGAGATCCTGATCCATCTAATCACAAGAATGGATTTGATGGGGCAGATGAAATTCTTGATTGGTTTAAACAGGACAAACCAGACGATTGGAGACAGAGAGACTAATGAGAGCAATCATTTACTCAAATGACAATCAAGAGTGTGAGAGAGCAGAGAGTCTGCTGAAAAGTGTCCAGTTTAGTGGTCATGATATTAGTGTCTATCATGTAGGCCAAGACTTCTCAGAGATTGGATTCAAGTCCGAGTTTGGAGAGAAGGCAGAGTATCCTCAGATTACAATTGATAGTGATGGGTCAAGACATGTGGGTGGTTTGAAGGATTTGCTACACTTTTTTAGAGACAAAGGTATAATTCTGTAGAAATAGTAAAATTGTATCACAAGTTACATACAAACTTGACTATATAAGTCATGAGGTCTATAATAAGACCATCGTTCATCCAAGAGTCAGAAGTAAAATTCAGTCTCAGGACGCAAGTAAGTCGCGGAACGGAGCGTTCATCCCATGTTTGAATTTTTTCTTTCATCAACCATTACATGTTCAGATGCTGATGCTATGGTCCTTAGGATCCAAAAGCATGAGAATCTGAAAGCAGAGTGGAAGTTAGAATTAATTGAAACCATTCAGGACTATACTTCTGAGTGTAGATGGGACGCAAACGACTGAAGGAACGGGATTAAAAACCCCTTACTTTCAGGAGAAATCAATGAACACACTTACAATCATTAAGAAGCAAATTAACAAGGCAGCAGCTCTGCATGACGCACGAATCACTCACACTGCATATCGTGGTGTAAAGTGTGAAGTTCGTAAGGCAGGACAGGAGCCTCATGGCACCTTCTGCTATCGTGGTCGTACCTATACCAAATGAGGTAATTATGGGAGCACTACAACTCACAGCAGTCACCACTCTTGCTTGTTTTGCGACAATGTCATTATGGTATGGTGAAATACTCCTTCTAAAAAAAATCTGAGGGATGACAAATGCTGAAGATCAAATTTTGTTATGATCTTCCAGAGTACAATCCAGAGACCCATGATCCAGAAAAAGTTTTTAGACTTTTGACATATCGTGGTGTATCATATGCTAAATGGATTTTTCTTAAATCACATGGCATATCTGATTGGAAAGTTTTTTAGAGGACCTTGACTGGTCCTCTTTTTTTATCTATAATTAGTACAAGTAAATATTCTCCTATGGAAAAGGATAAACTCAAACTAATTGTCAGAAATCTTAAATTACTTGTAGATGCACTAGAGTCTGAAGTTTACTCTGATACTACTGCATACCTTGACAAGAGAGAAAACTTAGATGATCCAGCATCATACTATGCCCCAATCTCTGACTATGATGAAATTTTTAATGATGATGATGGATATCCAGACTAACCAAGATTGGAGATACACAGAGGACAGAATGAAACTTAGGGCAGGATGCCTTAATATTCTACTCAATAAATATGGAGGTGTAAGGATAGAGGAGGCACCTTACAGCACTCAAGACATTTATGAGTGTGTTGATACCTGGATTTCTCAAGGCAATAAAACATCCAATGGTATCAGTGCATATTTCAATGCATACTTCAATAGAGGTTAAAATGTACGAAGAATTAGATTGTTTTGAAAGGGCACTACAACATTTTGGAACAAGAGTTGAAATAATCACAGCCATGGAAATGGCAGACAAAATCAAAACAGAGGATGCTTATCAACAAATTAAAGAGGAACTAAAGGAACTAAAAAAGGTGAGGAAGAATTTTAAATGAAAGTAACACTACTATCAGTCACCCCCGATGCAGAGAAGCACATTGCTTACTGTGCAAGGGTCAGTAACCCCACTAACCAGGGCAATGATTCCTTTGAGGGTCTTATCAAGTATTGCATCAAGCACAAGCATTGGAGCATCTTTGAACAGGCATACATGACTCTTGAGATAGAAACATCAAGAGCAATTGCGGCTCAAGTGCTACGTCATAGGAGCTTCACATATCAAGAATTTTCACAAAGGTATGCTGATTCATCTTTGTTGATGGATAAGATTCCTCTTCCAGAATTGAGACGTCAGGACACTAAGAATCGTCAGAATTCCACTGATGATCTTGACCCATTTGTTAAACAAAATCTGGAACTCCAGATGCAGACTCTGTTTGACTCTTCTATGGCACTGTATCAACAGATGCTTGAAAGAGGTGTAGCAAAGGAGTGTGCTCGTATGGTCTTACCATTAGCAACTCCAACTAGAATGTACATGACTGGATCTGTTCGTTCATGGATTCACTATATTGATCTGAGATCTGCCAATGGAACTCAGAAAGAACATATGGACATTGCCAATGAGTGTAAGAGACTCTTTACTGAACAATTTCCCATCATTGGGGGTGCCCTTGACTGGGTTTAATAAATATACATACAATTGAGGTTGATATGCCAACATATCCAGTGAAAAATATGAAGACAGGAGAGACACAAACTCTCCATATGACTATGATTAAATATAGTGAGTGGAGAGATGAAAATCCTGATTGGGATAAAGATTGGTCAGCTGGATGTGCTGGCGTGGGAGAAGTAGGGGAGACATATGATAAACTGAAGAAGTCACATCCAGGTTGGAATGATGTTCTTCATAAGGTATCCAAGATGCCAGGTTCAAATGTTAATCCTGTTTAATTAGAGTTTATGCCCAAGAGTAGAGGAAAGTCTTCAGGTATTGGTAGCACCAATCCAGTCCCATTTGGAATGAGTAATAGACAAATGAAGCGAAAGAAACCAATTAATCTTGATTATGCCAAGAAAATTGAACCACTGACTGACAACCAGGAGATTTTCTTTAATTCATACAAGAAGAACCAAAATATGGTTGCCTATGGGTGTGCAGGCACAGGCAAGACATTCATTACCTTATATAATGCACTTCAGGATGTATTGAATGTTAACACTCAGTATGAGAAAATCTATATTGTGAGATCTTTGGTGCCTACCAGAGAGATTGGATTCCTGCCTGGTGATCATGAGGACAAATCAGACATCTATCAAATTCCATATAAGAATATGGTAAAGTATATGTTTGAGATGCCTGATGACTCATCTTTTGATATGCTTTACAATAATCTTAAGGCACAGGGAACTATTAGTTTCTGGAGCACATCATATATTAGAGGTACAACCTTTGATAATTCAATTTTGATTGTTGATGAGTTTCAGAATTTGAATTTCCATGAATTGGACTCTATCATCACCAGAGTAGGTGAAGGTTCAAAGATCATGTTCTGTGGTGATGCAACACAGACTGACCTTATTAAGATGAGTGAGAAGAATGGCATCATTGATTTCATGCGTATCTTGAAGAACATGCCATCCTTTGATGTCATTGAATTCCAAGCTGAAGATATCTGCAGAAGTGGATTTGTCAAAGAGTACATAACAACAAAACTTGAATTAGGACTCTAATGTTCAAACATATTGAGATTGATTACCCTAAATTAGATAGGGAGATGATTGATGGTGTTAGATACTATGACACTCCAGATGGAAATAAACTTGTTTCTATTACATCTATCATTAGTCATTACAACAGAGAGATCTTCAGAGAATGGAGAGCAAGGGTAGGTAATGTAGAAGCAAACAAGATCACAAAGCAATCCACAAGCAGGGGCACTGACATGCATACTCTTGCTGAGTGCCATCTTCGCAATATTAAATTACCTGAAGTCCAACCACTATCGCAATTTCTCTTTCTACAAGCTAAATCTGATCTAGACAAGATAGATAACATTCATGCTATTGAGCAAGCACTCTTTAGCAAAGAATTGGGTGTTGCTGGAACAGTTGATTGCATTGCTGAATATGAGGGTGAACTTGCTGTGATTGATTTTAAGACTAGTAAGAAACCAAAACCTGAAAAGTGGATTGAGCACTATTATGTACAATGTGCAGCATATGCTTGCATGTTATATGAAATGACTGGTATAATGGTGAAGAAGTTTGTCATCATAATGTCTTGTGAAAATGGAGAATGTGTAGTTTATGAACAATACGACAAGAGAAAGTATATCAACTTACTCTCAGAATACATTAGAGAGTTTGTTGAATTTAAGCTTCAAACCTATGCCTGAAGAGAACATTAATGAACTGATAGAGAAGAAGTTCTACAGTTCTAAAAAGTTTGCTGAAGAGATTGAAAAGACTGTGCTTGAAAATAAGGGCATGAAGTACATAGATGCAATCATTTTTTTCTGTGAGAAAAACAATGTGGATGTTGAGTCAGTACCTAAGTTAGTTTCAAAACCACTTAAGGAAAAACTGAAAGCAGAAGCAATGGAGTTGAACTTGTTAAAAAGAACATCTCGTGCTAAGTTACCACTATGATTTCTTACAAAGAACTCAGACACCTCAGAATGCTTGCTGCAATAAGAGAGGGATATCTTCCTGAAGATCAACTCAAGTATTTGGGTATGATTGATGGAGAACACACCTATCTTATTGACAATAAGCATGTTGTTAAACTTGATGAAATTGTTGATTTTGAAGAGATAAATGATCAAGGTGAAACCATTTGATACATACAAGTCCTATCTTGGATTGAAAAATCATTTTACAAAACAGAAGTATGACTACCACAAGTATTGTGGTAGATCAAAAGCATCTGTGCAGAGTTTTTACAAAAGGAAAGATAGATATTTCTTTGAGAAACTCAGCAGACAAAAAAATGATAGTGAGGTGATTGAGTTTTTTGTATCTAATTTTGTAGCATGTGATAATCCAGAGTCCTTATGGATTGGTGAGATTGTGAGAAATGGTGAAGACTATTACACAGACTGGAAGAAGAAGATGCAGTCTATGTCTTACCTCTTTAAGGAGCAGGTAGACACACTGTTTAGTGATCATAAATTTGATGAGGTATTTCACATTGAGAATGGTAAACATCCTGTTCTTGTGAAAGAGCTTCTTCAGAACAACATATCATTAGAGACTTTCATTATTCTTGAAAACATTCTTGGATTCAAGAAAGATTTTGATAATAAAATGAATGATCCTGTGTGGGATTTTCTTTCACTCAGAATTGACAAGTATAAATCCTTCCTACATATTGATGTGTTACGCTATAGGAAAATTCTTAAACAGGTTCTAGGGATATGAGTTATTTTAAGTCTGATATTGTTCAGCAGGAAATGAGAGAGATTGAGAAACTTCAAGAGAAGGTCTATAAATCTGTTTTCCTTTTTCCTGCCATGAGCAAAGAGGATAAAATAGAACATATAGAAATGATGGAAGATCTGCTGAAGAGGCAGAGAATCTTTTATACTAGACTTACATTGTCTGATGATCCTGATGCTGTCAAAATGAAAGAAAACATCATATCACAAGCAAAACAACTTGGGTTCCCCCCAGATGTGAATCTTGATTATGTTTTCTCCAATATGGTTAATATGATTGAGAATATGAAGAAGTCTTTGAATAATTCTTGACAACTGACACAAACCCAATAGAATATAAGAGGCTACCCAACCCTCACACAAGCTAAGGGAACAGGCCAAATCTAACAAATAAGAGGTAAATCCAATGTCTTTTTCAGACCTGAAGAAACAATCTTCACTTGGGTCTCTCACCAATAAGTTGGTGAAAGAAGTTGAAAAAATGAATAACTCTGGTGGTAGTGGGGCAGATGATCGCCTCTGGAAACCAGAAATGGACAAGTCTGGTAATGGATATGCAGTCATTCGCTTCCTACCAGCACCTGAAGGAGAAGATCTCCCCTGGGTGAAACTGTATTCTCATGCATTCCAAGGACCTGGTGGATGGTATATTGAAAACTCACTGACAACAGTTAGTGGGAAAGATCCTGTTGGAGAACTCAATCGTGAACTCTGGAACAGTGGAAATGAGTCTGATAAGGATGTTGTTCGTAAGCAAAAGCGTAAGCTTTCTTTTTATGCAAACATCTATGTTGTGAAAGATCCTGCCAATCCTCAGAATGAGGGTGGTGTATTCCTTTATAAGTTTGGTAAGAAGATCTTTGACAAGATCATGGATGCCATGCAACCTGAGTTTGAAGATGAAACTCCTATCAACCCCTTTGACTTCTGGCAAGGTGCAAACTTCAAACTGAAGTTGAAGAAGGTTGCTGGGTATTGGAATTATGACTCCTCTGAGTTTGATCGTCAGGGTCCTCTCCTGGATGATGATGATGCCCTTGAAGCACTTTGGAAGAAGCAATATTCTCTGAGTGCATTTACTGCTGCTGATCAGTTCAAAACCTATGATGAACTGAAGAAGCGTCTTGATTATGTTCTGGGATCAAAATCAACACGTAATGTAGCACAGGAGGAGACTGAATATGACAACTACGCAGCAACAGAACAGAAGTCTGTCAGCGAAGAAGATGTTATGCAGAAACTTGAAGATTCTTACAAGGCATCAAAGCAAGTTGAATCAACATCCACTTCTGATGACGATGATCCTATGTCTTACTTCTCTAAACTTGCTGATAGTTGATGATGAAATACAATCAGATATGTTTGACACTTCTTGTGATAGCATCATACATTAATCTGTTAAGAGGGTGAAATTAAAATTCACCTTTAATTCCAAAAAAGGGGTAAAAAATTTCTCCAGAATTTTTTGCCCCCTTTACCTTTTTTATTGATATAATCTTATATTTTCTCCCCTTGTTAATTCATCAGAGACATACTGTGAACTACCTGATTGATTAGCAAGAACATCTTCAACAGTTTCAAGTGCGAGACTTAAAAACTGTGTTTTAAGTAAAAATATATTTCTTCTGTCATTCTGTATCTTTTGTTCATACTCATAGTTTGTCACAGTATCCAATAAACTTTCTGTCTTCATCTGACCATTATCATAGAATGTCACAGAATAAGTTGAAGGCACTTCTAAACCTTGTGGAACAATAGTCACACCAAGTGATGATTTGACTTCTTTAGTTTCATAGTGATGAACACCAAAGATCTTCTCTTCACTGCCATATTTCCCAATGAGGTAATTATAGAATGCATCCTCTTGTAGTGGCCATTCATTCTGGTAATTGACTATATTATTAGTCAACATTACCAACCAATCAAGATTTGAATCTCCATAAATCTTGAAAGCCACCTGGTCTGGTCTTTCATTGCCAATAATCTTATATTTGGTGAAATTGGTTAAATCACCAAATATTGTGTCATTGACTTTTGTTCTCTTAAATAGATTTTTAACTCTTACATAGTCTGAAATGTTAGCTCCAGATAATCTGCTAACATACTCAAAGTCTGGTAAGTAAGAAAAGTACTGATTTGCCATTAGAATCCCATGTCGTCCCCTGAACTATTGATATAATCACCTGCATAAATTGGTTGAAGTTCACCAAATGACATAGTTATAGAATATGATGTCATTGATCCTGTTTTATATGTAGAATAAGACCCATCAGGGGTATAATTTACATTAAAAGAAGTCAATGCACATGGTTTAAATTTATTCAAATATGGATGTTGTCCACCATCATCCTGATCAAAAATATATTCTAGTAAGTATACAGATGGTGTCTGTAAAAAATTACCTGATGATGAAATTGAAGGTGTAGATGTTTTTTTGAAAAATCTAATTATTCTTCTTATCATTATTGCTTCATCATCAGATCTTGGTGTAAGATTGAAATTGAAGTTAAAAGTTCTCAATCTTGGTCCAGAGAAGAGAAGCTCAAGATTGGGATTGATGACAGTTCCTGTTGTTCTTGTCAAGACATTTGCACCAACTGCCTGACCAGCAAAGTATGCTGCTACTGCTTGTTTTGTTGCTGGATCAGCTAAAGCTTTTTTTATCTCTCCCATGGTCTGTCCAGCCATTCCTGTAACAGCTCCAACTACATCCAAATCACCAAGTTTTTCAATACCACTCATAGCTACACCAGCAGCAGCAACTTGAAGAGCATTTATTTTATCTCCACCCCAATCAATTGAGTTTGTTTCTGAGAGATTAGGTTGCATGGGTAAAACAACATCTCCTAAAGATTTAGTAAATCTTTTCTTAAGGTCTTTTGTTGTTTCAGCTTGTTGCTTGCTTAGTCCAGACTCAACATAAGCATAAGCAGTGATTCTGATATGGTCATACCCAAAAGGTGGTGGTATAACTGGATATCTCATGCTACCATCATTTATTGCTGCAACTGGAGGAGTCTCTATAGGCATTTCAAGACTCACAATTGATGTTTTGACAATATCTGACTCTGTGTCAATACGATTTCCTGAACCAGAATTTTGCACAGATCCACCACCACCTCCAGATCCTCCAGATACTCCAGATCCTCCAGATGCTGTATTAATACTTAACTCCACATCAACATTGGCAGAAACTTTACCATCTTTTGGAGTATTTGGACCCTTGTCCTTCTTACCCTTGTCTTGTGATGTTACTTCAGCAATTTCAGCAGGTTCAGCAGTATTATTAAGAGATTTAAATCCTTTCTTCTTCTCAAGTTTTTCAAGTATTCTCTTCAATCTCTTATCATCTCTTCGTGGTTCATCATTATTCAGCCTTAAGGCTGCTGCTCTATCATATTCAGACTCTGCTAAAGCAAGAATACTTGACAGTGCATTTTTTCTAATTTTTTCTAGTTGTTTTTCTTTGTTTTTATCACCAACAAAATACTCCTCAAATTTTTCTTCATCGCTTATCGTTACCTTATCAACTCTTGGGTTGTATCTGTATATTGGTGTTTCACTTCCTGGTTCATAAACATAGTAATCACCTTGATCTGTGTCAAGTTCTAATTTAAGTGTTTGTTTTTTTCTCTTTTTATCAGTTTGACCCTGTTTCTTCTTTTTTAATTCTTTATTGATTCTTATCTCTCCAGTCCATTTTTTCGTGGGGAGACCTGCTTCATCCAAATGCGCTACCCACCCGTCTAAATTTTTTTTATATTTACGACTCATTGGTAGGATACTTTATTTAATTATTTATTCTAATATATTGATATGGAATAGACCTCAAATCAGTCAGTTCCATTGGGTAAATAACATGCATCTGTCCTATAACTTCATTCCAGGTATAATTTCTAACTTCACCCCAATGATAGTTAAGACCTTTGAATCCCCACCTTTGAACTTCAACACATGCTATCAGTGGATTTTGGTCATATTGTATTCTGGGTGTTTTGGGGGCGTATATGAAGGTATAGTATCTACCTACATCAGGGATAACTTCAACATCAGTAGCAACTTCCAAGATTTTCTGCATTCTATCATCTGCTGACGATTCAGAGATAATGTCATCCACAATATACTCAAACCTATTGTTTGCGCTTTCTAGGTATTCCTCTTGATCCATAGAGTTCTTCTTCTGTTATGATTTTAAACTCAAGTCCATTGTCTATACAGAATTCCCTTGCTGCTCTCCACTTTGCTCTATTCACTTCAAAGGTTTTACACTCATAGATGTATGATTTAGTAACTCTTGATTTTTTTGGTGGAGGACTTGTTTGTTTTTTGGGTTTAATCTCAATTACATATTTTTTAATTCTATTGTTTTCTTTCACTTCAATCAAAAAGTCTGGATAATATCTGTGAACTCTATTATCAACTGGTGAAACATATGGTATATTGAATTCTTCACTTGCCCAACTGACTACATTTTCATTTAGATCACAATACTTACAAAAGGTTCTTTCCCAATTACTTCTACAAATGATATTACTGGAATTGCCTTTGTATTTTTCAGGGTGACTAGGTTTATATCTACTCTTGTAAGATCCTGCCACTTTAATCATACATAGTTATAGTAATCACGTTTATTTATAGATGGCGGGGGCACGCTCAGGAAGAATATCTACTTCATCACTGAAATCCAGGTTCATGAACTTGGCACAGTCTTCACAATTTATGGTGAAGTTTCAACCTCCTGCTGATGTTGCAACAATGCTTGAAGGTAGAGGATTAAATTATAGTGGTGAAAATGGATTCTTAGAATTGCTTTGTAATGAAACTACTCTGCCAGGAAGTGCTCTTGCTACTCATGATAAGACCAATGACTACATGGGAGTCACAGAGAAATTAGCATATAGAAGAATATATGATGAGACTCTTGATATGACTTTCTATGTTGATAAAAAATATAAGATTATTGAATTCTTTGAGGGATGGATTGATTGGATATCAGGTGTAGGTGACAATCCTGGAGGTATTTCTGCATATAAAAATACTCAGGTTGGATTTAGAAATCATTTTCCTGATTCATATAAGACAAACATACATGTCAATAAGTTTGAAAAAGATTTACTTGATAGACAGTTATATCATACATTTGTTGATGCCTTCCCAGTTGCAATCAATAACATACCCATAAGTTATGAAACAAGTGATATACTAAGATTCTCCGTATCTTTTTCATATGTTAGATATGTAAGAGAGTACCTAGATATTAATATTGACCCAATTTCAGTTGATTTTGAGAGACCAGGTGACCTTGTTAAGAATAAAAAAGGAAAAGGATTTAGAGCAGTCAGTGGAAAGCAGATTCCACCTGGTATTGGAGGTACTAAGTATATTCCTGAAGGAATGACAATAATTGAAGCCATCAATCAGAATGAAATTTATAAAGATCCAAAGGGTAAAAAGAAGGCATAAATAATCACACTGAATTTTTTAGGTTGTTATGCCTTTACCAACAATTGCAACACCAACATATTCTTTGGTGCTACCATCAACTAAGAAAGAAGTAAAATACAGACCCTTTCTGGTCAAAGAAGAAAAATTACTTGTTTTGGCATTAGAGAGTGAGGATCAAAAAGATATTACAACTGCCATCAAATCTGTATTACAATCTTGCATCAAAACAAGAGGTGTAAAAGTAGAGGAACTTCCTACCTTTGATATTGAGTATCTATTTCTCAATATTAGAGGGAAGTCTGTGGGAGAAGAGGTAGAAGTTAATATTATTGCACCTGATGACAATGAAACATCTGTGAAGGTAGAAATTTCACTTGATGAAATTGAAGTCAAAGAATATGATGGTCATGACAAGAAAATTAAATTGGATGATGACCTGATTATGGAAATGAAGTATCCATCACTTGAACAATTCATTAAAACTAATTTTGATTTTAATGAAAAAACAAGTGTGGATCAATCATTTAATTTGATTGCTGCATGTATTGATAAAATTTATAATGAAGACGAGGTCTGGGCTGCAGCAGATTGTAGCAAAAAAGAACTGACTGATTTTCTTGAGCAGATGAATTCACAACAATTCAAGAAGATTGAGAACTTCTTTACAACTATGCCAAAATTGTCACATGAGGTGACAATTGTGAATCCAAAGACTAAAAAAAAGAGCACTGTAGTTCTGGAGGGATTGTCCAGTTTTTTCGCATAGGCATGGTCCATATGGACCTTGAAAATTATTATAAATTGAATTTTGCCTTAATGCAGTACCATAAATATAGCTTGACAGAGATAGAAAATCTTATTCCCTGGGAGCGTGACATTTATGTTGCACTTCTTCAGCAACACTTAGAAGAAGAGGAATTAAAGGCAAAACAAAGGAATGGCTCTTGATACCCAAACAAATGTAGATAAGGAGATTAATGAGGGTATCCTGCGCACATATTTGGGAGTTGATGACCCCATTGGTATAGATTTTGGTACATATAAGACATTATTGAGAGAAAAAATTGCTGCTGCTAGAATGGGTGGTGGTGACATGGACAGCAGTGACATATCATATCTTACCAATGAATTCATTAGAATTAAAAAGATAGAGGTTCCTGAAGGACAGGCAAAGAAAAAGATTGATATCAATAAGTTTGTAAAAAAAGCAGAAGAAAAAAAGAAATCTGATACAAAATCAGCACAAAAACTATTCAATCTATCTCCTGTAAAAGTTGATAGCACAAAAAGACCATCAGTTAATTCCCAAAAATTATTACCACCAGATCCAGACCTGGATGAATCACAAAATATTGATAGTGATTTTGCTCAGTCTATAAGGGATGAATTTGATTCCAAACTGGATGATGTAATAAATGATGTGCAGAATATTGCAGATGATTTTGACAAGAGATTAGATGATCTTTTAGAAGATATAAGAAATGATAAAGATGAAAAGCAAGCAGTCATTGATGATCTAAAATCAGAGAATGAAGAACAAAAGAAAGCACTTAATATGCTTGCTCCAAGTTTTGCATCCATGGAGGAAAACTTAGAGGAAATACTTGGCAATACTAGAGAACAAACTAAACTGAGAGAAGATGCAGTAAAGCAAGCAGATAAAATTGAGCAGACAACAGAAAGAAAGGACAGAGAGGCAAAATTAGAGAGTAAGACACCTAAAGTTGGTAATACTGTAAAGAAAGCAGAGAAAGCCACCAAACCAATGGGTGGATTTCTTGATATGATATTGAATTTCTTTAAAAACATACTACTTGGTGGTGCTCTTGTAGCACTGATGAATATTATTGAAAATCCTGGTAAAATGTTGAATCCAATCATAAACAATATCAATGGATTCATTGATTTTATTAATAATGCCCTTGAGAAGATATTCACTGTGCTGCTTTTTATACCAAACAAAATGATTGATAATTTTAATTTTGGAATTGGATTTATAACTGATAGAATTAATGATGCTATTAATTTATTTGGTGGAGACCCAATTGAAAAATTCCAGGTTCCAAATTTAGAACCCCCACAGATTCCAAAAATACCACTTTTAGAAGAAGGTGGTGAGACAGAGATGCCAGCTGCTGGAGCAGAGGGTGGTGGGATGGTCCCTGCTATGCAGGAAGGTGGAGTTGTGTTCAGTCCTATTGTCAATATGACCACACCAAAATTTAACAGTGGTGGAGTGGTTAATAGTTTTAAGATGGATGCACCAAAATACAATAGTGGTGGTGTTGTTAACAATTTAAAAATGGATACACCAAGATTTATTGGTGGTGGATCTATGAACCAAAATATAAATCCTCAAAGAGTAAATAATTTCTCTTATGCTAGTGGTGGATCAATTACATCTAATTCAGGTCAAAAGGTATCAGGAATGGGTGCTGATACCCAGTTGATTGCTGCCCAACCAGGTGAAATGGTAATGAGTAAATCTGCTGTAAATTATTGGGGTGCTGGTAATTTACTTGCAATGAATAAAGAGGGTGGTGGAACAAATAAACCAAAGATGGGTAAAGTTAGAGGGTTTTCTGGTGGTGGAATGATTGAGGTAAAGGGAACTGGAAATACAGTTGAGGGTGATTTTATTATGAAAGACTCTGCAGGTAAACAAGTAGGTCCAAAATATCTTGCTATTAGTGGCACATATGCTGGAATGAATGTCGCTCAGAAAGATAGATCAACAACTCGTAATGCTCCCATGCCAGATGGCACTTATCCTGTCATGGGATTTGAAGAGCATGGTTCATATCCAGGGTTACCTGGTATTGGTCATTGGTCTGCTTATGTTAATAATTCAAGTGGATCAATTGGTACAAGAAGTGGATTGATGATACACAATGACATTAATGACGATGGCACTTTGGGTTGTATTGGTGTTGGTTTAGGTGGAGCAGCAGGGTCCAAAGCAGAACAAGATTTTCTAAAGTATTGGAAGCAAGCAAATCCAACCTCAATGAAAGTTGCTCTTGGGTCAAATACTAGATCAGGGGGATCATCTGGCAGTGCCAGTCCTACCCCCCCTAGAACTGCAACAGTAGACAATTCATCAAAGAAAGCAGCATCTGTACCATCACAACCATCAGCACCTGCAGTCAAAGCAACTTTAATCCCACCTATTGGTGATTCATCTCCAAAGGGGTCAAATAGTGCATCAAATGCTGGACAGACAAGAGTCGATGGATTCTCTCCAATTGACATGAATAATCCTGAACTTATTGTCATCAAATCAATCTACAATGTGGTAGGATAAGATGGCAGTAATCACAGCAACAGTTACAGCAATAAAAGCTATCACAACAGTAGCAAAGGTTCTTGCTAAAAAAGCAGCAACTGGTGGCGCTAAAAAATTCATCACTAACAAAGCAAAGAAAAAGGTAAAAGGAAAGATAAAGGATAAGTTTTTTGGTAAGAAAGAAAAAAAAGAGAAAGGTGGGGCACTAGCATTAAGGCCATCAAGTGCAATCACAACTGTAGGATCTACTCCGTTAATACCAATCTCTAATATCTCTAAGTCTCTTGACTCAAAGTTAGATAAGTCATCAACAGATGTAAAACCTACACCAAAAATCGCATATGATAAACTCACTCAAACAATTTATAATATTGTAAAAATTACAGGTGACATTAGTAATGCATCAAGAACACAACTTGAAAGTGATAAAGATATTTTAGAAGAGGAAAGAAAAAGAAGAAAAGAAGCAGCAAGAAAAAGAAGAGAAGCTTTATTAGAGTCTGGCAAAAAAGTAGTAGGTGGTGCTTCATCAGGTGCTGCAGCAGTAGGTGGAAAATTTGGAATTGGTAATTTCTTTACTAATATTTTGATTGGTGGAGCTATAGTAGCAATAATCAAAGCATTCAAAGAGATAGAGAAACTATTCAATGACTTTAAAGAGAATGCTCACTTAATTTTTGTAACTCTTAAGTATGGTCTTGGATCATTTGCACAAGTTGCTAGGGCATTAGGTGGAATTGTCAAAAATGTTGGTGGTAAAATTCTTGGTGGTTTTACTGGATTGACAAGTAAGATTGGTAAGGCAATTACTACAGGAGTAAAGACTGGACTTACAAGATTAGGAAATGTAATATTTAACTTTGGTAAGAATGCATTTAACACAATTAAAAATATTGCAAATGCCATTGTAAATGGCATTTCTCAAGGTGCTCAGGCAGCAGCAAAGTTCTTAGCAGCAAGGACACCACAAGCAATAAAGAATTTCTTTAAAGGTGCAAAAAGTTTTGTTGATGATGCAGCAAAGTTTGCTGCCACAGGAGCACAAAAAGTCACTTCTGCTGCCACTAGTGTTGTGCAAAAAGGTGGTCAATTAGCACAAACTGGTGTCACAAAAGTAAAAGGAATAATAAACAAACTACCAATTGGTAATATTTTAAAGGAAAAAATTGGTCTTGCACAAAAATCTGGTTTATTTTCTGGATTGAAAGGTGTAATTAGTAAAATAAAGGTTCCTATTGTTGGTCCATTGATTGTTCTGGTAGCTGGTCTATTATCAGGAGAACCTGCAGGACAAGCCACTTCAAAAGCATTGGGGACAATGATAGGGGGGTTAGCAGGATCACCCCTTGGACCAATTGGTATGCTAGTTGGTGAACTACTTGGTGCTGAGGTTGGTGATTTATTCTATACTGCATTTCTTAAAGGTGGAGATGAAGGTGGTTTAGAAGCAGCAAAAGAACAACTTAAACAAAAATGGGAGAGTTTTTTGTCTGGTGGAAAAGCAGCACTGGATTGGGCTGGAAATGGTTTTACAAGATTGTATGATTCACTGCCCAAAATTAAGATAAATCCTTTACTACAAAGATTTACATTTGGAATAGAAGAAATTCCTGATCCAAGATCTCTTACTGATCCAATGGGTATAGCAAGGAATATTGGTGCAGCATTCTTAAGTGATGACCCAATGAAACCTGGGGAATTGATTTCACCACCTGTGGAGGAAATACCAAAATATTTTGAGGCAGCTGGAGGATATTACAGCACTGAAACTCAAGAATTCTTAGGAAAAACTGAAGAAGAAGCAAAGGCAGCATTTGGTGTTAAAACAAAAGCACAGTCACAACCACAAGAAAAAATGATGGGTGGTAGTGCTTCAGGATTTGAAGCAAATCTTGCTGCACTACTCAAGAGCTATGAAGGATTAAGAACAAATGCATATAAAGATTCAAAAGGTATTCCAACCATAGGTATGGGGGCAACATACTATCCTTCTGGATTTAGATTATCTGGTAAAGTCAAGATGGGGGACACAATAACAGAGCAGGAAGCATTGTGGATAAAGCAGCAGCACATAAAGGAGCATAGGCAGAGAGTATTAAGAGAGATACCATCATCTGAATATTTTAAAATACCTGAAAATGTAAGGGCTGCATTAGAGTCCAAAGCATTCAATTATGGTAGTCTTGGAAGGACCTTAACAGAAATAGTTATGAGTTCTATTGAAACTGGTGATTATCAACCAGTTGCTGACTACTTTAGAAACAATCTTGCTAAACATGATAATGGACTTAATTCATGGAGAAGAAATGATGAGGCAGGTATGATTGAGACAGGAACCAGTAGTAGAGCAAATGTTTCATTCTCAAAGACAGGCAAAGGCACTGGACAAGATGTCTCACAATCATCACCCCCAGCAACATTGGACTCAGTTGAAAGTGAGCAGAATAATCCAACAATGGGGAGAGAAGCAACTCCAGATAATGATGATAAAGCAGCACAAAATGTGGAACCTGAATCAGCACCAACTCAAACAAGTCCAGCCACATTAGCAGATTCCTCTCCACCATCATCTACTTCAACTGCATCATCAATACAGAGGAAAGCATCATACGAAGAGGGAGCAGAACAAACAATTGCTATTCCTTTGGCAGCACAAAGATCTCAACAGTCACCAATGATAAGAAGTAAATCAAGGGTGATGATGATGGGTGGTGATTCCTTAGATAGATACTATAAGGCACAATTACTTGGTGCATTGTATAAGAGAGGTTGATGTCACAAGATTCATTAAAAACAGGTTCCATAGATAAATTTCAACTGACTGCCAGTATTGGTTCAAATTCAGTTGATTTGTCAGCTGGTATTTCTGACTTCAGATTATATGAAAGTGTCTTGTCAAATACTGTGACTGCCACTGCCATAGTGGTAGAGACTGGTCATGGTGTGAAAGGTTCAATTGATGGACTTCCCATAAGAGGTGGAGAAAATTTAACATTTAAAATAAGAGATGCACAAGGTAGATCAATAAAATCTGAACTTCTGGTTAACAGACTGAGAAATGCTAATCCAGAGTCTACAAAAGATTTGTATATTGTTGATTTTGCATCTCCAGAGTATTTTTCAAATGATACTGTAAGGGTTACAGAAAGATATGAGGGAAAGATATCAGATAATATTGGTAAAATGTTATCAAAGTTGAAAACTACTAGATTTATTGATATTGATGATACTCTTAATGAGTATAATTTTATGGGTAATGATAGAAAACCATTTTATGTCTGTACATGGTTAGCTTCCAAATCTATATCCAAAGATGGTGGACAAGAAGGTGCTGTTGGATACTTATTCTATCAAACTATTGATTCTTTTAAATTTAAATCTGTAGACAAACTTCTTGGACAGGAACCAATAAAAAGTTTCATCTATAACACTGGAGAGAAGGGTGGGCATGATGATATAATCATTAATTACACCATTGATAGAGATATTGATTTACATGAAAATTTATCTCTTGGAACTTATAGCACAAGTGTATTATTTTTTGATCCATTAACTTTTAGTTATGTTGTCAAGGATTATGATGTCTCAGATCAAAAAAGTATTATGAGACCTAAGAAAACAGAGTCTGCTTCTGAATTAATTAATGAAAAGAGGAGGGGTGTAAGTAATCCAAATCCAACACAAAGAGGTATTAGTAGCAATAATCCATCAAGATTGATGAATATTGTTTATGATTATGGAGCATTACCTGCAGGGAAGAGTTCAGAAGAACAATTAAAAAAATTTAAGAATGATCCTGAAAATAAGAAAGAACAAGGTTTTAGTAAGTATGGTGCTGCAGCACTTACAATTATGAGATATAATCAGTTGTTTACAATACAAACAACCATCACTATTCCTGGTGATTTTTCAATAAGGGCTGGTGATACAGTAAAGGTTATATTCCCACAACTTGAGGCAGATAAAAATTCTGGTAAGAATAACAAATCTTCAGGCATATATATGGTAGCACATGTGTGTCATAAAATTACACCAGAGAATACTTTAACAAGTCTCTCACTAGTAAGGGACTCATACGGAAAATGATGGATCAGACACTGTTTAAAACCCATTTTGCTGGAAAAGATGGATTTGTCTGGTGGATTGGGCAGGTTGCATCTGAAGAGAGTTGGCTGCCTAATTTTGCATCTAAACCAACTGAAGAAGCACCTGGGGTAGGAGAGAGATATAAAGTTAGAATCATGGGGTATCATACTGCTGCACCAGCAGATTTGCCTGATTCTGCATTGCCATGGGCAACAGTGATGTATCCTGTCACAGCAGGTGGTGGTGGAAGAGGTAATTACGAAAATTCTGCATTAGCAGCAGGAACATTTGTATTTGGTTTTTTCTTGGATGGTGATGATGCCCAACAACCTGTGATTATGGGTTGTTTGGGATATAATGATTATGCTCAGACTATGACCACACTGAGTCAAAGAAAACCTTTTGTACCATACAGTGGATACTCAGTAAAAGATAGAACAGAAATTGGACCTGGCAACCTCAAAGCAACCCCAAAAGCAAATCCACAACCACCACTCCAAAAATCAAGTGATACTGTTGCTGAGACACAAACAAATAATTCATCAAACCCAAATACTCAACCCTCAAAGTCAGATAGATCAGCAGCAAAGGATAGTCATTCATGTTCATCTCTTGCACAAACAAGCGTTGATGAAACAGCACCAGTAAGTGGATTTCAAAAGACAATTAGAGATGCTCTTAAGAAGGTACAAGATATTCAAAAAGAGATACAAAATGCATCTGATGAGGCAACTGAGTGGCTTGATGAAAAACAGGAAGAAATTAATGCAGGATTAAATGGGGCATCTGCTATTATAAGTTCAATAATGAGAACAATTTATGATGATGCAATGAGAGCTGCACTTAATGAATTTAATAAACTTACAGCTCCACTTCTTGAATCATTAGCACCTGATGAAAAACAAAAAGCTGAAAATGCGCTTGAAATTGCTGCTAGACAAATTAAATGTATATTCAGAACTCTAGTTAAACAACTTTTGAGTCAAATAAAATCATTTGTTACTCAAGCCGCATCAAGAGTTGTCAATGTAACACAATGCTATATCAATAATATTGTGTTACCAATCATGAATAATGTTCAAAATTTAGTAAATGGTGCTTTTGATGCAGCATCATCAGCGATTTCCTCATTAACAGATGGTTTATTAGGATTGACTGATGTTGCAATAGGTGTCTTAGATGCCATTGATGGTGTTTTTAGTTTTAGATTAGGAAGTTTTTGTAAAGAAGATAATGAAAATAATAAATCAATAGTAGATGAATGGTGTGTGGGTTCAGGTACTAAACCAAAATTTCAACTTGGTTCAGACTTAATTGATAAAGTGAAGTCTTCTGTTGGAGATATCACAGGTGCTGTTGATACTGTGACTGACTTTGTTGGGGGTATTGGGGATGATATTGAAAGCACCTTTGATATTGGTGCTCTAGCTAAATCAGCTAAGGATACATGTGGTGAATCACTTTTTGAATTTTGTGGACCACCTCAAGTTAGTTTTAACAGTAAACTTGGGGTAGGAGCAGCTGGTAATTTGATCATCAGTTCTGCTGGTGAACTTTTAGGTGTGGATATGACTGATTTTGGTTATGGATTTTCTTTAAAAACAAGAGCAATCATATCAAGCAATTGTGGACAGGGGAGAGGTGGTAGAATAAGACCAATTCTTGGTAAAGTTAAGAAATCTAAAAAAGTTAAAATAATAAAAAGTAAAGATCCCAATGATACTGATGATATTATAATTTCTCCACTTGATGGTGGTGGTCTTCCAGGAATAAATGGTGGTGGACTTGGTGGTGGTAATTTTAATGTATTAAAAAATACTGGCACATCCACAGGAGAATTTCTTGGTGCAGGAGGACTAGGTGGAGAGGTAGTTAAGTTTGAACTTTATGAGACACTTGGTGTTGATAATGATTTTTATCCAAAAGATTTAGGAGAATTTGCTAATTCAGTTTATGGTGGAGCAGCTAATTTTTGGAGTTTTTTGTCCCAATCAACACAGGGAGAGATATCTTTAACTGGAGGAAGTGGAACTGGGTTTAAAGCAATTGCGCGTTTTGAAGCATTGGCTGGGGCTGCAGGTAATCCCAATAATACTGCTTATGCAATTTTAAATATACTTGATAAAGGTAAAGGATATAAAGTTGGAGATATTCTTAATTTTCCAGATTTTAATTTTTTGCCTCTTAGTGAAGCAGGCACACAATTCAGACTTAGAATTTCAGAGGTAACACCACCTGATGATACTGTAGAAACAATTGGTATCATTGGTGCTGTTGTAACAAATCCTGGTGGTGGATATTTAACAAAACCAGATGGTAGTAAAGGTGGTGACGGAAGAACATGGGCAGAAAATGATGAAACATTAATTATTCATGATGATGATACATTTGACCCTCCAACTAAACCTGGTTTACTAAAGTGTTTCAAAGTTGGTGATAAAGTAACATTGCCTATCAATACATCAGCAACTGTTGAACCAAGTGGACAAGTATTGATAGGGGGTGTGGAGACCATAATTACAGAAGCAGGTTGTATAACTACTCCCTCACCAACAGATACTGGTGGTATCCCAGGAGAAGGTGATGGAACAGGTGGTATCCCAGGAGAAGGTGGTGGAACAGGTGGTGGAATAGGTGATAGTCCAGGAGATAATGATGGTAAATATCCTGTGGTTCTCAAATTAGATGATCTTATAGTAGAGGATTCTGGAGAAGGATATGAGGATGGTGATACTATTGTAATTGAACCGTCTTTTGGTGCAGAAGCAGGTGTTTCATTTGATAGACAAGGAAGAATTTCAAAAATAACAATTACAAATCCAGGTGAGGGGTTCAATACCATGCCAGATATTTACATTAATACCAAGACAGGTTATGGTGCTGAGTTACTACCAAGATTTGGTATAGATAGAATAGGAAAAGACAGAGAACAAGATTATGATCCTAAAAAAGTAATTCAAGTTATAGATTGTGTAGGTAGATTTGCATGAGAAGAAACACACATCAAAGACCAATAGGCAAAGGTGCCACTGGTGGAGAGTTAGTGTTTGATAAAGTATTGGATGATGGTGAAACATCATCTGTCTATATCAATAATAGAGCAAAATCAGGTAAGGGTAAACATTACATATCTCTGTATAAAACAGGTGATGATCATCTTGCTGGTGGAACTGTTATGAGATCACCTGGAGGGCTTTATGCCAGAGCAGGTGATTCAATAAAATCTGCTGAAGATAATGGAGATCAGGCACCTGATATTGCAGAGAATGTGCCTGCCATTTTTTTTGAAGCAGTTACAAATGACCTTGTATTACATGCACCACAGGGAAAGGTTAGAATTATTGCACAACAAGTTGAACTTGTTGCTTCAGGACCAGAGGGAGCAGGAAATATTGTCCTTTCAGCAAATGGAGAATTGCTTAGCAAAGCAAGTGAAACCAAAATCGTGAGTTCTGGGGGAGCTGTTTTCATGGCAAATGAAAGAGTGGATGTTATAGCAGGAACCAAGTTAAATACATTTGGAGGTAATGGTGAAACACATGCCGCTTTGAAAAAGAATTCAATTTTTAGCGCTGTATTGGCAATATTGGGTGGCAATGCAACATTAGAAACGACTGGAGTTGATCTAGCAAAAAGTATTTTTGGATTAGAAGGATAATGTCAGAGACTATAGCACAAGATTGTTTGGTACAAGGTGGCCAATTAATTGTTGGAGGTGATCTCACACCTTTGAGAACTGTGGGTTTTGCAAACTGTCCAACCACATTAGGTGGTGGTATTCCTGGCGCTGCAGCTATTAGTGGTCCAGTTTTGATTGGTCAAAGATTACCATTTGCAGATCAGATTTCCCAAGGAACTGTGATGATTTCAAGGGTTAATCCAGTATTAGCGCCTAATTTTATACCTCCAAGACCAATTGTTTCAATTCAAAATAATTTAAAGGTTGTTAACACTCCTACTGATGTTTTAATTGGCAGCTTTGCAGCACCTGTAGGTGTTACAATGTTTACTGGAATTACACCAGGAGTATCTGGTGTCAAACAAATATCTCCACCCACTATTAAATCAACTGGACCAGAGGGTCAGAATTTTGTTACACTGATTAAAACCCATGTTGAGGCATTCCTTGAAGACATTGGGATCAAGAATTTAGTTGGTGTCAAAATGGAAAATGGTGTTGATACCAATATGGCACTTGAACTTGGAAATGCACCTAGTGTCAACCAAACTGTACAAAAAGGGGCAGATGTAGTAGCATCAGCTGGAACTCTTAATTCTACAACTGGCATAGCAAAAGCAGCACTGGCAAAAGCTGGTAAAGGATTTGATATTCCTCACCCTACAAAGGATGAGCACAGACTTAGATATATCTGTTTAGAGGGTCCAGAAGTAGGAGCATATATTAGAGGAACACTTAAAGATTCTGACACCATTGAATTGCCAGATTATTGGAAAGAACTTGTTTATGAAGATTCAATCACTGTCAATCTTACGCCAATTGGTAGATTTCAAGAATTGTTTGTTGAAGAGCATGTAGAGTGGGGAACAAGAATTAAAGTAAGATCTGCATCTGGTTCATCAGTACATTGCCACTATACTGTCTTTGGAGAGAGAAAAACACAAGATAAATTACAAGTTGAGTATAAGGGGTTGACACCAGGGGACTATCCAGGTGATAATAGTGAGTATGCTTTAGCTGGTTGGGATTATGCACGTCCAGGAGAACGTCCAGGGCAAAAACCTAAAACATAACATTTATGAAATCTTCCCAACAGTGGTGTATCGTGGGGAGATGGAATGTCATGAAGAATTCAAACAAAAACATAAGGACAATCTGTGCAAATATTGGCACTTTGCTCCTGAACTTCCACGAGATGAATTAACATCACCAGAAAATTCTGGTAGATATTTCTTACATCATGACAATAGATATGATTCATTTTTTACATGTCTTGAAGATAATGTAAGACAATATCTAAGGGTATTGAATGTAGATGAAAAGAAATTAAATGTTTATGTAACCAAATCTTGGGTCAATATTCATGAAGTAGACTCACCACAGATTAAAATACACAATCACAACTCAAGTGACATATCTTTTTGTTACTATCTTCAATGTAATGAAACATCTGATAAATTATGTCTGCACCAAGAGAAAAACCCAAATGAGGTTTCTGGATTTTTATTTGAAACCACAGTCAATCCAAACAATAATTTGATTACCAACTATAATAAATTTAACTGCAATAGTTATACAGTCACACCCATTGAAGGAACAATTATTTTATTCCCCAGCTCAACATTACATTCTACACTTAATCTTATGCCTAGAAGTATCAACAGAATAGGTATAGCAGGAGACATCATTCTTACACTAAAGGAAGAGTATCAAAAATCAGAGTTCAGTATGATTGACCCATCAACATGGAGGAAATTGTGATAAATATTCAAAAATCCTTGATATAGTACTAGAAGATGCCTAAGAAGAGGAAGAAGAGAAGAACAAATGCTGAAGCTATAATACAAACTCTTAATCAAAAAGTAGATCGCACTAAACCTGCTATTGATCAGGCAGTAAAAAAGATTTTGGTTCTGGATTCAACCAAAGAACCATATCAGAATGCTATTAGAGTTCTTGATACACTCACTTTAAATCAATTAGATGAAGTCAATAGACAGATAAATTCTGTTGCAGAAGCATATGACAATAGAATTATCTCTACTGAAAGACCCAATAATTGCAGAAGTGACTTATTTTGGAGAGTAACAGGTATCAATCCACCTATGGGAACTGGCAGGGGTGGTGCAGGAACAGGAGCAGGGACAACAACTTATAATCTTACTTGTACTGCAATATCAGCAGTTAGTATTGGTCAAACTACAGCATATGGGCCTGCTAATGCTGTTGGCACATCTTCTACTGATTCTATCACTTCACCTGTCTTAGGTATTGGAACTCCAATAAGAGCATTTGGAGCTGCTGCTGGTATTGATGGCACCACTAATGGCATTGGGATAGGAGCATCTGTTCTTGCATTCACAATTGGATCAGGAGTTGCTGCTGGGACCACAATTGGTGTTGGCACAGATATTGATTATATTATCACTACCTTGGGTGATCCAGAGGCAACTATTCCAGGTGGTGGTGGACTTAAAGATGGAGATGAAATTCAATTTTCAGATGAGTATAATGTTGGTGGACCTGGTATTCACACCATGGTGATTGATAAAGTTGGTATTGCCACAGTTGTTGCCACAGCAAATGCTGTTACTGATTTTGCTGATGGCAAAAAGGTTCAAGACACAGTTGGTTGTGCTACAGTATTTTTTGATACTACAAGAATACCTGGTATTGGAACTTGGAGTATTGAGGGTCCAGCACCTACAATTTTTCTAGAAACACCAACAGGTCTTGTTACTGTTGGCACTGCTGCAACTGTTCATACTGATAGAATTGAATTAACTGAAACATTTATTGGACCATTTGGTATAAAGAAAAAAAAGGATATTAAAGATGCAAGATATAATTCAGTTGGTATTGGTTCTATCTTACAAATTCACAGTAATAGAATTGTTAGTCTTGAATCTCCAGTCCTAGTTAATATTCCCTATGACAACACTGGTGGAGCACAAGTTTGGGAATCACCTGGATTGGGAGTGACATTCTTCCACTTCTTTATTGAGGAACAACTGCAGAGTGATCTGGAGGTAATTGAACCTTTATCAGATCCTACAATTATTGGTATTGTAACAACACCTGGATTAGATAATAAAAGTGGACTTCTTGGTATTAATCCATATCATGGTCTCAAAATGTATTCTGAACCATATTTTGAAGACATAGCAGACACTTATGTTGCTGGTGCCATTGGAACTTGTAAATCTGGGACAAAGTTTTTAAACTTCTATCAAGTTAAAAGAGAAAATCCAATTGGAGAAATTTTATTTGAACCAGGGCAACTTGTTAGTGCTCCTGCAGGTGTATTTCCTACCTCAGCTGGGGAAAGATCAACTAACAAAATTGTTGGTATTGACACTGCACTTGTTGATTTTAGAAATATAGGATTTGATCCTGATGCCACAGACAGGGAATCAATAGAATTTGATGACAATGGAAATCCAATCCCCCCTAGTAATTTAACTGTTGTTTTTAAATTTGAATTAGAGGATACTATATCAGTAGATGTAAATGCTCCAAATACTTCAGGAAATAAACCAGAATTTGTTGTTTTTGATGTTCTTAGAAGTCCAGATGAATTTAAAGATCTTCTGAATGATTTCAGTCTGCCAAGAGATACACCAGCACTTGTACCTCAGACCATAAAGATGATGACCACCAACACAATTGGTGCAGGATCAAGTGTGGAAGTCGTTAATAATTCTGATCCTAATGTTAAAAAGACATGGAATCAGTTTTTAGATGGTCTTCCTGACCCTGAAGATTTTAATAAAACTGTCAAAGAACCAAGAGTTGGACCAGGAGGAATATGGTACAGGGAAGGATATACCAGGAGACCAGTAATCCCTGATCTGACCAATGTTGATGGTGTTTTTGAAGCAAATGGAAGAAATGCTATTGGGGGTGATAAAATATATAATATTCCTGAAATTAAATTTACTCAACTTTATGAAGACGTTCCTCAAGGGACTTCACAATGTGTTGCTCAGGAAGCTGCACTTACTGATGCTATCAATTTACTCAATACCCTTGAGGCACAATTGACCTCAGATAGTTCACTTACCAGTAGGAGAGTAAGAGTTGCTAATTTATTGAGAGAACAGTTGGCAGAAATTAATCAAAGAATATTTTCTTATAGATTACAAAATGGAGGGGTCAATAAAGACAACAAAGCTATAAATGATTTTGAAAAAATCTTAAAAGATAAAGAATTCATTGCACTAATTAATCAAACTCCACTTAGCGATCTATATCATGAAAAAGTATTTGGAGGTGCTCCTGATACTGAATATGAAGAACTTGATCCAGAGACTGGATTACCTGTAGATGATGATCCAAATCCTTTTATCTAATATGACTAAAATTACACATCCAAAACAAAATATTGAACTTGAATATAGTGGGCTAGTTGGTCCAGAACATGCTGTCTTTTTCAGAGGACATGCCAAGAATAAAAATACAATCAGACTTCCTGAGCACTGGAGAGGATTGATTGATGAAAGCACGATTACTGTTCATCTGACACCATTTGGTGCTAGTCAGAATGTCTTTGTGAAGGGTATTCAGGACAATGTGGTATCACTCAGATCCAGTGGTCCTATTCCAATCAACTGTTATTATATGGTGATGGCAGTCAGAAAGGATGTGCCACCTCTTGAAGTGGTACAAGAGTCTTGACACCACTACCATATTGACCTATACTTAAGAAGTCAATAGAGGTCCCATGCACCAAACAGCAGACTGGTATGAATCAGAAGAAAATGATGAGTATCTAACCAGGGTTGTGGTTGATACTTGTGGTCGTACTTTTAGACTCTATTCTAACTTAGGTACAGAGAAAGAAGTAACATGTGATACTGTTGATCAATTCATGGATGTTCTTGAGTTGGTGCGTGGTGTTGTACATTCTGATACTGTGATTTATACAGATCCATTGGTAAAGGTCTGATACCTTTGGGACGGTGGCGGAATTGGTAGACGCACCAGACTTAAAATCTGTTGAGCACTAGCTCGTGAGGGTTCAAGTCCCTCTCGTCCTATTATAAATAAGGTGCCTTTGTGGCAGTAATCTAACCTTATACTAATAATATGTACCCAACACCAAACAAATCCGACAAAATCTTTATCAAATCTAGAAATCCTTACAAAGCAATAGATCCAGTAGAAAAAATTATTGATGATACTTATGATCAACTCAGAATATATTACAAGTGCGAAAGCGAATATTTCAAGAGTTTAGGATATAAATAAGCATTGTGTGAAGGAAGGCGCTGGGGACTTAGGTCCCCTTTTTTTGTGAATAAATAATCCATAATAGAAATACTGCGCCATAAAAGATGGGTCTCTCTAGATTAGATAATTTCCTGAAGAATGTTCGTGGTAACATCTTATATGTAAATCCTAATGATCTTGATGCAACTGATAGTATTGAGAACCAGGGAAACTCCATGGGGAGACCCTTTCTAACTATACAGAGAGCACTGATTGAGGCAGCAAGATTTTCATATCAAAGAGGATTAGACAATGATAGATTTGGTAAGACAACAATATTACTATCACCTGGTGTTCATACTGTAGATAATAGACCAGGATGGATTCCAATTCATGATAGTGCTGCAGATACATTCCAATTAAGAGATGGCACAGTAGCACCTGGATATGCTGCGTTTTCTTCTAGTTCTAACTTTGACCTTGACTCAGCTAATAATGATCTCTACAAGTTGAACTCTGTTTATGGTGGAATCATTGTGCCAAGAGGTACATCAATTGTAGCAAGTGATCTCAGAAAGACAAAGATCAGACCAAAGTATGTGCCTGATCCTACCAATGATAACATTGGAACCTCTGCACTTTTCAGAGTCACTGGTGATTCATATTTCTTCCAATTCTCCATCTTTGATGGTGATCCACTGGGTCTTGTATATAAAAATTATACAACTGCTGCCTTTGTTCCTAACTTTTCACACCATAAACTTACAGCATTTGAGTTTGCTGATGGTGTAAACAAAGTCACTATCAATGATACTTTCATCTCTAATACAGAATACACCAGAACTGATCTGGAAATGTATTATGAGAAAGTTGGTTTAGCATATGGACCTGCATCAGGTAGAAATGTGCAACCCGACTTCCCATCATCTGGTCTTGACATTCAACCTAAGATTGATGAGTACAGAATTGTAGGACCAACATCTGGTAATGCTGGCATTTCATCTATCTTTGCTGGTAATATCACAACACCAAGTAATACTATTACAGTTCAACTCCAAGAAGGAGTAAGTGGGCTGAATGTTGATACGAGATTCCTTGTGAATGATGTATCTGACAATGCATACAATGGTTCTTTCTTAATTGACACTGTAGAAACAGTCAATGCATCAGGACAGACCACAAGATTCACATACAAGGCTCCTGCAACACCAACATCTGCAGAACTAACTCCTGCCTCTGCTACAATTACACTTGATTCAGATACAGTAACATCTGCATCACCATACATCTTCAATGTATCAATCAGATCTGTCTATGGTATGTGTGGTCTTCATGCTGATGGCAGCAAGGCTACAGGTTTCCAGTCAATGGTTGCTGCCCAGTTCACTGGTGTATCACTACAGAAAGATGATAATGCTTTTGTAAGATACAATACCACAACAGGTTCATATGATGACAGCACTGGTATTGCAAACATTCATAGTGATGATCTGGCAAAATATAAACCAGCATATACTAACTATCACATCAAGGCATCAAACAATGCTGTATGTCAGTTAGTATCAATCTTTGCTATTGGATATGCTCAGCACTTTGTAACAGAGAGTGGTGGTGACTTCTCAGTTACAAACTCCAACTCTAACTTTGGTCAAATCTCTCTGGCATCAAATGGATATAGAGATGAAGCATTTAGAAAAGATGATGTTGGTTACATTACTAATGTTATTCCACCACAATCTCTGACAAAAGAGACAGTCACTCTTGAATTTGGTGCTATTGATGTTGCCACAACTGTTGGAGCTGCATCATCAACAAAACTTTATCTCTATCAAGAAACCAATGAAGCATCTCCACCACCATCCATACTTCAGGGATACAGAGTTGGTGCAAAGACTGATGATGATCTGAGTGTAATCATTTCAATTGATGGCACACCATCTGAGAAGATCGCTAGAATTGTGATGCCTAACACTGAGAACACCTCCAGTGAGGTGACTTCAATTAAGGTATCAACTGTTGGTAGAAATGTATCTACAGGTAATAGTATCAGTAATGACATCCTTACATTTGAAGAGGATCATAACTTCATTAATGGTGAAACTGTAAGAGTTGTCAGTGATAATGCAAGATTGCCTGATGGTATCATTGATAATAGAGTTTACTTTGCAATTACAACAGGTGTTGATACTGATCAGATCAAGTTGGCAGCAACACTGACAGATTCACTGAACAATAGTGCTCTGTCAATTAACAAATTGGGTGGTAAACTTAAGGTTCAGAGTAGAGTCAGTGATAAGAATTGTGGTGATATTGGACACCCTGTTCAGTATGATTCGTCTAGAAAGCAGTGGTATATCACAGTCTCCTCTGATACTACTAAGAACAATATCTATGCCACTGTCAATTCACTTGGCACTGCTGGTCTTGGTGCTGCTACTGCAAGGAGTTTTATCACAAGAACACCTGACTTTAGAGGTGTAGAGGATAGAATCTATAAGATGAGATTGGTCATTCCAGCATCATCTGCATCATCAGTTGGTATCCTAACAGCAAGAGCACCAAGAGATGCTTATGTGATGGTAGAATCAAGTGACAGCACAGGATCAGACAATGATGAGGTAGCACTTCAGTTCAGCCCAACTGAAGTTTCTATGAGCAATGAAACTCAGGTCAGAAACTTTAGATTCCTCAAGAATGCTGTCTATGATAGTGGAACAACAAGCTCTACATTTACTTCTGAGCTCCCACACAATCTATCTGTGGGCACAAGAATTAAAATCAATAATGTAACTAGCACAGAGAATACTGCTGGTGTTGGTAGTTCAGCATTCAACCAGACCTTCACTATTGCTACCACTCCATCATCTGATACATTTACTGTATCTGGTCCAACAATTAATCCAGGAACATACACCAACAATAACAATTTAAGAACAACAGCACTTCCTTCATTCAATAGAGTAAGAAACAATAATACTTATTACGTCTATGATGTTGACCAGGTAAAGGAATACATTTCTGGTGAGCAGGCAGGCATTTACTATCTGACTGTTGTAAACTCATCTAATACACCTTCAATCAGTCCATTTAATATTGATGACACATATTCATTCTCTCAACCAATATCTAAACTCTATCCACAGACAGACAGAGATAACCCAGTCTCAGATCCAGAATCATCCAAGTGCTATGCTCTGTCCAATCCAGTTGGTGAAGTTGTAGTTGATGAAGTCAAGAACAGTATCACAAAAGAAACTCTTGATCTATTCTACGATGACCTTGGAGTTGGTGTAGGTATTACTGATATTGTATCCAACTCTGCAGGCACAGCTCATACAATCTTCACTAATGTAGATCATGGACTGCAGAGAATTACCAAACTCAGTCTTGTTAGTGCTGGTAGTGGATATGGTAACAATACTGGAAGTGATGAGATATTCTTTAATGCTACTCTTGGACCATCAACAACTGGTGATTTTGCTACAGCAAGAGTTAAGATTGATACATCTCATGAACTGACAAGTGATATCAAGATCATGAATGGTGGATCAGGATTCATTGTTAGTGATGTTTTGACTGTCACAGGTATTGATACTACCTCATCAGGTGGTGGATTTACTGCAGGTACAGTCAGAGTTGATGCCATCATGGATAATGTTGGTGACACTATCAGAGTTTCAGGTATTACTTCAGACACAGCAAAAGGATATAATACACTCTATAGAATTACTGGTCTCACAACAACATCATTTAGAGAATTCCAGGTTGAGTCTGCATCAAGTATATCATCGCCAAGCACTTTAGGTATAGGTGCAGATACCACTGCTAATTCATTCTTTGTTGATAATGGACCAACATTGTCACTAAGTTCTGGTCTTGAATATGAAAGGTTGACTGGTCTTACGACAGTTAGAACTTCCACTGCTCATGGATTGCGACCAGGAAATACCATTGAGATTGGTGGAGCAACAAATAGTTTTTATAATGGAAGTTTTGTTGTCAAGGAAGTCATTGGTATCACCACATTTATTGCTGATCTTGGCATTACCACTGTAACACCATCACTGAGTGGAACACTGAGAGTATTCCCAACAGGAACATCAGATCAATCAGGCAATGTCAACACTAATGATGAGAACTTTGGTGGAAGAACTGTTGACATTTATGGTGGAGTTAAGTCCACACTGCAGCAGAGCATTCCAAATGAAACTACAACAAGCATCTATATTAATAATTTAACTGATTTAAATCTCAATATAGGTGACTATCTCATGGTTGATGATGAAATTATGAGAATTAAGACCACTGTGGGCATCAACCCAATCACAGTATTCAGAGGATTGTTTGGAACCAAACCTGTTGCTCACCTTGAGGATCCTGTGGGTAGTGGTGTATTCCCAGCAATTAAGAGGATTCTTGTAAAACCTGTTGAACTTAGAAGACCATCCATCATTCGTGCATCAGGTCATACATTTGAATATATTGGATATGGTCCTGGAAACTACTCAACTGCACTGCCTGATAAGCAAGGAAAGCAACCAACTCTTACTGAACAACTAATCTCACAGAAGTTCAACTCATCTGGTGGTATCAGTGTTTACACTGGTATGAATGATAGAGGTGATTTCTATATTGGTAACAAGAAGATCTCTGCCACCACTGGCAAAGAAGAGGTATTCTCCAAGCCAATCCCAACTGTTACTGGTGAGGATGTATTCTCCACAAATCAAACAACTGGTGCTCTTGATGTAGTAGATCATGAAGAGATGATTGTGAAGAGGAAACTCACAGTAGATGGTGGTCCTCAACAAAACATTCTCTCTGAGTTTGATGGTCCTGTTGTCTTCAATAAGAAGATAACATCTACTACAGATGAAGGTATTGAATCAAATAGCATCTTCTTACAGGGTGATGCAACAGTTTCAAGAAAATACACTGTGGGTATTGCTACACCAACAGTAGCAGGAAACCCTGGTGATGTAGTTTACAATGCCACACCTGCTGAAGGTGGAACATTAGGTTGGACATACACTACTGATAATGCATGGTATGCATTTGGTGCTATAAGCATTGATGAAGGTAGTAAGAGAATGACATTTGACAGAGTGGGTGTAGGAACCACCACTGTCAGTGATGCTGTATTCAAGGTTCAAGCAAACACAACTACATTTAGAGTTGATGAATTTGGTGTTGGTATTGGGGCAACAGCATTAAGTGGTAATGCACTTCAAGTTGGTGGTGTTGTTGTAGCAACAGCATTCACTGGGGATGGGTCTGGATTAACAAATCTTCCAAATGATAGTCTGTTTAATGCTACAACAGGTGTAGGACAAACTGGAATCTTCCCAATCAACAATCTAAATGTTGGTATTGGAACTATTGTTCTTGATAGAGATGCTGATCTTGAGGTTGGAACATCAGGCATTGCTCAGACAGCATTAAAAGTTAATAATGATTCTAAATTCATTGGAACTGCATTCTTCTCCAATGATGTCATAATTCCAGCATCTGGTGGAGTTGGTATTCTGTCTGTAACAAGTCCATATGATATTTCATCTACTAGTGGTGGTATTGTAGCAGGAATTGTTACTGCAACTACATTGATTGTAGGAACAGCAATAACAACAAGTGGTGCAAATGTTGGACTTGGAACTGCAGTACCAAGAGCAAAACTTGATATTGTTGGTGAAACAAGATTTGAGGCATACTCAGAGATTGTTCAGACAGTAACAAGTAGTGGTGGTGAAGTTGATCTTGATTTATCCAAAGGTCAAAACTTTGAAATTACCACAAGTGAAAACATCACTGCATTTAATCTACTTAATATTACATCTGGAACAACAAGAGCATATACTTTAAAGGTCACACAAGGTTCCACAGCATATACTGTGGATGTTGACACATATAGAATTGATGGTGGATCTGAACTTTCCTGCAACTGGCCAGGTGGTGTTGTTCCTACAGTCACAAATGTTGCAGGAAAGACTGATATCTATTCCTTCATGACATTTGATGGAGGAACAACAATCTTTGGTGTAGTTGGAGGTCAGAACTTCTCATGAGTCCTATTGCATTTAATTCTTTTAGATTTACTGATTCAACATTAGATCTAAATGGTCCATCTCTCTCTTTTTCAGAACAACCATCAGATACAACTGTATCAATTGGCGATACAATTACTCTGAGTGGGATATCTACGTTATCAATCACACCATTCACAGGAACTATAAACTATCAGTGGTACAATTCTTCTGATGGAACTGCTGTATCAAATGGTGAAAGAACTAATGAGTCTGGATCAATCTCAACAATTACTGGTGCCACATCAGAAAATTTATCAATTATCAACGCTCAGTATCAGGAAGATGATGGAGACTCTTATTACTTAGAGGCAAGTTACACACCTGCTGGATATGGTTCTGATACTATTGGCAATCCAGCAAATGAACCACTAAATTCAAATTCTGCAAAAATTACAGTTCCTTTCACAATTAATATAGATGTCCAACCTGCTTCTGACGATGATGCTATAGCATCTGATTTCACAGAATTCACTATTGTTGCATCAACTAGTGCCAATGATCCTACATTTGATTCAAGATTGACATATCAATGGTCTCTTGATGGAACAAATTTATCTGACTCAAGCACTGTGGAGGGTTCTAATACTGATACACTCTCAATAGCAAGGGGAGATGTTGGATCTTTCAGCATCAAATGCACTGTTGGACATGAAGATAGTGCATTCACAGTTGATAGTGATGTTGTTGCATATGTCACTAAATCTGCTACAGGATATTTGTATTCTGAGTCCCTCATAAACAGAGGAAGTAATAGAAGCAGATCTGTATCTAACTTTAATTTAGGAACAGGACCATACAATAAGTCTGGTGCAGAACATATTCAGTTCTTATACAGTCCAAATGAGGATCTTGATGTAATTATTGAAATGACCTCCGCTGGAGGTAGTTCTTATGGATCATATGCTGGTGGAAAGGGTGGATGGGGAGTCTATAGACTCAAAATGCTTAAAAATGTTGAATATTCACTTAAATTAGGATCAAAAGATGGAACATATGGTCCCATTGGGGGTAGAGTTGCTTCTCCTGTGAATGGTGCAATAGGTGGAGGAATGGGTATATTGTATAAACAGAATAGACCTATTGCTGTTCTAGGTGCTGGTGGTGGTGCTGGTAGTTCTGGTAATGGTGGAGATGGTGGCGGATTAAACATCAATGGACAGAGAGGTGGTGGTAGAAATGGTGGTAGTGGTGGAGTAGGTGGACCAAGTGGAAGGGGTAGTGATAATTTTACCAGTACACAAAGACCAACTGGTAGTGCAACTGCAGCATGTATTTCAAATTCAGGATCTGATTATTTCAGAGATAATTTGGGTTTAAGTGACTGCATTGATTATTGGACATATTATAATGGAAAGGTACACTTTAGAGATCATAAGGGTTTAGAATTTAATGGACAGGGCGGAGTGCCCACATCAACACAATTGTTTAGAGGTTGGAGGCAAGGATCAGCAGGAAGAGGTAATGCTGGATGGGGCAAGAATGGTAATGGTGGAGGTGCTGGAGGTGGATCCTTTGGTGGTGATGGAGCAGCAGGAAATCAAAGTGGTGCTGGAGGTGGATCAGGTTATGCCAATACTGGTGAAGTGGATGTTTTAAGAACATCATCAGGTGCTTGGGATGGTAACGCATATATCAAAATACAACTATACACAGATTTACTAGCACAAGATTATAGAAATGGTCTTTATGATCTTGGAGCACCAGCAGATAATATTCAACAGATTGAATGGAATGACAGTAGAAATCTTGGATACAAACAAGGCACTGAGAGCGAATCACAAACTAATTCAGGTAGTAAATTAAATACTGGTTCTGGTTCGCAGACTAATCCCACCAATGCTAATTGGATTAATAAAATTACTGCTGATAATGGATTAGTCAGAAGCAATCAACTATTTTTGTATCCAGAAGGAACAAATGCTTCTAATCTCTCTTACTTTATGTTCAATTTGCTGTATAAGAGTGTCAAGCATAAAACAAGTGATAATAGCTATCTATTAACAAACAGAGGTAATAGAGATTCAAGTAGAGGAACTACAAGGAGATGGTATACAGAATCTCAAAGTTTATTGAATAGTAACTCAGAATTATATACAAATGACAAGGATGAAGCATTCATTCCATACAGACTTGAATTTAGTATGTCATTGTCCTTTGATACTGGTGGAAAATGGAAAGTATTAACAATTCCATTTGGTCAAGGTGGATTAAGTTATGACTTCACTACTTTTGACTCTAGAAATGATATAAACTTCAACAGTAATCAATTTGCTAAGTATTTCAATACACCAGAGGCAAGAGGCATATTGACTGACTTTAATGAAGTTGATCCTGCAGGAGATCCAAGGTATAATTATTCAAATCCAAAGATTGAATACATTAGATCAAGAATCATTGACCTTGATACCAATAGAATCAATGATCTTAATTTGTTTATGGAATTTGACAATGAGGATGGAGCAGTTGATGATAACTTTGTTGAAATTGGCAAGTACTTCTTGACTTAAAAACTGTCTAAATAGTAAAAAATAGAGGGGAGAGTGAACCTCTGGAGACCATATGGCTGTCAATAAAAATTTTGTAGTTAAAAATGGCCTAGAGGTAGCAGAGAATCTTATCTTTGCTGTTTCTGATAAGGTTGGCATTGGGTCAACTGCTCCTCTTGCTAAACTTGATGTTAGGGGTAACATTAATGCCACTGATGTTTATTCATCAGGGGTTACAACTGTTGCCACTGCTATTAATGTTGGAACTGGTGGCACAATCATTGCTGGGACCACTAATGGTCTTGTAGGTTTTGGTACTGGCACACCAGAGTTCATTGTTGACATCAAGTCACCTGTTAGTACAGGTCAAACCACTCTCAATGTATTTGGTGATGTTGCCATATCTGGTGACATCAAAATTGATAATAACTTCAACTTAATTGGAGTATCAACATTTGGTGGCTCTGCCACTTTTAGTGATGATATTACTCTATCAGGTAGCATTGCTATTACTGGTATTGCAACTGCTGAAACATTTAGTGGATTTAGCAATCTTCAGTCCATTCATTCTGCTACCACAAAGGTTTTTAATGTCACTGTGGCATCAAAAACCTCTAATCACAGATACAGTGGCTCTGGTTCAGGAAATGCTTATTATATTGATGGTATTGAATCACCATTTATTACATTAACTCCTGGTAGAACTTACAGATTCCTGTTAAGTTCAAGTGATATGTCTAGTCATCCATTTAGATTCTACTTGGAGGCAGACAGAACAACAGCATATACTAATGGTGTAACATCCACCTCAACATATACTGAAATCATCGTCACTGACACAACACCAACAGTGTTGTTCTATCAGTGCTCTAGTCATGCTCTTATGGGCAATGCTGTCAATACAAACAGCAATGTTCTCTTCACTAGTGGTATAGCAACAGTAACATCATTATCTGCAACCAACGCCACTGTTTCTGGTGGTGTCAATGTTTCAGGTGCTCTTACTGCTGCAAGTTTAGTTGGTGATGGATCTGGTATCACAGGATTCCCTGCTGGATCAGTTGGTGTGTCATCAGGTGGCACAATCATAGGAACTGGTGCAACAATAGTGGATTTTACTATGAGTGGTGGTAACATCACTGCAACACCAACATCATCTGGTATTTCTACAGTGAATATTCAGGCAACAGGAGTCACAATTGGCCTAGCAATCGCACTTGGCGGTTAATAAATAAAACTAACACATAAAGAACAATGGCAGAATCTTTCTCAAATTCACTAACAAGAGCTGCTGGCAGTGTCAACTCTGCTAGTGGAGGTGCAGTTGGTGTCACTACTAACCTTATCACTGGAATCTCAACCAGTGGAGTCTCTGTTGGTGATCTGATTGACAATGCCAACTTTATTGCTGGCACAAAGGTAGCAACAATTGGTGCTAGTCTGGTTACTGTTGATAGAGATTCAACAAACTCTGGTGCAGCATCAAGTCAGATTGTCAAATTCTTAGGAATGACAACTGCTTTTACATCAGCATCCTCTACAAAGAGTATTCTTATTGGTGGAACCTTTGCCAATAATACAAACAATCAGGTTAATCTGACTGTTCATGTATTTGATAATAGTTCTTCTACATCTACAGCACTAGCAAGTAAAGTTCCAGTCCCATCTGGTTCATCATTTGTTATCACAGATGCTGGTAAGACACTTCTTGAGGGTAGTGATGCTATCAGAATCTATTGTGATACTGATAATGCTATTGATGCAAGCCTCAGTATTCTTACAGGAGTTAGCTAATGGCAAATCAAGGACATGGATATATTGGAAGACAACCAAGTGATTCATCTGTAATTGTTGCCCGTCAACAATACACACCAAGTGGTGTAACAACAGATTTTACATTTAGTTCTGGATATACAGTAGGATATATTGATGCCTACCTGAATGGAGCAAGACTTGTTGAAGCAACTGATTATAATGCAACAGATGGTTCTACATTAAGTTTGACCAGTGCTGCACAGAGTGGCGATGTTCTTGAATTAGTTGCATACAAAAGTTTTAGTGTCACTGATGCTGTTGTTGGTATTCAGTCTGCTGGATCAATCATATCTAGTAGTGCTGCAAATCTAAATTTCATTGGAACAGGAAATACATTTGCTGTCAATGCTAGCACAAACACTATTGATATTAGTATCTCATCTGGTGCTGCATCATCAATGATTATCCCAACCAGATCTGGAAATGTCATTCTTCAATTTGCCACATCTGACAGAACACTGACAGTAGTTGGCAGATCATCTAATGTTGAAGTCACTATTTAATCAATCGTAAACCCTAAATAAAAGAAAAGCAAGAAAATGGCAAACAGATTCCCACTGATAGTTGATAGTTCTGCTTTACAGATCAAGGAATTGCCTGCGAGTGACAACCTTGACCTGGCAAGCAGTGGCATTGTTAATGCCAGTTCCATTTCTGCCACATCATTAACTGTTGTTGATTCAACTGTAACAGGTGGAATTAATGCTACTGGTGTTATCACTGCAGCAAGTTTTAGTGGAACTGTAGCTACTGCCACTAATGCTTCTGGTTTAACTGGAACTCCAAGTATCACTGTTGCTGATATATCTGGTATTGGAGCAAATCTAACTGGTGTTGTTACAGCAACATCTGGATCATTTAGTGGCAATGTGTCTGTTGGTGGGGTTCTTACCTATGAAGATGTCACCAATGTGGATTCTTTAGGTATTGTCACAGCAAGAAATGGATTAAGAGTTACTGCTGGTGGTATCAATGTGACTGCTGGAATCTCTACACTAGCAGCAACAACTGCAACCACAATAACAGCAAGTGGCGCTTTGACAGCAAGTAGCACTGCTGTATTCAGTGGTGGACTAGTTGAAAAATATGAGAATGCAGGAACAACACTTGGTGCTCAGACCAACAATCCACTTTCAGATGGTAATGTCATCCTGTTTACAGGAAATGAATCTGGAACAAATACAATCAACTTTACAGGTGTTCATTCCACTATCAGTTCTGGACAAGCAGTTTCATTTACTGTAATTCTATCACCAAATGGTTCTGGATACATCAATGCTGTTCAGGTTGATGGTCAAGCGATTACACCACAATGGTCTGGTGGATCAGCACCAACTGGTGGTGGAACCTCTGGAAGAGATGTTTATACTTTTACAATACTTAAGACAGGATCTGGCACATCAAATTATGTCATTCTTGGTGCTCTAACCAACTTTGCTTGATAGGGGGAATAAATGAAAGAGAATTTTAAAAAAGAAAGTCCCCTTTTAGGTCTTGAGGGATCAGGTGGTGGATTAGGTTTCTTTGGTGGTGCTGTTGCTGAGAAACTCACATTTGGTGCTGAAAGTGTGTTTGAATACGCTGATACTCGTTGGATGTCAGCAGTATATGACTCCAGCAATAATAAAGTAGTTGTTGCATATCAAGATAATGCTGACAGTGAACGCGGTAAAGCAGTTGTAGGTACTCCATCTGGTAATGGTTTCAGTTGGGGAACTCCTCAGACATTTAGTACTGATGGCTCTTCTTACATATCAGCAACATTTGATAGTAATTCAAATAAAGTAGTTATTTGTTATCAAAATACTTATAATGGTTATGGAAGAGCAAAAGTAGGAACTGTATCTGGCTCTAGTATTAGTTTTGGATCTGAAGCTACATTTGAATATGCTAGTGTTAATCACATTTCAGCAACATTTGATAGTAATTCAAATAAAGTAGTTGTTGCTTTTAGGGATCAAGAAAACAATGTTTATGGAACAGCGTGTGTAGGAACTGTATCCGGAACTAGTATTAGTTTTGGTTCTCATCAAGTATTCAGTTATGCTAATACTTATTACATGTCAGCAACATTTGATAGTAATTTAAATAAAGTAGTTCTTGCTTACACAAGTACCAGTGGTTATGGATATGCAAGTGTTGGAACCGTAAGTGGTACTACTATTAGTTTTGGATCTCAGATTAAGTTTCAAGGAGATTATACTGCTGATAATCCATCAGCAACATTTGACTCTACCAACAATAAAGTAGTTATTGCTTATAAGGATTCTTCAAACTCTAGTTATGGAACAGCAGTTGTAGGAACCGTAAGTGGTACTACTATTAGTTTTGGTTCTAAAACAGTTTTTGAATCTGCCAGTGTTAATTATATTTCACCAGTATTTAATTCCGCCAAAGGTAAAGTGGTAATTGGTTATAGGGATGATGGAAACTCTAGTTATGGAACAGCAATTGTAGGAGAGGTATCTGGAACTAGTATTAGCTTTGGTGATGATCCTGTTGTATTTAATGCTGCTAATTCTGGTTACGTCAAAGGAGCATATATGTCCACTAATGAAAGGGTGGTCTTCGTTTATAGAGATGTTGGAAACTCTAGTTATGGAACAGCAGTTACCGGTGGCATTGGTTAGTGCCAGCCGTGATACCTATCTGTTCTCGTTATTGCTTGATATAAATAACTAAAAAAGAATTACGATGGCAATAGGCAATCCTATAACTTTAACTGGCAATGTTGCCTCTAAGTCTGTCACTGTAACAGCCACAGCAGGTCAAACTGCTTTTACTGTCACTGGTGGATATAGAATCAATCAATTAGAAGTCTATCGTAATGGTGTAAGACTTGTAGATGGCACTGATTTTTTAGCAAGAGATGGTGCCACTGTCACATTACTGGGTGCAGCAAACTTAAATGATGTTGTTGAATTCCAAGTCTTCAATGATTTCAGTATTGCTGATGCCATTGTATCTGATTCATCTAATCAAACAATCAATGGCAATCTAGATGTAGTTGGTATACTGACTGCTGGCACACTTAGTATTTCAGACTTTGATGTAGGTGAAAATCTCACAGTTGGAACTGCTGTTACTATCAGTTCTGGTATTGTTACTGCTACATCATTTCATGGAGATGGATCAAATCTGACTGGTGTATCTGGTCTTGGCACTGCTTTAAGTAGTAATACTACAGATCCATTAAATAAAATATTTTTTGTTAATCAAATATTAGATATTACATCAAACACAACAGTTACTGTGCCAGACTCTGCTTCACAGAGTAGTGCAGGCACTAATGTTGGATATACCAATTTTCAACATGTAAATGTAAGTGACAGTGTTGATTTAATTATTGCTGATGGATCAGATCTTGTATTGGATGTCTTCCAACTAAGTTTATAAATAACTAAAAAGATTATAGAGTAATGTCACGTATCAGAGCAGACAAAATTTTAGATAGGGCAGGTACTGGCTCAGTTGAACTGACTCAGGGCGCTACTCTCCCTAGTGGTAAAACCATTAGTGGTTCTGGAACCTTAGCACTTAACACTTCTGGAACTGCTGCTGGACTTTCTGGAACTCCAAGTATCACTGTTGCTGATATAACTGGCATTGGTGCAAACTTGACAGGAGTTGTCACAGCAACATCAGGTGCATTTAGTGGCAATGTCTCTGTTGGGGGTGTGCTAACTTATGAAGATGTTACCAATGTTGATTCATTAGGCATTGTAACAGCAAGAAATGGATTAAGAGTTACTGCTGGTGGCATTAATGTTACTGCTGGCATTTCAACTCTTGCTGCTGTCACTTCAACCACCATTACAGCAACCACTGGTGCAAATCTGAATGGATATAAAGTTGAAGAAGGATCAACTGCCTCTACAAGTTTGAATGGAGAGTTTGATTTTGAATTTGAGAATGGACATATACAAAGATATTCTGGTGCAACAGGTGGTAACTACTTCCCAGACTTTAGAGTTAGCAGTTCAGCATCACTCTCATCAATCATGGATGTGGGAGATGTAGTAACAGCAACCCTGATTGTTGCATCATCATCACACTATTGTACAACAGGTGTTAAGGTTGATAACAGCACCTCAAACATTGATTTAGATTGGGTTGGTGGTTCAGCACCATCTGGTGCAAATGGTTCAGGATTTGATATATACACCTTTACTATTATGAAGACTGCATCAACACCAGCATATCATATCATTGGTAATGCAATTGGCGTTGCTTGATAGGAGGCATAAATGACAGATTCAATGAAACCAGTTAAGCAAGCACCATTTTCAGGATTTGCTGGATTTGGTGGAGGACTAGGCACACTTTCAAGTGCTGCATCAGATGCAACTTATGTAGATGATGTGTTCAGCACGTATTTGTATACTGGGAACAAGCCTTCAACACAAACAATTAATAATGGGATTGACTTAAGCGGCGAAGGAGGCATGGTTTGGATCAAACGCAGAGAAAGCGCTGGAAATCATGTGCTCTATGACACTGCACGAGGTGCAACTAAATCACTTTATGCAGCTAATAATGACACAGAAAATACTAGGACTGGCGGGGTAACAAGTTTTAACTCTAATGGATTTACTCTTGGGAACTTTTCTTATGAAAACATAGCTGACGAAGGTATTGTTTCTTGGACATTCCGCAAACAGAAAGGGTTCTTTGATATTGTGACCTACACCGGTAACGGAAGTTCTAACAGACAGATTTCTCATAATTTAGGTTCAGTGCCTGGCATGATACTGATAAAGAATCTAACTGATTCTAGTGATTGGCAAGTTTATCATCGTAGCCTAGGAGCCACCAAATATTTAAAACTTAATTCAGTTGCAGAAGTAACAACTGATTCAGGAAGATTTAATGATACTGAACCCACAAGCACACAATTTACAATAGCCAACGACGGGACTGTAAATTACAACAATTCTAATTATGTCGCCTACCTTTTTGGCCACGACGATCAATCATTTGGAACTGGCAGTGATGAAGCAATTATTAAGTGCGGAAGTTATACAGGCGATGGTATTAGTGGTAATGCAGATGGGAATCTGCAAAACCTTGGATTTGAACCACAGTTCTTGTTGATTAAAAATACCACAAGAGGACTCAGTGATGACCCATATAGTGGATGGTACTTATTTGATAACATGAGAGGGTTGACTTATGGAAAAGGAACAGGAAGTCCAAATGGAAATGATAAATATATATATGCAAACAAAAACGAAACTGAAAACACTGATGCTGTTGTTAATTTCACTCCTGTAGGATTTTCACTTACTAATACTGGAACTGGTTATAATAGATCGTCAGACAATTACATTTACATGGCAATACGTCGTCCTCATAAGCCGCCAACCGCTGGAACGGATGTGTTTGCGATTGACACCCTAAGTGCATCCAGCTACAATACTCCTAGCTACACCTCAAACTTTCCTGTTGATTTTGCAATTCGCAGGAACAACATAACTTCTTCAGATTCCCCTGAATTTGTCACCAGAATCACCAATGCCCTCCAAATTTCAAGTGGAACGAGTGTAGAAAGTGATGGTGGCACAACATTTTTTGACTATTTTGCTTCCAATAAGGGTTGGGGCACTGGTTCAGGTGCAGATTCTAATGATTACCTGTGGATGTTTAAACGCGCTCCAGGATTTTTAGATGTTCTGCCTTTTAAAGGAACAGGTTCAGCATTAACACTAACTCACAACCTTGGAGCAGTTCCAGAACTTGTGATAGTCAAGAGCAGAAGTTCTACTTACTCTTGGAGTGTTTATGTGTCTCATTTAAGCAGTCCTAGGACCAAATATCTGTATCTTAATGGTACTGATTCCGTGGGATCCGCCTCAGCTGGTGATTTTTGGGGCAGTTCAGATTTTACTGCAACTCAAATTTCTTTGGGCACCTATGCCAACACTAATCACAGTGGCAATTTGCTGATCGCATATCTGTTCGCGACTCTTGACGGTATAAGTAAGGTTGGTTCTTACAGTGGCACAGGTAGCGACATTAATGTTGATTGTGGTTTTAGTAGTGGTGCTCGTTTTGTAATGATTAAAAGAACTGACACAGAGATATCAGGAGCCACTGGTACTAACTGGTATATTTGGGACTCAACTAGAGGAATAGTTAGTGGGAATGACCCTTACTTCCAAATAAATACCAATAATGCTCAAGTTAGCAATACAGATTACATTGACCCACTTAGTTCTGGGTTTACAGTAACCTCATCTGCAAATGCTAGCATTAATACTAATGGTGGCACATACATATTCTTAGCAATTGCCTGATCTATCATAAATAACTAAAAACATCTAGTAATGTCAAGAGCAGTAACCCTTGCTGAATTAGCAGATCAGGCAGTATTTACAGTTGATGCCAATTCTAATTTTGTTGGAATTGGTAGCACAATTCCTAGTGGAAAACTTGATGTTGATGGTGCAGTCAGTGCAACAGCATTTGTTGGAAGTGGTGCCAGTCTTACTGGTGTCATCTCAGGTGTAGAACTTCAATTTGGTGGAAGTTCTGTTGGAACAGCAGTCACTAATATAAATTTTGTTGGATTTAGTTCAGTAACTGTACCTGTATCTGGTCTCTCCACTATTACTACAACACAAACACTCACTGTTGGAATGAGAGCTGGTGACCCTGTAGCCTTTAACATCACTGGAAGCACTTTTAATGTCTCCAATAGAGCAGGTGGAAACACTGTCATCAACATTTAATAAATAAGATACAAGGAGTTTAACAAAAAATGGCTGATAGATTTCCACTGGTTGCTAATTCAAGTGCCAATCAGATACAAGAGATTCCATCTGGTGACAGGTTAAACCTGACTGGTACTGACGTCCTGAGTATGAAAGCAGCAGGTATTGTTACCTGCACAGGTCTTGATGTTAATGGAAATGGTGATGTAAGTGGAAATCTGACAGTAGGTGGAGTATTAACATATGAAGATGTAACAAATATTGACTCAGTTGGTCTGGTTACAGCAAGAAATGGTCTAAGAGTAACACAAGGTGGTATTAATGTTACTGCTGGGATCTCTACATTAGCAGCAACAACTGCAACCACGTTAAGTGCTAGTTCCTTATTCTCAGCAGGAGCAGGTGTTGATTTTGCTGGTTCTTTAAGAGAAGGTGTTAAGATAACTGCTGGGAAGTTAAGTGATAATACAGAAATTAATTTAGCCAATGGAATGGTCCATCTGTTCACCACAGCAGAGAGCACCACATCAACTCCCAATATCATGTCAACCACTGGTATTAACACTGACATGAGCACTGGGGAGTCAGTATCAGTCACAATCATAACCACTGCAAATGCTTCAGCATACTCTGCTAATATCACAGTAGATAGTGCTGCAGTTACAGAAAGATGGATTGGAGGATCTGCACCAACTGCTGGTGGATCATCTGGTTTAGATATACATGCATTTACTATTATTAAAACTGGAGATGCTGCATTTACAGTAATTGGAAATTATTCAAACGCTGCTTGAGAGGTATAAGAAATGCTTGATAACACATTTAATAAGAAAGAATCACCTCTTGTTGGGATGATGGGTGGTGGTCCAGGTGGAACATTAGGTATAAGTGGTGGTGCTGCAGCAGAGATAGCATATGTTGATGATCTGTTTTCAATTAATTTATATCGAAACGATTCAAATACAGAAGAGTTTAACAACGGCCTTGATATGGCCGGGGAAGGTGGATTGATTGTAACTAAATTTAGAGACCTTAGTTCGGATTGGGGATGGGTAGATTCGGAAAGAGGAGTGACCAAAGTTTTAAAAAGCAATGCTACAAGTCAAGAAGCAACTGAAGCATGGATACAATCTTTTGACGATGATGGATTTACGCATGGAAGTTATATAGGAACTGGTAATAACTCTAGCGTGGTCTCTTGGTCCTTCCGCAAAGAAGAGGGGTTCTTTGATGTTGTGACTTGGACTGGCAACGACACTGCAGGCAGAACTATCGCACATAATTTGGGCAGTGTGCCTGGATTCATTATTGTAAAAAATATTACCTCAAGTGCAAATTGGCGTTGCTATCACAGATCTCTTGGAGCCAATAAGCACATATCACTTGATCGGGATACAGCAGCATCAACTAATTATCAAACATGGAATAATACAGCACCAACATCTACTGTTTTCTCCGTAGGCAGCGGTTCTGATGTAAACTCCAGTGGAAATTCTTACATCGCCTATGTCTTTGCCCATGACGATCAATCGTTTGGCACGGATGGTGATGAGGCGATTATTAAATGTGGGAACTTCACAACTGATAGTGGTGGTCTTCTTGACGTAAACCTAGGGTTTGAACCACAATGGATATTGTGGAAAAGAACTGATGCTGGTGATAGTAATTGGTCGATTATAGATGTTATGCGCGACTGGACTGTTCGGTCATTAGAACGAGCTTTTCCAAACAAAAACCAAGCACCATTTTCAAGCATATATGAGGGTTATTTCCAACCTTACTCTCAAGGTTTTAGAAGCCTCAATCAGTATTTTGGGGCTAATGAAGAATACATCTACGTAGCAATACGTCGTTCTCATAAGCCTCCTACTGCTGGAACAGAGGTGTTTGATGTTGGACTTCGTTCTGGAAGTAGTTCTGATGCACAGACTAATAGTGATATTTTAACTGACATGACGTTTGTTCTCAGAAGAGATAGTTCTAGTGAATATAATGGTATTTCATCAAGACTACAGGGAGATTATAACTTGCAGTTGAATTCCAGCAGCGCTTATGGATCTGGATGGTTGGACTCTTCTACACCATGGGCAACCTCAACTGGGGCTGGGGCAATAATCAATGGAAGTAATGGAGCTGCTAATACAGGTAATCTTATTGATTTCTCATTTAAACGTGCTCCAGGATTCTTTGACGTGGTTTGTTATGATGGGAATAGCACAAATCGCACTATCAACCACAATTTGGATGCATCCCCAGAGATCATGCTTGTAAAGGGAAGAGATTTAGCTGATGGTTGGCAAGTTTACAACAAAGTTTCTGGTGCAACTAAATATAATTCCTTGAGGCAGTATGGCGACATTACTAATTCAAGCAGATGGAATGACACAGAACCAACAAGCTCTGTTTTTACAATTGGGACAGATAATGGGGTCAATAAGACTGGTAATAAATTTGTCGCCTATCTCTTCGCCAGCACTGATGGCATAAGTAAAATTAGCAGCTACACTGGCACAGGTAATAATATCAATGTTGACTGCGGTTTTTCAGCAGGTGCTCGTTTTATTTTGATAAAACGCATAGATGGCGGCTCAAGTATTGATTCCCATTGGTATGTGTTTAACTCAGCTAGAGGTATTGTGAGTGGTAATGACCCCTATATGCTGTTTGACGAGACTGATTCAGAAGTCACCAACACTGACTACGTTGATCCACTTAATGCTGGTTTTACAGTGACCTCGTCAGCCCCTTCTCATCTTAATGCAAATGGTGGTACATACTTGTACCTTGCAATTGCTTGATCAATCATAAATATCTAAAAAGGTTTAGTAATGCCAAACCACATTAAGAAGACAAAAACAATTGCTGGTGTAAGCACCAGCATTTATTATGTGGGTGACAAAACATGGACCACTAAATACAGTGATCGTAAGGTCTATTCAGACTCCAGTGCTGCAGATGCTGATCTTTACACTCAGTATCAAGGCACTGTTGTAGATGAATGATAAATAACTAAAAACATCTAGTAATGTCAAGAGCAAGAGATCTAGCAAGATTTGCTAATAACCAGGCACTAAGTGTTAGTTCTGACTTAAATGTTGGTATTAACTCAACTTCTCCTGATGGAAAATTAGATGTTATTGGTGATGTAGATGTATCAGGTATTGTTACTGCATCATCTTTTAGTGGTGATGGTAGTGAATTAACAGGTGTATCTGGTTTTGCCACTGCTCTGAGTTCAACTCAGACTGATCCATTATTCCATGTATTCAAGACACCAAGAAATTTAACAGTATCAACAGGGTCATCATTGTTCATTAAATCTGATGCTGCATCAGGTAATATTGCATTCACAAAGATGGGATCAATACATGTCAGTACTGGTGCTACATTCCATGTTGGATCTGGAACTACACTTATAACAGATGTATTGTCATTATTTTGATAAATAAAACATAGCAAAAGGATTCTGAAACAAAATGTCTGAGATTAGAGTAAGTAAAATTGCTAATGAGGCAGGCACTGGTGCTGTAGAACTAACTCAAGGTGCTACCTTACCTAGTGGTAAGACAATTAGTGGTTCTGGAACCTTAGCACTTAACACTTCTGGAACTGCTGCTGGATTAACAGGCACCCCAAGTATTACAGTTGCTGATATATCTGGTATTGGAGCAAACTTAACAGGTGTTGTCACTGCCACATCTGGATCTTTCAGTGGAAATGTTACTGTTGGTGGAGTATTGACTTATGAAGATGTCACCAATGTTGACTCACTGGGAATTGTAACAGCAAGAAATGGTGTTAGAGTCACAGCAGGTGGTATCAATGTTACTGCTGGAATTTCCACATTGGCAGCAGCAACTGCTACTACATTGACATCCAGTGGATTGCTAACTGCCTCTGCAGGAATACATTTAAACAAAGAAATTCTTGAAGAAGTTAACATAACTGCTGGAAAACTGAGTGATAACACAAATATTGATATAGCAAATGGTCAGGTCCATCTGTTCACCACAGCAGAGAGCACCACTTCAACACCAAATATCAGATATGATGGTAGCACAACACTGAACTCAAAAATGAGTGTGGGTCAATCAATTGTTGTTACATTGATCACCACTGCAATTGCTTCAGCATACTCTGCTAATATCACTGTGGACGGTAGTGCTGTCACAGAAAACTGGGTTGGTGGCAGTGCCCCATCAAGTGGAGGTTCATCAGGTATTGATGTTCATACCTTCACTTTAGTTAAAACTGCTGCTAACACATATACTTGCCTTGCAAACCACACAACAACCTCTTGATAAGATATGAGAGATTTCAATGTAAAGTTAAAACCAATACTTAGCCTTCTCTCTGGAGGAGGTGGTGGATCGGGATTTATCTCAGTTGGTGGACTTGGACCAGAGGGCAATATAAATGGAGATGATTCAACACTAATTGATGACAACACCCATTGGATTCGTGTATGGACTACTGCCTCAACACATGATGTTGTAGTTAAAGATAATACTACAGTTGAGTATTTGGTTGCTGGTGGTGGTGGTAGTGGTGCTTATTTCTGGGCTGGCGGTGGTGGAGCAGGACGAGTTATATTTGCCAGCGGCACCATTTCTGCAGGCACAAATCCAGCAAGAGTTGGCGTTGGTACTGCTGCTTCAAATGGATCTGGATCTGGTTTTAACCCATCGTACTCTGGACAGGGAGTACCTGGTCAACCTTCGTATTTAGGTGGTATTGGGGGATCAACTATCACTGCTCCTGGCGGAGGTGGAGGTGGAGGAGCACAAAATCAACCTTACTCATATAATCCTGGTAGACCTGGTAATGCAGGTGGTGGTGGTGCTAGAAGTTCCCAAAGCCCAAACTGGGGATCTGGCGGCAGTGGTAGTCCGTTTGGTGGAAGTGGTGCTACAGCAAATTCCTCTGATAGTGGAGGTGGTGGTGGTGCTTCTGGTCCAAATGGTGTATCGTCACCAAATAATGCAAGTGGTAGACAAGGTGGACAAGGTGTTGCTGTTCCTTGGATGCCACCATCTTATGGAACACCAGGACCATCACCTGGAAGATGGTTTGGTGGTGGTGGATCTGGTTCTGTGTTAGGCACTGCTCCCCCCACGCCAGGACTGCCAGGTGGTGCAGGTGGAGGTGGTATGGGAGTAAATAACACTAACACAGGACCTACTGCCGCTGTTGAGAACACTGGATCTGGTGGTGGTGGTGGCGGTGGTAATGGACCTGGCCCAGGAAATAGTAAAGGTGCCCATGGAATCATTGCAATCAGATGGGCAAAATAAAACCATTCTATAATTATATTGACACTCTGTAAAATCTGATATATACTACCACTGAATACATAATACTTGAATGGCATTCCAAAGCATTTGGTACTTCTCAGATTTACCTAAGGAAGTTGTAGATATCATTGAAAAGGACATATCTGAAACCTTTGATGAACAGATGGGAGACTCCAAGTTACAAGGAGATGCTCTCAACAAAGAAAAAAGGAACTCACAAAATGCCTGGATTCCAACACACCATTGGGTTGGTGGATTTTTGTGGCACTACATTCAAAGAGCAAATCGTGAAAACTTTCTGTATGATCTGAGGTGTATTGATGGAGAATCAATGCAATATACCAGGTATTCTGAGGGTCAATTCTATGGGTGGCACAATGATGCAAGTCTTGCCACACAATATAAACCAGTAAGTGTTGGTAATCGTGTAGAAGGTTTGGGACAGGACTTCATCAATGAAAATGTAGAGATGGTTCGTAAACTATCTTTTGCAATGCAGTTGTCTGACCCTGATGATTATGAGGGTGGTAATGTGCAGCTACTAGATGAGGCAGGCAATTCTTACATTGTTCCAAGAAAGAGAGGAACTATTGTATTGTTTGACTCACGCACACAACATAGAGTGCTGAAAGTCACAAAAGGAACAAGAAAGTCCATTGTTGGATGGACTGTTGGACCACGTTGGAAGTGAGGTAGAACATGGCAGAACAAATGACAGAACTGCAACTGATGATGCAGGAGAGGCAAAACACTGGAACTGCCTGGACTCGTAATGATAGTTTTGATAAGAATGGATATCTTGTAGTCAAAGATCTTTGGGATCCTGAAGAACTTTATCATCCAGTCCCAGAAAAGAAGGGACAATACAACTACTATGATAAAAATCCAGAGCATTACAATTATTGTGAGGTAGAGAATCAGGTAGAAGGGTCTACTTCACGTTATTGGCATCCACAATATCGTGAGATTCACTCTGGTATTCGTATGAAACTGGAGGAAATCATTGGTCGTAAGTTATATAATACTTACTACTACGACAGGTATTACTTCCCTGGTCAGGAATTGACCAAACATGCTGATCGTGATGCTTGTGAAATCTCTGTGTCAGTACACGTTAGCACCAACCTTAAGGGTGAAGATGCCAAATGGCCATTCTGGATTAAGACTCCTGACACATATACAGATAAGAAGAAAGCAGTTATCCTAGTTCCTGGTGAGGAAAGAAGTTTGTCACTCAAACCTGGAGATGGTTTGCTATACAAAGGATGCGAACGTCCACATTGGCGTGAGGCAATGCCAGGAAAGGCTAAGAAACTATTTGGTAAAAATATTGAACTCTATTATCATCAAATATTCTTCCATTATGTGCTACAAGATGGACAACGTGCTCACTGTGCGTGGGATAGATCACGATGAATGTACTGGTGGTTGATAGTGATATCAATTGTTCTTGGTTATCATCAAGGGTTTTAAGAAATGAGCAAAAGATTCTAAAAAAGTATCCACCAACAGATTACTTTAAACGTATTAATGATGGTGGAACTGGATTAGGACCAAACTCATTGACATCTAGATTTTATCACTTTAATGTTCTTTCTTGGTTTGGAACAAGAAAGTTAAAAAAGTATATAAGAAGAGGATATGATCAATACAATGGTGTGAAGAATGCTCCCGCATATGTTCAATGTTGGGCAAATGTAATGAGAAAGGGGGATATGATTAAGGCACATAAACATATGGATTTGGACATATCTCCTTTACATGTACTATCTGGACATCTATGTGTCAAAGTTGATGGTTCTACTAACACATATTATGAAGGAACCCCCATCCAAAATAAGAATGGACAAATGATTTTATTCCCATCTACTTTCTTACATTGGACAGATAAGTATATGGGAGATGGTGAAAGAATTACCATTGCCTTTGACATATACAGTAAAGAATGGTTTGATCGTGATGTATTTAAAGATTCAAAAAAACATTGGATTAAAATATGAAAGCGATGATGTAAAATATCCAGTTGACAAACTGTCACATCAGACCCCTGCCTTCACTGGTGGGGGTCTTATACTATGCAGAGACACACAGGTGGAGGATGACTGCCACACACAAACTAATTTTCATTGCATCATTCTTCTGTATGATGAATTGGGGTGTTCGTGTCACACAAGTAGCAATCAATGCACTATCTTGAAATACTCCCAGAGACCTCTGAGAGGTCCTGTGAACTCACTGTAAGGTGGTTCCTGATGGAATACCTATGTGATTATGGTTTGGACATCTCTATCATCCACAAAGACCTTTCTAAAGAGGGTGTACTTGGATGGTGTCTACAGATTGATGACAGTGAGTTTGAGATTGAGATTGAAGAATCTCTAACAGGTGATGAATACACCAAGACATTGCTTCATGAACTCTATCATGTTTATCAACACATGACAGGACAAATGCAGTGTGAAATCTGTGCTGCATTTATGGAAAATCTACTACTTGACAAGTATTCAAAAACCAACTAGAATCTGCTTTGTCAGGTTTGATAAAAATTTAGCTTTGTTTAATTATGACCACTAAGACCAAGTTCATCACAGTCAAACCTATCTCCAAGAAGGCGAAGAATCGCTTTGCTAATGAGATGGATCTACTTCATTCCTGTAAGATTGAGAATGAGACAGAGACACAATGGTTTCTGTCTTCTATCTCTGGTAGATACTTCTTCTGGATGGACAAGAACACAGACAACAACTGGATGGTGATCTAATGAACAACACAAATGTATTAAGTGATGAACTTAGGGTAGAGATCAAGAAACTAATTCATGAGGTTCTTGATGAGAGAGGTTACAAGAATATGTCAACCTATTACAAATATTCAGATTCTTTTTATGAGGAAATTAAAGCATATTATAATTATTCTGATGTAGAATTATCTCCACCATGACTCTCCCCAAGAATAAAAAATTTAAACAAGATCAGATTGATTCTATTAAGAAAGCAATCAATGATGCTGACATCAGAGCAGTTCATCCTGATAAACTAGAAGAACTGGCTGAATACATGAAAAACAAAATGAGTGAGGAATCTGACAATGAACAAGAGTAAATGGGATGACATGGATGTTCCTGATATTGAGGAAATGATCTCCATTGCTGAAGAACGTGCCAAAGAATTAAATGTTACACTTGAATACTATCTTGATGAATTCATGCTATGATGAAGTTTCTACTCACCTATGATAAACCAAAGAAGAAAGGTTATGCAAAACAAACAGCAACCTTTTTTAAGATTGAAGATGCTGTCTTCTGGGAAGAGCATGTAAAAAAAAACCTAAATGCTACTAACATTGAGATTATGGTTAAATGATATTAAAGTGTAAAGAAAATATAGAAATAGAAATTCATCATCATCCACACTATCAAAGTCTTAATGATAAGTTGATGAATGATTTTTCTAATTTAAGTTTTGATGATTATCATCCCTACAAATATACAAATATAAAAGGAAGTCAATTAGATTTTGTTAATCTTGAACCTTCATCTATACCAAAAGGTGTTTCCTTAATTGAAAACTGGGCAAAACAAATTATTCAAAATAAATTGGTGTTTCCAGTTGAATTTCAATTTGACACCTGGGCGGCAAGATTAGATAAAGGTCAGGAAACATTAGAACATGCTCATCTGTATTATGCTACATTTGCATTTGTTTATTTTGTTAATACTCCAAAGGGGGCATCACCTTTAGTTTTTACTACAAGTGGTAAAAAAATTAAAGCAGAACCTGGTAAACTTGTGATATTTCCTGCTTCTTTATGGCATAAAGTTCCTATCAACAAATGTGACAATAGAGTTACTATTGCATCAAACATCGTCTTAATTAAAAGGAGAGAGTAGACACTAGAATGATGTACCAAGTCAACTACATGAAACCAAAGAAAAAGAAGTTTGCAGCACAGCATGTTGTCTTCTATAATATTGAAGATGCTATCTGGTTTGAGAAAATTGTTCTCAATGATGGTTGTAAAAACAGCATGATCAGACCACTATGAAGTTCCCTCACAAACCACCCAAAGGGTATGAATACTGGCAAGAGAATTTTAACACCAAACTCACCAGAATTTGGATCAAGAATATTGGTATGGATTTCAATTATGGTGATGATCCTCATCCCAGTTCTGTGTGGGGGTTCTATGATAATAAGAAAGGATGCTTTATTGCTCCCATCAACCACAAGAAACCAGGCAAGGTGGTAAATATTGATGACACCACACCTTACAGTGCGATGCAACTTAAACTCACACCATTGGAGCAGGCATTTGTATAATCCTGCTGTTGATGATTATGTCAAGTGGAAGAACATTGAAGGATGGGTTTATTTTGCTGACTCAGCATATATCACCATTGAAATCAGTGTAAGAGACAAGCATCAGGATGATCTGGTCCACTCACCCAAACATAAAAAGCATCATTGTTGTGTTGTGTGCCCCAACTGGAGTTGGGATGAGTTAGAATATGTAACAACCAGAGCAGAAGACTCATGACACAACTCATTGATCCCACTGATCCCAGATACTTTCAGGTTTCATGTGACAAACCATATGATAGACATGAATACAAAATTGTGTTAAAATCAGGAAAGACAATCATTACTGATGATTACATGCAGGTGATGGGCACCTGGTTTGAAAATCCTGGTCATTTTCTTGACCATGTGGAGGTGCTAGATAAGAAAAAGAAAACCAAAGGATTCAAGGAATAATTCAATGGCAGGTAAATAATGAAAGAGTTTGACTATGACCTTGATTACAAGTCTCTTGATTTCACAGATTCACAAACTCGCAAACTTTATCGTATTGGAAGGGGAGAACAAGGAGTTCTATTGGTACGCCCTTATACAGACAATATTTGTGCTCACTGGAGATTTGTAGATGAAACTACTGCTTGCAAATCTTCTGCTAAGATATACGAAATGTTCCTTGGATTTAAGACCAAAGGGGACTTCATTGGTATGGACATGGCAAGGAAATTCTTGGAGATGGGTTTTACAAGAGCACGTCGCTATGCTAATCATTCCAGTGGAAGGAAGTACGATAAAATGTCTGGTAAAGTCAGACCACAAGAGTCAGATTGGAGAACAAATACAAAAGCAAAGAGTGCTGCTATCTTTAAGGAAGTTAGAGATAAAGCTGCAAAGGATCCTACATATCAGATGATGAGAAAGGAGTGGAGATCACATGAATAAAATTATGATTGGGTTGGCAATTTTAGCCAACATGACATTTTTGCCAGTAGCAGCAGATCCTGAGGTCAAAGGATGGAAGACACTTGACTCCATGGGATGTATGATGGTAGAAGAATGTACTGATGAAGTAAGAGAGATTAAGAGTTGGAGAGATTTAGGTCCAGAGTATGGAGAATTTAGTCAGGAACTGGATTCTATTTTTGCCAGTATGAGTAAATTAGACATCAAATTTTTCCTGGCAGGTGACAAATACTTTGTTGGAAAAACAAGAGGTCTCTATAGTGTAGATAGTAATAACTTTTTCGTGAATGAGAGATATCTTAGCAACACAGCAAGGATGTTACAGGTTATTAGACATGAAGGATGGCACGCAGTTCAGGACTGCATGGCAGGGACATTGGATAATACTTTTACTGCCATTGTTTACCCAACTTCTACTATTCCTGATTGGATTAAGGATGGTGCTAATAGGACATACATGAAGAGTGTTGCCATCTATGAGGCAGAAGCAATGGCAGCAATGTATTCTGATACCACAACAAAAGATGGTCTTGCTATGTGTGCAAGTGATACACCTATGTGGGAATGGTATCCTCCTACTCCTCTGACTGAAAAATGGTTAATAAAAGAAGGATTTATGACTAAATAATAGCACTGTGCCAGTTCTATGACTGACCATGTTGACAAACCTTTTTCTTTCTACTATTCTTACTAAGTTAGTTCAGGAGATCACCATGCCAGTTTCTTACAACTTTGGACAAAAAGCAAAGTATCGCGTTACATTGGAACTTGATGTGATGGATGACTTCAATCCCCACCAGATTGATTGGGAGAAAGTATTGGATGTGCAAGGTAGTGAGAAGATTAGTGCTTATGTAGAGGATCTAAGCACACCTGATGTGTGGTGACAAGCAGTCTTGTGACAGAAATCTAAGTGGCATAACCCCCTTGACAAATTCTCAAGGGGGTTTTATATTGTAAATGTTGAGGGAAGACACCATTCTTCTTTTCAATGTGTCCTATACACTAACTTGAAAATGTTTTACAAACTTGAGAATCTATGTGATGTCCCACCAATCTCGTTATATGAGGAGAATTGTGACATCCCCACATTCCGCACATTTGTGAATCTTCAATTTGTAGAGTTACCACTTGATCAAATTGATCCCACAAATGAAGATGGACAGGAGGCAAATGATGCCAGAGCACAAGGCACTGACAAGAATAACATTCTTGGAATCAAGTCTAGTTTATTGTCAAAGGGTTGTGATACCTCACAAGTTCCACCCATGGTAGGTAGACAACAGAATTCAAAGGGATTGCATCCACTTCATGAAGGATTCACCAGGATTGCTTCATATAATTCTATTGGTCAAAACAGCATTGTTGTATTGATGGGTGATATTCCCACAGAGTATAGCATTGAGGATTTGAAAGATGAAGTTGGTCTTGGATGCAATGATCACATGCAGTCCAAAAAAGCAACCCATTCAGACTATGCTAAGAGATTGAAAAAATATATTGATAGGACTCACAATGTTAAGAGGGATGATTGTTCCATATGGTTTAATGGAATCAAGCACTCATTAACAGATAAGAACATTGAGAAGATCATCAGTGATGTATATGATCTAAAACATGCTGCTAATACTATGGAATCATTTGATTCCTCTTCAAAAAAAGCACAAAAGAAGATCTCACAACTCACTGAGATCAATGTTGATGATGTTCGTGTTTGGAATAACAAAACAGGTGCATCTTTTGAAACCATGGTGAAAAGTGTCATGGAGTATTATGAAGAATTTAATGCCCCACCTCATGTTTATGGTTATCTGAACAGAACAAGTGCTGAGGATGCTCACCATGAAAGAGTAGAAATGGTAAAGAGAATTAACAAGTTTAATGAAACTTTCAGGTCAATCATTAAAGATGCAAACAGAGTGCAAAAGGATGGTGGAATATTTGATATGATTCCATTACAAGGTTTCATTCCTCAGATTCTAAATGAAGAAAAAGATATTGTTCCTGTGGACAAAATCTGAACTGTCCATGACCCCTTGACAGGGGTCTTTTTTTATGTAATGATGTAATCACTGGCAGATTTCGCTTGTTCAAACTCAGACCACATCAACAGAGAGCATGTGATGCCATGGCACAAAATGTCAAGGGCACAGTGTTGATTCCCACTGGTGGTGGTAAGACAATGTGTATGATTAGCAACTGCACTGATACTTTCCAGGACACAACTGATGCCCTGATTGTTGTTGTTGCTCCCAGGATTCTGCTTGCTCAGCAACTTTGCTCTGAGTTTATGGAGCATCTGACTAATGTCAGTGTGCTTCATGTTCACAGTGGTGAGACACACTACTTCAGCACCACCAGTCCTAAACAGATTGCCAAATGGGCAAAGTATGTCAAGGGCAATAAGATTATTTTTACAACATATCACTCACTGCACAGGATTCAGGAGGCAGAAGTATATGTTAATACCATCTACTTTGATGAGGCACATAATAGTGTGCAGAGACAATTCTTCCCTCCCACTGAGCACTACTCCTCAGAAGGTAGTGACAAGTGCTTCTTCTTTACTGCAACCAGGAAGACATCAGTCACTATCAACAAGCCAGGTATGAATGATGCTGAAGTCTATGGAAACGTGATCTGTAGAGTATCAGCACCTGAACTTGTTAAGGGTGGATATATTGTCCCACCCAAAGTTTCTGTCAAAAAGATGGACATGGTGAATGATAAGTTCATTCATCCTAATGTTGATTGTGGCAATGTATTGGAGACCATTGATGACCAGGACATCAAAAAGATTCTGGTTTGTGTCAAGACTTCCAAGCAGTTGATCAACCTGATGAGTCATACTGACTTCTCTCAACAACTCAAAGCAAGAGGTTATTCGTTCCTCTATATTACATCCAAGACTGGTGCAGTTGTTGATGGTAAGAAAGTCAACAGAGAGCAATTCTTTGAGACACTGAATACCTGGGGCAAGGATCCTGCTAAGAAGTTTGTTGTTCTGCACAGGTCAATCCTGTCAGAGGGTATCAATGTATCTGAGTTGGAAGCAGTTATCTTCCTCAGGAACATGAGTGTGATTGAGATGACTCAAACTATTGGTAGAGTTGTTAGAACTGGTAGTCAATCCAAGACCTTT